TCGTGATCCGGACCGGTTCGAACGACAGGTCGGTGTCGACGGGCCGGGGCCGGGTGGCGGTGCTGGTGCGCTTGCGCGGGGGCATGGCGGTCTCCTGGTGCGGGGTGGAGGGTCGGGGAGGGGCCCGGCGCCGGCGCGCCGGGCCCCTGGTCAGGCCGTGGCCTCGATGAAGTGCACGGGCGCGATGGTGCTGCTCACGTAGTGGCCGGAGAACTTGACCTTGTAGAGGGTCTGCTTGTCCTTCGTGTAGGCCATGGCCACGGCGTCGGTGGACAGGGTCTTGCGGAGGATGGCGCGGCGCTTGAAGCTGTTCGCGCCCCAGCCGTCGAACAGGAGGGCCGTGTAGTTGGGCTGCGTCGCGGAGCTCGCGAAGAGGGGCTCCAGCGTCTTGTAGCCGGCGCCGCTGGCCGTGGTGGAGCCGTTGAGGGTGACGGAGAGGTTCTCCAGCGTGGCCTCGGCGAGTCCGGTTTCGATCGTCAGCTCGCGCTTGGTGAGGCGGGAGCCGGCCCGGTCGACGATCTGGTCGCACTCCAGCGCCGTGTAGGTCTGGTTGATGGACAGGGTGACGCCGTCCTGGGTGCCGCCCATGTCGGTCCAGGCGGACGCGGCGGGGGTGGCGTTGATCGCGACGTTGGTGTCGGCCGGCTCGGTCGCGCCGAAGGCGCCCTGGTAGAGGGTGGCCGGGCCGAGGATGAGGTTGGCGGTGGTCACGGACATGCGGCGGTCCTCCGGTGGGGTGCGGTGGTTGCGGCGCGGGCCGGGGCGGAGGGGTCCTCGGCGGGCGGGATCGTGGTGGCGGGGGTCATCGGTAGTCCTCCCGCCGCAGGGGGAAGCGGTGGGCGGCGAACTGCGGGAGGTGCGGGAGGTCGATGGTGTCCTCGGGCGGGATCGACTTCGGGCACTCCACGACCTTGGCGTTGGCGATGAGGAACTCGAGCTCGCCGCGGTGGTTGTGGACGATGGTCCGGCCGCGCCAGGACAGGAGGGTGTGGCTGACCTCGCCGAGGAGGGCGTAGCGTCGGGCGGTCATTGGGCAACCTCCACCCAGTTGAGGGCGAGGCCGAGTTCGATGCGGGCGTAGGAGGCCTCGTCGTCGGGGACTCGGCGCGGCTCGTAGGCGGTGTACGCGGACAGGACGCGGGCCGCCGGGTAGTTGGCCGGCAAGGTGAGCAGGCGCGGGGTGTCATGGCTGTCGTAGGTCGCGGCCTGGATGCGCTCGGCCAGCGCGGTGGCCTTGTTCCACGGGGGCTTGTTGGAGCTCGAGGCGACGGCCCAGCAGGTGACGGAGACGACCGGCGAGCGCAGCGGTACGTAGAGGCCGGCGGCGCCGCCGACGGTGGCGAGCGTGCAGAATCCGGATGCGGCCCAGGTGGCATTGCCGCGGGGCAGGGTCGTGGCGACGATGTCGCCGACCACGCCGCGGAGCCAGGCCTGGGCGACGAGTTCGGTGGTGGCGCGCAGCAGGGTGGGCATCACAGCTCCCTCGTCTGGAGGAGAGCGGGCCGCAGGAAGGGCTGGGCGGGGGTGCCCGGGTGGCGCACGTAGGCGACGGGGTGGGCGGCGCCCTCCCAGAAGAGGGCCTTCGCGGTGCTGGGCCGGATGATGTGGGGTCCGGTGCCGTATTCGACGTAGCGCCAGTAGGTGACGTCGGTGCCGATGCGGGCGGTGAGGCCGACGGTGTCGTGGAAGATGCTGGCCTTGAGGCGGCCGTTGCGGACGGGCGCGAGTGCGCGGGCGTCTTCGGCGATGGCGGCGGCGATCTTGTCGAGGGCGGCGTGGAGGGCGGCGTCGAGGTGCTGGTCCGCGCTCGGGTCGAGCCTGATCGTCATCGCCGCCGTCCTCTCCGGATCTCGTGGCGTGTGCTGGGTGGCCGCCCGGTCTCCCCGGGGCTGTGGCCGGTGCTTCAGTTGATGAGGGTGAGGTCCACGCGGAGCTCGGCTGTGAACCCGATCGCGGCGGGCTGGTTGACCTGGTCGACGCTGTAGATGCGGCCCGTGCTCTCGTCGCGGATTCGGTCGTCCTCGGTGACGTCGGTTCCGGCCGGGAGGCGGGCGATGGTGGTCCGGATGACGCGGGGTGTGCCGGATGCCGGGCCGCGGCTGGTGCGGGTCTGCTCGATCAGCGAGGCGGGGATGTTGGTCTGGGCGTCGGTGCCCGCCTCGGTGTCGCTGTCTTCGGCATCGCCGAACAGGGACACGCCACCTCCACGCAGGACGGTGACGCGGGTGGTGGCGATCACGAGGTGTTCCCCATCTGCTGCCAGTTCTGGATCTCGTCGACGGACTCGCTGAGCGGGTTGACGCCGAACCAGCCGACGCCGCCGTCGACGAACGGCGAGCGGATGTGGACGGTCCGGCTGCGCCGCCAGGAGCAGCGCTGGAGGGCGCGGCCGGCCATGGGGGCGAGGACGATCGCGTCGCCGGTGAAGTTGGCGCTGGTGCCGTCCTGCGTCTGGGCGGTGACGTCCATGCGCTGGGCGAGGCCGGGCTGTCCGGCGGCCCACGCGGCTTGGTAGGCGACGGCCTTGCCGAGCCAGTACAGGTCGCGGACGCGCAGCCGGTCGGTGTCGGTGAAGATGCGGCCGGAGATGACTTCGATGTCGGCCTGGGCCTGGGCGAGTTGCTGGTCGGTGACCTCGACACCGGTGGTGGTGAGGACGTCGGCGGCGCTCGCCCAGGCGTCGACCATCAGTCCTCGCCGCCCTCGGGCGGGTTGAGGGTGCTGCGCGGGGTGGTGGTGGAGGCGGTGTCGTGGTCGATGGAGGAGGCGACGACGGGGACCGTGTAGGTGAGGACGACGGAGCGGCCGTCGGGGAGGTCGGTGGCGCCTTCGAAGACGATGTCGCCGTGCGGGTGCAGGCCGCGCTGGATCGCCTCCTGGGCGGCGGCGGCCTTATTCGCGGTGTGGGCGGTGTCGGAGATGTCGTTGTCGGCGCGGCCGAGGAGGACGAACTCCTTGACGTGGGTGAGGCCTTCGGAACCGTCCGGGGAGCGCTTGTCGACCTCGGCCTCGTGGTGGCCGGCCCGGGCGGGGAACTCGGCGGCGCGGGTGGCGGCCGGGGCCGCCGGGGCCTGAGCCCCGGCGGTCGCGTTGGCCTTGCTCGCGGCCATCAGGAGCCGGAGTTGTTCTCGACGATGCAGGCGCCGGCCGGGTGGCCGTAGGCGAAGCCGCGGCGGGAGCGCATCTTGAGCAGGGACTCGTCGGTGAGGGCGCTCGTGCCGTCCTTGCCGTCGATGAAGATGGACTCGGGGCCGGAGCGGACACCGAGGAGCATCAGCGACGGGTGGACGAAGAGGATCAGCGGGTTGCCGCCCGGGCGGGAGGACGCGGTCGCGGAGGTGCGGGCGCCCAGGGACCACTTGACCTGGTGGCCGAAGATGGTCGGCGGCGTGCCGGCCAGGCCCTCGACGAAGATGGGCTCGCCCTGCAGGTCCTTGACGTTGCGGAGCTTGGCCCGGAAGGACGGGTGCGCGACGGCGATGAGCTCGGACGGGTCGAAGTAGTCGCCGGACTCGACCTTGGACAGGCCGTTGGACAGCACGTCGTAGGTGATGCCGCCGGTGCCGCACTGGGTGATGTTGGAGCCGCCGGTGTAGCCGAGGCCGCTGTCGGTCTGGGAGAGCAGGTAGTACACCGACTTGAAGGGGACTCCGGTGCCCGGGGCGCCGGTGACGCCGAAGGAGGCGTTGTCGAGGATCTTGGCGTAGCTCGTCGACCAGTCGGTCATCTTGACCTTGATGATGTCGGCGAGGGAGTCGTCGATGTCCTCCTCGGCGATGCGGATCGCCTTGCCGAACTTCTTCGCGGTCAGGACCACGTCGTCGTTGGTGTTGGAGTCCTCGCCGTACGCGCCGCCCTTGTCGACGACGTCGACGTCCATGCCGGCGGACCGCGGCGTGGAGCGGGAGTTGCTGGCCATCGGGATGCGGGAGGCGACCGCCTCGACGACCGAGTTCTGCTGGATACGGGTGATGACCTCGGAGCCGAACTCCTCGGGGATCCACGCCTCGAACGTTTCGCGTGCCATGAGTGCCCTCCTGGGCGGGTGATGGGGTCGAGCGGAGAGGTGTTGGCTCGGGCCCCATCACGGGCGCCTCGGGCGTATCAGCGGTGCCCGGTCACCGGGCGGCTGAGGTGAAGGTACGGCGGGTGATCGTCAGCTCTTCAAAACTGCGGCGGCGTGACGCTCCCAGGTGCTCTTGGGCTTGTCCGGGGCGGGCTTCTTCGCGGCGGCGGTCGGCCGGGGCTTGAGCTTGGGCTGCTCGGTGACGGGCGCCTTGAAGAGTTCGGGGTAGTCGGCCTGCATTGCCTCGACCTGCTCGTCAAGGCCGAGGACCTCGCCGGTGTCGGAGTCGACGCTGACGTCGTTCATGTCGACGAGCTTGAGCAGGCGCCGGAGTTTGGCCTCGCCCTTCTCCTTGTCGCCCTCGGTCGAGGCGAGGGCGCCGGCCTGGATGAGCGCGGCCCGGGCGGCAGTGCGCACCAGCGGCTCCTTGAAGCGGCGCTCGCCGGCCTCGGCGGCCTCGCGGATCGCCTTCTCGGTCTCGGTCTCCGCGGCCGCGTTCTTGGCGCGCTCCTCGTTGAGCTGGCGCTGCAGGTCGAGCTTCTCGGTCTTGCGCGCTGCGAGGGTGCGCTTCATGCGCTCGTGGTCCTCGCGGCTGGGCGGCGTCCAGTCGCTGTCGGCCGCCGGCGCGGCTGGCGCAGGCTTGACCGCGGCCGTCTTCCGCGGGCCGGGCTTCGGCGTGACCTTGGCGGCCGGCTCTTCCTCGTCGTCGTCCTCGTCGGTGTCGGCGTCGCTCTCATCGGTCTCGTCGAGGTCGGTGTCCTCGCCGGCGTCGTCGACCTCGATGTCGTTGTCGTCGTCCTGCGCTCCGCCGGCGATGACGCGGATCGGGCGGCCGTCGGCGCGGTAGCCGATGACGGTCTGCGGGGGCAGGCTGATGCTGGGTCGTGCGGGTGCGGCTGCACCGATCACCGGGGCGTCCACGGCGGCCTCCATCACGGGGGTTGCTGTCATGGCGGGGACCGTAACCGCGGGCCTGGGCCGGGTTGTGATCAGCCAGAGGTCTGCGCCCGGTAGGGGAAGCGGTGCTCGCGCAGGGCGCGGCGGGCGGCCTGCGCCACGGCGGAGGGGACGTCGCTGCCGTCGTCCAGGAGGCGGCGGGCGGCGCGCAGCCGGGCGGCCGGGGATTCCGACGGCAGGGACCAGCCGCGGCCGACGGCCTCCCTGGCCTGCCGGGTCAGGAGCGAGGGCAGGCCCTCGCCGCGCACGGGCCAGGCCTCGGACCACAGGGCGATCCGGCATCGGCAGTGCGGGTGCAGGGGCGGGGAGTGCAGCGGGTCCGCTTCCAGGTCGGCCTGCTGGGGGTCGAAGGACTGGCCGCCGGGGAAGTCCCCGGCGACGGTGGTGCTCTGGCCGGCGTAGGCCTGGCAGCGGACGCACGCGTTGAACTCGGCGGCCCAGACGCGGCGCAGGCGCAGCGCGGTGGCGACGTGGTTGATGCCGGTGTTGAGGGCGTCGTTGACGGCCCAGGAGATAGCGGCGCGGGCGCGGGCGACGGCTCCGCGGGCGACGGCCATGCCGGCGGCGACGGCGGAGAACCGGCGGCCGTCGATGACCTCGGTCGTGAGGAGGCGGGTGGCCTTGTCGAGTTGGTCGGCGACCATGGCGGGCAGGGCGTGGGCGGCGTCGGTGGTGCGTGCGAGGGCTCGGCCGGCGGCGCCGGTGGCCTTGCGGACGGCGCGGCCGGATCCGGCGGCGGCCAGTTCGCGGGCTTGCTGGGCGCCGAGGGCCAGGGCCTGCGGTAGGGCTTCGAGCAGGACCCGGCGGGCGCGGCGGCCGAGGCCGGCCAGGGCTGCGGTGACGCGTTCGCGGACGGCGGTGAGAAGCTCGTCCAGGGCGGTGCCGGTCCCGCGGTGGTCGAGGTCGCCGAAGGCCCGGACCCACAGGCCGGCGGCGTCCGCGATGGCGTCGGCCAGGCGCTGGTCGGCGCGGCCGATTGCGTCCGCTGCCGTCTGGTCCTCCAGGGTGCGGGCGTCGTCGGTGTGCCGGCCGAGGGTGAGTTCGGCGAGCCGGGCCGCGGTGGTGCTCACGCTGCGGCGGTCGTCTCAGGCGGCCCGAGGAGGGCGGTCATGATCGGGGTCAGGAGCTCCTGGACCTGACCCTCGTCGATCGCGCCGAGGGTGACCGCGGTGCCCAGGCGCTGTGCGATCTCGGAGAATGTGGCGATGTCGGCGAGGCGGCGGGTGAGTTCGGCCGGGTCGTCGATCTCGGACTCCAGCCAGGCCTTGACCTGGTCCTCGGTGTAGCCGCCCTCCAGGAGGAGCTGCCGGTCGGGCACGCCGCGCTCGGACTTGAGCTTGGCGGTGCTCCAGCCCTCGGCGTCCTCCAGGGCTGCGGCGGCCGCCCAGCGGACGTCGACGGGCGCGTCGATGCCGAGGACGTGGAGGCAGAAGCCGAAGAGGTCGCGCCACGTCGCGCCGTAGGACATCTGCCGGTTGCGGACCTTCTTCACGAACGGCGCCTCGTCCCTGCGCTGGCTCTCGCCGGACGGGGCGTGGCCGAGCAGCGCGGTCTCGAAGCGGCGCAGCGGGGTCTCGGTGAGGACTGCCATGGCCTTGATGTAGAAGGCGGCAGGGTCGAAGAAGACCTTGGGGTCGGCGGGCTGGAACTGTCCGACGGCCTTGTAGCCGCGCAGCAGCCACATCTCGCCGGGCCCCGATTTCAAGTTGCTGTCGTCGCCGGAGTCGACGGGGCCGAGGTCGCGGTCGGGCGGGAAGTCGGCCTCGTCGAAGTCGCCGGGGTCGAGGTCGCCGGTGTCGGTGGTCATGGCCTCGGTGAGGCCGTAGCGCTGAGGGAAGGCCTGGTAGTCGACGGTGTTGAGGTGGGTGACGATCAACTTGTTGACGGCGTCCTGGCAGCCGTAGGCGGCCTCGTGCTCGGGCTGGCCGTACGGCATGTCGGTGCGGAAGTGGAAGACCGGGACCTCGCCCCAGGGGTGCGGGATCTCCCAGGAGTCCTCGTCGGCCGGCAGCGGCTCGGTGCCTTCCTCGTCGAAGGCGGCCGGGTCGGCGAGCCAGTGGTCCCAGTCCGTCTCCTGGTGGCCGGCGACGCCGGGCTTGGTGGTCCAGCGCTGGATCCGGTCGTCGTAGAGGAGCTCCGCGCGGACGACCTCGCCGAGGGCGGTGCGCTCGCACCACCGCTTGATCGCGAAGTCCTTCACGCGCGGGTTCTCCTCGGAGTAGAGGATCCGCACGGTCAAGGGCGAGTTGTAGTGCAGCTCGACGCCGACAACGGCGCCGCGGTCGTCCTCGACCGGCCGGGCGATGACGTAGGCGTCGCCGTACTCCCCCGCGCGCCGGTGGACCTGCGGGGCCTCCAGGTCGAGCTGGTTGGCCTCCCACAGGGTCGCCAGGGCGGTAGCGGCGTCCGGGTCGGTGGAGGTGACGGCGGCGATCTCCAGGCGGTCGGTGATGGCGTTCACCGGGGTCTTGGCGTAGTTGAGGCGGTTGTGCATGCCGTTGCGCTGGAGCGCGCGCCGCACCCGCTGGCTGGAGAAGACCTCGTCGACACGGCCCACGTAGTAGGCGTGGGCCGTGTCGTAGTCGTGGCGGGTCAGGTTGAGCTCGGTGATGCCGGCCCACAGGTCGGTGCTCGCGGTCACTGCTCCTCCAGGTCACCGGGCTGCATGATCGGCGTCACGGTACGGGCGGGCCCGGCTGGGGCTGCGACGCGCGATCAGGTGTAGGAGCGGCTGCTGGCGGAGGCGGGCGGGTCCTTCTTCGGGGGCTTGAGGAAGCGCAGGACCGCGTTGCCGACGGCGTCCACGAGGTCATCGTGCGGCGCCCGGGGAAAGCCGATGAGTTGGTCCTCCAGGGCGGGGATCTTGCGGGCGTGGACGACGCGGGGCGGCAGCAGCTGGTACAGGGTGTGGACGCGTCCGGCCCGGACCTCCTTGGGTTCCTCGTTGTGCACCGTCACGACCTTGACGGGCATGCCGTGCAGGGTCTCCAGCCACTGGTCGCCGCCCTGGTTCGTCTCGATGAGGATCGCGCCGACCCACGGGTACTCGTCGAGGATTGCCAGGACCTTCTCCCGCAGGGCTGCGCCGCGGAGCTTCACTGCGAGCGCGAACTCCACAAGGCAGCGCGCGGGCTGGACCACGCGGCCGCCGTCGCCGCGCACGGGCGGGGCCATGGAGACGACGGCGAGCCCGGTGTAGTCGGAGGTGGTCTTGGTGGTGACGGCCGGGTCGATGGACAGATAGGTCCGGGTGACGGGGAAGGTCTCGAAGGTGATGTCGTCCTCGGTCCAGTACTCCGAGGCGGCGGCGTACGGGTCGTTGAGGAAGTTCTTCCGGTAGGAGCGGGTGTGCCGGATCCGCAGCAGGAAGGAGATCGGCCACTTCGCCGGCCACATGGAGCGCTCGGTGCCGTCGGTGCGCTCGACGATCGGCAGGTGGTGGTGGACGGTGAAGTTCTCCGCACCGATCCACTGGGTGTCCCGGTCGTCCGGGTCGAGCTCGCCCTTGAGGTGCTTCACGAGCTGGTGCGTGATGGAGCCGGGCATGGTGACGGTGCCGGAGAGGACCACGCTGGCGCGGACGTTGAGGGGCAGCACGGCGTCGATCACCGTGGTGAGCCGCTTGCGCATCTGGTAGGCGGAGTACGAGGACTCGTCCGGCTCGATGTCGTCGAGGAGCAGCAGGTCGGGGCGCAGCGCGCCGACCTTCATGCCGAGGGAGGAGCTGTCGATGCCCTTCGCGGCGAAGGTGAACCCGGACCGCGAGGTGTACATCGACTTGGTGTCGGTCTCCCCCGACGTGCGCTGCCGCTTCCCCCACACGCACAGGTCGGGAAAGTCGCGGCGCAGTGCGCCGTTGGTCTTCAGCTCCTTGCGGAAGGTCTCCAGGTGCATCTCCGCCTGCGGCGCGGAGTCGGCGAAAGCCGCGGCGAACTTCTTCCAGCCCTGGGCGGCCGCCCACATCGGGAGCAGGAGCAGCCACCAGGTGGACTTGCCGCAGCCGCGCGGGGCGAGGAAGGCGTGCCGCTGCTCCTGGGGGCGGGTGACGGGGCGGGCCCATTCCAGGGCCAGGCGCACCCATTCCAGGTGGGCGTCGGCGACGGAGAAGTGGCCGTCGTCGTCGCGCAGGTGGTGAGGGAAATACAGCAGCGCGAAGAGCAGCGGGTCATAGCGGGTCAGCTCGATGCGGATCTCGCGCTGCGCGGCGGTGCGGCCGGCGGGGCTGCGCGGGTTGTGCTGGATCGCCTCCCAGGGGATGGAGTCGATCCAGGCGTCGAGGTCGAAGGTCTCGGCGGTCGCGGCGAGGTCGTAGGGGTCGGCCGTGGTGTCGGTCGCAGGCAGGGTGGCCGTGGTCATGGTCAGCCTCCGGCGTCGCCCGGCTCGTACTGCTCGCGGCCGTCGAAGCTGTGGTGGGTGATCACCCAGCCGGTGCCGCTCGCGGTGGCCTCCGGCCGGGGCGTGGGCGCGCAGACGCAGTCCTCGGTGAACTCGTGGACGGCCTCGTCGTCGAGGGGGGCGACGTGGACCCGGCCGGGCGCGGACTCATAGACGACCCAGTGTCCGGCCGGCGGCTCGTCGGCCTCGTCGCCCATGTCGAGGTCGAACTCCTCCACGGCGACGGTCGCGCGCAACAGCGTCATACCGACCGGGGGCGGCACGTCGCTGGGGACGTCCGAGAAGGCGGGGCGGGTGACGGGCTGCCAGTCCTGCAGGGCCATCCGGTCCAGGATGTGCTGGCCGAGGGCGGCACGGTATCCGGGGTCGGCGGCGAGCCAGGACGGGACGAGGGAGTCGAGGTAGTGGCGGGTGGCGCTCACTCGGCAGTCCCCGGGCGCATCCGGTCGGCGCGCAGGGCGTTACGGGACCGGACCTCGTTGAGGAGTTCCTGCAGGGCGACGTCCTGCTGGGTGACCTCCAGGATCGTCGCGTCGACCTGCACTGGGGCGTCGATGCCGAGCAGCTTGCGCCGGTCGGCGATGCACTTCAGCACGACGTCGGCGGCCTTGGTGTTGCCGTCCAGGGCCTCGTCCCAGTACGCGGACTGGAGGGTGTCCAGGCGCTGGCGCTCGGTCTCGCGCCAGGTGTCGGCGGCCTCCTGCTCCAGCGTGCTGGCTGCCCGGCAGGCCCGGGTGAAGTCCTTGCGGGCGTTGGCGATCCCGTCGGAGTCCTCGGTGGCGTAGCCGAGCTGCAGGGCGATCTCGTCGTACGAGACGCCTTTGAGGCGCATCTGGATCAGGCTGGCGCGGCGGGTGGCGACGTCGGCGCCGACGGCTTTGGAGACAGGCATGGCGGGGTCCTCCTCGGGTCGATCGGGATGATCGCCCGGGGAGGACCGCGGCCTGCGAACAGCTACTCGGGCTGCTCGCCGAGCAGGCCGGCCACCCGAGCGGCGTTGCGGGCCCGCGCCTCGTTGAGGAGTTCCTGCAGCTCAACGTCCTGCTGGGTGACCTCGGTGAAGGTGGCGTCGACCTGGACGGCGGCGTTGAGGCCGAGGATGCGGCAGCGCCTGTCGATGAGCCGGGCGACGGTCTCGATCGCCTTGAGGTTGCCGCGGATGGCCTCCGCCCACGCCGCGGCCTGGAGCCGGTCCAGGCGCTGGAGCTCGATGTCGCGGAGCTCGTTCGCGGTCTCCTGCTCCAGGTCGAGGGTCTCGCGCATGGCCCGGGTGAAGTCCTTGCGGGCGGCGGCTGCGCTGGCGTAGTCGAGGCGGTCGGCGATGGTGGTGTAGTCGACGGCGGCCAGGCGCATCTGGAGGAGCTTGCTGCGCCGGTCGGCGATGGCTGCCTGCTGGGCCCGGGAGATCGGCACGGGCGCTACCTCGCGGCCGTGAAGTCGTGGGCCTCACCAGTGCTGGCGAGGACGGGCACGGTGCCGGTGTGCTGCTGGTATCTGCGGCAGATGACGTCGACGTACCGTGCGTCGAGCTCCACCACCCGCGCGGTGCGGCCGATGGTGTGGGCGGCGATGAGCGTGGAGCCCGAGCCGCCGAACGGTTCGTAGACCAGGCCGCCGGGGCGGCAGGAGTTCCGCAGGCCGGCGGCGACCAGCTCGACCGGCTTCGACGTCGGATGGGTGTCGTTGCGGGCGGGCTTGTCGACCTCGAAGACGGTGGTCTGGGCGTTGTCGCCGTGCCAGCGGTTGCCACCGCGGCCGAGCCGGCCGGACCCGGCGGGGGCGTCCGTGAACCCGTACAGGATCGGCTCGTGCCGGTAGTGGTAGTCGGAGCGGCCGAGGACCATCGTGTTCTTGACCCAGATTAGGTTCTGCCGGAACAGCCATCCGGCGGCGCGGAACGCGGCTTCGAAGGTCGCGCGGGCGGTGTCGGCGTGCGCGACGTACACCGGGGCGCCCGGGCGCAGCGCCGCGGTGGCGACGGCGAACGCGCCGGCGAGGAGGTCCTCCAGGCCGTCGGCTCCGTCGTTCTGGATGGTGAGGGCCTGCTTCGTCTTGCCGACGTAGTCGACGCCGTAGGGCGGGTCCGTCCACATGCAGTCCGCGCGGTCGCCGTCGAGCATGTTCTCAACCGCGGTGATGTCGGTGGAGTCGCCGCACAGGAGCCGGTGCGGGCCGAGGTGCCACAGGTCGCCCGGCCGGGTGCGGGGGTCGGCGGGGATGTCGGGGATGTCGTCGGGGTCGGTGAGCGCGGTGGGCGGCTCGTCGAGGTGGAGGAGGGCGTCGATGTCGGCCTGGGTGTAGCCGGTGCCGTCGTAGTCGCCGTCGAGGTAGGAGAGGAGCTCGGCCAGGGCGTCGTTGTCGTAGCCGCCGAGTTCGGCGGTGCGGTTGTCGGCGAGGTTGATGCGGCGGGCCGTGGAGTCGTCGCAGGTGATGATCTCGCAGCGGGCGCTGGTGTGGCCTTCGGCGGCGAGCGCCTGGAGGGTGTGGTTGCCGGCGAGGACGATGAGCGGGCCGTCAGGGATCTCGCGGGCGACGAGGGAGCGGTACTGGCCGTTGCGGCGCAGTGAGGCGCGGATCGCTTCGACGTCCCCGCGCTTGGCGTTCCCGGGGAACGGCGAGAGTTCGTCGAGCGGGACGTCGCGGGTGTGGAGGTAGGTGGCGGTGTCGGACATGGGTGGGCTCCCCTCGGCGGATGAGGGGCGTCATGCTGCGCCGAGAGGGGAGTTCGATTGCGAACGGACTTACCACGTGGTGGTAAGCCAGGCGCCCGCGTCAGGTGTCAGAACCGCCTGCGGCCGGCGCCGCGCCGCGGGGGAAGGATGCGGTAGTCAGTGGTCTTGCCCACCTGCCGCTTGCGGGATCGCGCCCATCGGTGGGCGAAGCGCTGCCTGGTGGCGAACATCCATCGCCACTGCGCCTGCGAGCGAACCTTTCCCTGCTTGCCTGCCACGGTTCCTCCTCAGCTGATCTCGAACGGGGGCGTGTCGAGCACGGGGTGCTCGGGCGGGGCGTCGATGGCGACCCAGGCCCGGTAGCGGCCGGGGCCCGGCGCCACGGCTCCGCCGTCGGGGCCGACGAGGAGCTTGGCGACGGTCTGCCCGGCACTGTCGGTTCCCCAGGTGGCGGTGTGCCAGTCGGCGTCGTCGGGCTCGTGGCCGACCGGGACGACGGCCATCTGCACCGGGTAGGCGGTCGGGTCTCCGCTGGTGCAGGCGATAGGGACCTGCTGGAACTCGGTGCTGAGGGAGTGCATGTCTCCTCCGGGGGTGGCGGGCGTGGACCAGGCGGTGTGGGCGGTGCGGGCCGTCCAGGCGGTGCCGGCCTGCTGGGCGGTCCAGGGGGACTCGGGGCGGCCGGCGATGCGCAGGCCGTGGGCCTGGCCGCCGCCGGGGGTTGCGATGGGCTGTGCCGTGTCGGTCTCGGTCGCGGGCAGCAGCGGCCGGGCCTTCGCGGGGTGCAGCGGCTGGGCGGTGTGGGTCTCGGTGGCCGAGGCGAGCGGGAGGACGCGACCCTGCCCGGTCGGCTGGGCGCTGTCCACCGCGGTGGCGGGCGGGAGGGTTCGGGCCTTGCCGGCCGCGGGCGGCAGCGCGCTGTCCTGCTCGGTGGCGGCACCGAGCGGGCGTGCCTTCCCGGGGCGGAGCACGGTGGCGAGGTCTGCGGCCGTGGCCGGGGCGATCGGGGCGGTCTTGCGTGCGGCGATGGGCTGGGCGGCGCTGGACTCTGTGGCTGGCTGGAGCGGCTGGGTGACGTGGCCGGGTGTGGCGAGGGTGCCGGCGGTGTCGGTCTCGGTCCCGGTGCCGAGGGCGCGGGTCTTGGCGGCGGCCGCGGGGCGGGCGGTGTCAGTGGCGGTCGCGGGCGCCGCGGCACGCGTCTTCGCCGCGGCGGGGGCGAGTGCGGCGGCGTTCTCTGTGGCGGGTGCGGCCGTGCGGCGCTTCACTGCACCGACCGGTCGGGCGGTCTCCACGGAACTGCTGGTCGCGGCGGGAGCGACGTGCGCCGCAGTGATGGGGCGGGCCGTGTCGCCGGATGCGGCGGTGCCGACCGTACGGGCCTTCGCCGCGCCGACCGGGCGGGCGCTGTCGGTCTGGCCGGCCGGGCCGAGCGGGGCGCTCTTCGCCGCGCCGAGGGGCTGTGCCGCGTCGCTGCCTGCGGCGCGCAGCACCCCGAGGGACCGGGCAAGGCGCTGCGCCACTTCGAGTGCGGCGGCCAGGGAGAGCGCTCGTCCCTTGGCGCGGCCGGCCGGCTGCGCGGTGCCACTCTCCCCCGCCGTCCCGAGGGCCGCGCGCTTGGTCCGGGCGATGGGCTGCGCGGTGTCGGTAGCTGCGGCGAGGACGAGGGCAGACGTCTTGGCCCGGCCGAGGGTCTGCGCCGCGTCGGTCTCCCCGGCCCCGGTGACCGCTTGGGTCCGGCCGTTGGAGATGTTGAAGTTGTCGAGCTCGGCGAAGTCGTTGGTGCCGCTGGAGCGCTGGCACTCCGCATAGAAGATCAACGTCCCGAGGCGCATCCACTGGGCGTTGACCGTGACGGTGCGCTGCGTGGTCCAGGAGCTGTTGTCGGGCGACGTCTCCATGAGGATGGAGCCGCCCGACTCGCGGAAGCGCCACCACTGGTGGCTGGTCGAGTTATAGGCGATGGTGGTGGGGCTGGCGTCGGCACCACCGATGTTGCTTCGGAAAACGAGGTTGCCGGTGCCCGGCTGGTAGTTGATCTCCAGGTTGGTAGTGGAGACGGTCGGGCCCGCGGAGAGGTACGCGCTGAACGCCGCCCCGGAGCCGCCGCCGACCCCCGGAAGGGTCGGCACCTGGAAGGCAACCTGCGCCCCCTGGATCTCGTAGGGCGTGGCCGTGTAGAGGGTGGCCAAGGTCGTGGTGCAGGGCATGCGCGCGCGGCCGCCGGTCGCGGTGACGCTGCCTGTGCTGGTCCACTTCGCGTCGATCGACGAGGTGAAGGTGTCAGTCAGGCCGGTGAAGGCTGCCGTGAACAGCCCGTCCGCACCGCTGAATTCAATCCATCCGGGCTCCGTCGTCACCGCGGTGTCGGTGGCGGCCAAGTCCGTGCTGCCGACGTTCCCGTAGTTGATGGTGGCGGAGTAGGAGGCGGCCGTCGTCGTGGACGTCTCGTACCCGATCTCGACCACGAGCCGGTCGCCGACCTGCACGGACACGGGACTGACCGACACCGCGCCTTCGGTCGCTCCGGTCGCGGTCGTCGAGAACTCGCTGCTGCCGGTGTAGTTGGAGAGGAGGGTGCCGCGGGGCGTGTCGGAGTCGCCGGACGTCACGTAGACGTGCAGGTGCCAGACCGCGTCCAGCAGCGTGTTGCTCTCCTTGGCGCCGATGCACCAGGTGACGGTCCCGCTGATCGTGCCCGCCTTGATGGCGCCCGCGGAGATGCTCCGGTGCAGGAGCACTTTGCGCGTGCCGGACCCGGCCGCGAGCGCGATGGACGACGTGCCGGCGCTGCCCTGCGGCTTGCGCCCGAGCAGTTGCACATCCTCGCCGGACGCGGTCGTCCAGGAGCCGCGGCGGGTGGTGGGCGTGTAGGGCGCGGCCGCGTTGGTCAGCCAGTGCCTGGTGGCCACCGGCCACCCCCTCCCTCAGCACGGTGGGTCAGGCGGCGGACGTGGCGCGGAAGAAGTCGGCGATGGTGGCGGTGACGTCGGACCCGTCCGGCGTGATCGCGAAGTCGTGCTTGGTCAGCGGGATGAGGTCGCTGTCGGTGCCGGTGGTGGTGTCCGGGTCGTAGCAGATGACGATCGCGGAGATGGCGTTGCCGGAGGCCGCGGTCCAGGTGATGTCCGCGCAGTCGACGGCCACGCGGTCGTTGGTGTCGTCGAAGGTGACCGTGACGCCGGACAGCGTCTTCCGGCCCATGGTGGTCTGCTCGTTGCTCGCGCCGGCGAGGAGCGTGCTCAGGTCGTGGTAGTCGCGCATGGCCGAGTCCGCGACGATGCCGCTGGTCTCGATCGGCACGGCGATCAAGGCGTCGTTGGTGAGCGGCAGCCCCGCGTAGTAGGCGACCTTGCCGAGAGCGATGTTGAAGACGATGTTGGCCACGAAGGTCCTCCGGTGGGCACGGCGGTGCTGTGCCGGGCGGAGGGGTCCCGGGCCCCGGTCGGGGCGCGCCTATCGGAGCACAGGCGTGCTGTCAGAGTGTGAACGCGAAACGGCCCCACCCGGATAGGTGGGGCGGCCGGAAGTCTGCCGCGTCCAGGTCCGTCGGCTTTCGCGATCGCGCCACCGAACGGGGTCCTGCCGGTCGGGCAACGCCTGGTGATCAGGTCCGGACACGCGTCAGTACTCTTCCGGGTGGTCGAAGGGGTGCAGCTCGGCGCGGAGCGACTCGTTGAGGCTGGGCTCGGGCATGGTGACGACGATCTCCGGTGCAAGACGCTTCACGACGCACTCACCGAGGCTGCGCAGGAGATCGGCCTTCTGGAAGTTCTGGTAGTCCTCGCCGCACGCGTTCCAGTGCTGGAGCGGGATGGCTTCGCGGACCTGATACCTGAGGCCGTCGACGACGACTTCGGCGCTGAGGACCACGCTGCCGAAGGCGGGGATGGAGGTTTGGCTCATGAGTCTCTCCTGCTGGAACGGCTCCGCCCGGCCGCCGGGGTGAGCCGGGGCCGGGCGGGTCGGGTCGGGGGGCGGGGTCAGTTCTGGTGCTCCCAGGGCCATCTGGCGGAGCGGCCAGCCTCCAGGAGGGGGATCAGGCTGAAGGCCTGGTCGGTGAGGCCGCCGAAGGTGTGGCGGTTCGCGGCGCCGGAGGGACCGTGGCCGGCCTGGTACCCGGCGAGGTTCCAGGTGTAGAGCTGGACGTTCGCCGGGATCTCCTTCGTCGGGTCGCCGCCCCAGTAGCTGCCGGTGGCCTGCTCGTCGGTGACGATGACGACGCGGTCATGGCCGCGGTAGTGCTGGCGTACGGCCGCGGCGGTTGCGGTGCCACCGAGGCTCCCGAACCGGTCGACGAGGCGGAGCACGGAGTCGCCGCGCTGGAAGGGCACGGCGGCCGAGCCGGTGCCGAACTGGACGAGGTCGGCGCTGGCGGCGCGCAGCGCCAGGGCGACGCCGAACACCGCGGCGGAGTCCGCTCGGTTGAGCTTCGTCTGCTGGCTGATGCCGTCGAACATGGAGCCGGAGCGGTCGATGAGGACGAGGGTGCGGCCGGGCAGGGACGGGACGTTGGTCAGGGAGTGGCCGAGGGCGGTCTCCAGGGCGTGGCCCCAGCGCAGGGACGGGGCGTGCTTGTAGGCGGCGAGGTACCGGAAGGGGAACTGGCGCGAGCGCCGGACCTCGGCGGGGTCGGCGATGCGGGCGCAGACCTCGGCGGCGACCTTGTCGGAGACGCCGGCCTGGTCGAAGTTCCGCAGGTTCCGCACCAGTGCCATCGTGCCCATGGCGGGGATGATGGCCTCCCATGCGGCGGCGTCCATGGGGCCCTGGAGCCAGCCGGCGAGGCGCTCCCAGGTGAAGCCGGCGCCGGCGAGGCCGCCCTCGGAGGAGACGAGGGTGGGGTCGAGGACGTAGGCACGACGGTCGGCGACCGGCAGCGCAGCGAGGGTGCGCTGCGCCTGGAGAACCGGCAGGGAGTCCGGGATGAGATCGACGCGGTTGTGCCGGGCGTCGATCGCGTGCCGGAACAGGTCGCCCTGCCACGCCTTGTCCGGGTGCGGCGCGGGGTGGGTGAGCTCCAGGACATCGGCGAAGCGGTAGCTCTTGGAGTCGCCGTCGTACTTCAGCAGCGCGCGCTCCGAGTAGAGGCGGCGGGCCGCGTCGGCGACGCCGCGCTTCACGGGCTGCGGGAGATTGCGGCCGTACCGGGAGGTCCAGTAGGCGAGGAACTCGCCGGGCTCGTCCGGGCGCTGCAGGACGGAGTTGATGACCTGCCGGGAGTAGCCCGGGGCCTGGTGGAGGATCCGCTCGGCGGTGAACTCGGCGGCGCCGACCAGGGCCGCGGTGCGCATGTTGGCGTCGGTGCGCAGCCAGGAGAGGAAGGCGGAGGTCCAGGCGGGGTCGGTGGTGGCGAGCGTGCGGACGAGGCGCTGGAAGCGGTCGTCGCGGTCGCCGGCCTTCTCGTAGAAGGCGTCGTGGCCGACGGTGTTGGAGATGCCGAGGAGGAAGAGCTCGGACTTGGTGTCGCGGGCGTAGCCGGTGGCGCCTTCGGCGGTGCGCAGCGTCGGCCCGGTGGTGGTCACGGGCGAGGTCACGGCCGGGCGGGTGGTGGGGGTGTTGAAGCGGGACACAGGGGACCCCTCGTTGGGGAGAGGGGAGGCAAGCTGGGGCGCCCGAGGTCGAGGTCGGTGACGGGCTTGCAAGACCGCTGCTCTGTCCGATTGAGCTACCTCGCCAGCGTGGCTGGCGTGGGCGGGATTCGAACCCGCAACCCGCGGTTCCGGAAGAAGTATCCGTCGCCTGCGCACCGGGCGCCCCCGGTGCTTGTCCTCCCGAGATCAAGAGTGGGCGGTCCGGCGTAGTTTCACCAAAGAAGTAGCCGGGGTGCCCAGCGCACCGGGAGGTGCAGCTGTGAAGTTGTGTCCAGAGTTCGAGGTCGGCTGAGGCAACGTAAGCGCTCTGGGCCGCTGAGCTACCGCCGGACGGACCGGCGGCCAGGATTCGAACCTGGGTCTCTCCTTTAGCAGAGGAAGTAACCCCGGCCTGCGCACCTGGACGACGCTGACGCTACACCCACCACGGCGTCAACTTCGAGCGCATTTCCGCTGCTTACTACACTTGTCTCATCCGTCGGGAGTCCGCCTCCAGGATGGCTCGCCTCCGCATCGGTCAGTCCCCGGTGGCACCGTCGAGTCGGGCACCGTCGACGCCGAGCACCTCATAGCCGGCGGCCTCGGCCGCGTCCCACGCCGCGGCGGCCTGCTGCTGCGGGTTGGTCGGGCCGGCCTCACCACGGGGCCGGCGCCGGTACGTCGCGTGGGTGCTCGCCGGCTCGCGCTCGTCGCCGGCGGCCAGCTGCTCGGCGCCGTCCCGGCGGCCCCGCGGCGCCGCGGTGTCCTTGTCATCCATGCGGCGATTCTCCTGGTCGACACTGACAGCCGGGTCGGCGCGGGTGTAGGCCCGGCGGGCTGCGATGGCCTCGGCGGCGGTCCGGCCGGACCAGGTGTTGGCCCGACCGTCCAGGCCCTCGGGCTTGGGCCAGCGGCCCTTGGAGAGTGCGGCGCGAATGTTGGCGGCGGTGAAGCCGGTCTCGCGCTCGATCTCGGCAGCGGTGTACTGGCGGTCGGGCTGGAGGCCGGGCGCGGGGCGGGTGGTCTGGGCGTGGCGCCAGGCATCGACGGCGGCCGGGTCGTAGGTCTTCCAGCGTCCACGCTTGGCGACGGCGGGCGGCCAGTCGGGATGGCGGGTCCAGGTGTTGCGGACGGTCGTGATGTCGACCCCGTAGCGGGTGGCGATCTCGGCGACGGTCTCTGGCTCTGCGGGAACTACCATGGTGGTCCGCCCTTCAGGGTGGGTTGTGACCGGCGGGGCTTCGCGACACCCCTGGGTGAGAGCTTCGGCTCGGCCCCGCCGGTCTTTCTGCTGTCTGGGGTGGGACCGGGCCCCCGGCTGGCTGCCGGGGGCCCGGGTGGTTACTCCTGCTGGTCGATCCACTGCATGAGCCGGATCACGGCGTCCTGCGCGGTGTCGAGGTTGAGGCGGGCCGCCATGTAGCGGTAGTCGCCGGGGGTGTCGGCCCCGAGCGCGGTGAGGTCCACCCCGGCGATCCAGGCGAGGGCCGCCATGCAGAGGAGGGCCTGCTGGTGGGTGGGCATCGGGATCTCGTCGGCGAGTTCCGCGACCCGGCAGGCCGCCTCGATGGCGTCGGTGAGGCTGTCGGTGTCGATCGGCAGGGCGATCGGGATCGGCAGGTAGCTGCAGACCCGGCCGAGCGCGCGCCAGATCACGGTGGCCGCCGCCATGTTGATCTCGGCGTTGTAGTCGTCCTCGTCGGACATGGTGTCCGCCCTTCTGTCGGAGGTGGGTTGCGGGCTTGGGGTTCGCGGCCCCTCGCCCGTGTATCCAGTATGGCATTGAGTTAGTAGATTTGCAACACTCAATCCCAAGGAGAAGCCCGGACCACCACGGGCCCGGGCCTCGTCCGACAGGTCAGGCCAGGCGCCACCCGGCCAGCCGGTCACCGGCGCCGACGGTCGCCAGCAGCCGGCGCCCGGGCAGCTCAGCGGGAGCCAGGCCGACGGCGTTGGCGATCTCCTGCGCCGGGTAGCGCTCCGGGCTGGCCGGGTTCTCGACGTCGGCGACGATCTCCGCCTGGTCGCCGATGAGCAGCAGCACGCGGACACGCACGGGTCCGGTCTCCATGGTGGTTCCTCCGTCTCGCAGGGTGGGCCGCGGCGCGGCCTGGGTGTCGAGCCAGCGCTGCGCCTGGTGCGACTGGCTCGCGGGCGCGGTGGTCGTGCGCAGCTCGGACAGGCGGGCGTGGCGCAGGGTCGTGGCGGTCGTGCTCATGAGGGGATCCTCTCGCGTTCGTGGGTGGTCTGGGCGTGGTGGACGGCGAAGCGGTTCGGGTTGCCGTCCGGGTCGGGGATGATCCAGGCGAGGGCGTTGCTGTTGCCGTTGCCGGTCTGACCTGGGGCAACACCGGCGTCGGAAGGAGCGGGGGAGGGGTTGGGGAGGGGAGGGAGGTCCTGGGCGCGGAGGCCGCGGCGGACGCGCGCGCCGACCCTGACCTTGCGGATGTCGATCCCCTCGGCCTTGCACCAAGCGGTGAGGTCCTCGACGGTGATGCCGAGCGCGGGGGCGAGGACGTCGAGGTGCTTGCCGAAGAGGCCGGCGAGGTGGGCGTGCAGTGCAGGGAGCCAGTCGACCGGGTCCTCTCCGCACTCGCAGGCTGTGCTCGGCTTCGCGTACCAGCAGGCGAGGAGCCAGCCGGCTGCGAACGGCCACCACAGTGCGGGAGCAGCGAGGAGCACTCCCCCGCCGGCCGCGACGGCCAGGAGGGTGCCGATGATCCGGCCCGCGGCGGAGGCCACGCCGTCGGCGGACCACCAGGCAGTGATCCGGCGCAGGAGCACTCCCCCGCCGGCGAGCAGCCGGTCGGTCATCAGTGGCCCGCTGTGGTGAACGGGCTGCCGATGAAGTTGGCGGCGGAGGCGAGGGGAACGGCGGCGGGCCCGGCGATCACGCTGGTGAGGGCGAGGCAGATCCCCGCGATCATGCCGCCCGCCGTCTTCAGCCACGGAATCCGCTTCCGGGCGATGGTCAGGAGGCAGACCATCACGACGGTGAGCAGGGCGACGATGACGGAGCCGCCGGAGGTGAGCGCGACGGTAGTGCGAGCGGTGACGTCGCGGGTGGTGCCGCCGACGCCGAAGACCAGGCCCAGGTCTCCGAGGCCGCCACTCCCCCACAGCGCGGTGCCCGCGGCGTACCAGAGGAGGCTGCCGGTGGTGAGGGTGGCGAGCATGCCGTAGGCCATGGCAAGCAGCCACGGGACGAGGGCGCCGACCTTGTGGCCCTCGCGGTACCACCAGACGAAGGCGTAGACGATGAGGAGGCCGAGGCCGAAGACGACGGCGCCGAGGGTCACGGGGGGCATTGCTGGTGTCTCCTGGGAGGGTCGAGCCGGGGGCGGGGACTTGGCTGTCTACGAGTGGCGGCCGGAGTGGCGCCGCATGCGGTGCAGCGCGGCGGCCGCGCACAGGGCGGACAGGGGGAAGAGGATCTTGCAGGCGAGGTCGATGGCGGTCACAGGTAGTTCCCGGTGCCGGGCAGGGGGTCCTCGATCGGGGCCGGCGGGGGTTCCGGCGACTGCTGCTGGGCGGCCCTCCGGTCGCGTGAGCGCACGGTCCGGACATACGAGGCGTTGACGACGAGATCCCGTGAGGCGAGGAACGGGCCGTGCTGCGCCGTGACCGCCTCGGCGATGTCGCGGGCTGTGGTGCCGGGGCCGAGCTGCGCCTCGGCCTGGCGGACGAGGTCGGCCAGGGCGGGCTCCTGGCCAGGCGCGGCGGGGTGCGGCGCGGGTGGGGCGGGCGGCGCAGCGGGCACCGGGGGGATCGGCACGGGGCCCAGCTGCTTCGGGGCCGGGGCTGCCGGCACGGCGGCCGGCCGGGCCGGGGCCGGGGTGGCGCGCCGCACGGTGATGCGCTCCGTGGCGCAGATCATCGCGATCTCCTGCGGCGTGATGTCGTGCCCGTAGCGTCGCGCCATGTCGGCCAGTCCCTGGTCGTCGAGGGCGGGGTGGGTGCGGCTGAGGATGTCGACGACCTCGATCGCGGTGAGGCGGGAGAACTTGTCGACGAGCAGCTCGTGCGCGGTGCGGCGCCGCACAAGCGGAGCTACGGGTTCGGGCGCCTCGGGCTCGAGCGCGGCGGGACCGGTGACGCGCTCCACGGCGCGGCGCTTCACAGCAGCTCCTGCTTCGCCGCTGGCGAGGATCCAGGTGAGGAAGCCGTACGAGGGCAGTCGCATCGGGGCTTCGCCGCGTTCGACACGGGCGGCATCCCGGGCGCTCGACCAGGAGAAGTAGGTGATGGCCAGCATGCCGAAGGTCGGGGAGGCGAAGAAGAGAGAGGCCGGCGTCCCGCCGTGGATCAGCTGGGCGTGGAAGTGGTTGAGGTAGATCGAGATGCTGGCCATGATGATGCCGGCGCCGAGGGGGACCGCGCCGGAGCGGCCGGCCCGGACGGACTCGCTCGCGTGGTGAAGGCAGACGACGGCGATGCCGTCGAAGACGAGCCCGGAGGTCACCGCCTGCCACGTCGGGAGGCCGAAGTACCGGGCGACGACGTACAGGGACCAGGCGGTGACGCCTGCGGCGGCGAGTCCGATGACGGTCTTCGCCAGCCACCAGGCGATCTTGCGGCGGATGTTGTGCACGTGACGCTCCTTCCGAGGTGAGGGCGTGCGGGGGTTCCGCGGTCAGCGGATGTGGAGGTAGCCCAGTTCGTGGAGCACGAAGAGCACGGCGATGAGCAGCTGGGCGAAGATCGAGATCAGTGCGAAGGTGCGCATGGGTCTCCTGGCGGGCATGCCGGGGTGGGCCCGGGGCGGTCGGCGGGCGGGCCGCCCCGGGCTGGGGATACGAGGGTCAGGCCGCCTGCGGGCGGCCCCAGATGGCGTAGAGGCGCAGCGAGAGCGCGGTGACCGCGTCGTCGCCGGCATCCAGGACCTGGTTGGCGGCGGCCTCGCGCTGCACGGGCGTCGCGTCCGGGTCGAGGTCGCCGACGCTCACCAGGAGGGTGGCGATGCCGTCGCCGTGTTCCCGCATGGTGCTCACTCGTCGTCTCCGTCCGTGGGGTTGGAGGTGATGGTGTCCGCACCGATGTCCGGGGCTCCGAACGGACGGGTCGGCCGGGACGGCTGGGGCTCTGCCGGGGCAGCCGGCTGCAGGGGCTCGCTCTGGCCGAAGGCCTGCCAGCACTGCGGGCGGGCGCCGAGGTCGGGGTCGGTCCAGTTGCTCACTGGGCGCCGCCGACGGGGGTGGGCTGGGGGCGCGCGCCGGGGCGGCGGTAGCGGGAGTCTCCGGGGTACGTCACGCCCGGCTCGCGCTGCGGGAGCGGCTGCTCCGAGCTGCTGCCGTGGGCGGCGTGCTGCTGGATAACATCAGGCATGGTCTGTCCTCTCGTGCTTGGCGTGCGGAGGGTGGGCTGGCCCCGGTCGGTGTGTGAGAGCCCGACCGGGGCCGTTCTGTTGTGGAGCACACAGGGAGTGCGCCGCGTCCGCCGTACAGCGGGCGCTATATGGACACCGTACAGCGTCCGCTGTACGGTGTCCATTGGCGAGCACACTCCCCCTTCGAAGGGAGCAGCGGTGGCCGCCGAGAAGCACGAGGACGAGGAGGTGAAGCGCGTGGTCGACACAGTCGACTCGCTCCATACGGTGGAAGACCCAACCGAGCGGGCGCGCAGGGCCGGGGCCCTACTCGCCGAGTGGCCGGTCCAGGCCGCGAGGCTGCGCGAGATCAGGCAGGCCGCAGTCCAGGACTTGCGGACGGACCAGGTGAGTTACCGCAACATCGCCAAGGCTCTGGGCCTCTCGGTCGCCAGAGTGCAGCAGATCGAAGCCGGCGCCCGGGGCAAGACCAAGACCTCCCCGGACAGCGGGGAGTAGCCGCCAACAACGCAGCAAGGGCCCGGTGCGCTAACACCGAGCCCTCGAACACCGACCGCACCCACCAGGCCTGAGAAACCGCGGGTGCAGATCTGGAGCACCGCCATGATGGCAGGTTCTGTCGCCATGCCCAAGACCACCCCCGCGGCGCTGATCGCCGCCCTCCCCCCGGACGCGCCGGTTCCGCTGCGCACCGCCTGGGTCGACGGCGCCCTGTTCGCCGCGTACAGCCCGGCCCAGCTCGACCGTCCCTCCGCCTGGGCCCTGCTCGGCGAGGCCGTCAACAGCATGCTGCGCGACATCACCCCGGCGGTGACCGCGTGACCGGCCTCATCGCCCGCCTGGGCGGCGCCTCCGGCCCGCACCACGCCGCGCTCACCGTCGCCAAGGCCGAGTCGGCCGGCTTCGAGGACGTCTCGATGACGTACCGGCCCGCGAGCGAGACCTTCGAGGTCCGCGGCACCCTGCCGGACGACGAGCTCAGCATCCCGACCGGCCGCTGAGGCCGCCCTGCCGCCCGGGCCCGGGGCCCGGGCGGCGCCCACCCTGCTTCTCCCGTTTCCGCCGCGACCGCGGCGACGCACGTTGGAGTCCCACGCTGAACGCCACCATGCCCGGATCGGCCATGCCCGATCCGGCCGAGCTCGACCAGCAGATCGAGATCCAGATCGGGCGCCGCGCGCCCTTCACGCAGATCGGTGACTGGGTCCTGGTCTCCGCTGTCTCCGACCGGGCGGTCGCCCTGTACTGCCGCCTGTCCATGCACATCAACGTGACCCGCGGGGACACCGAGGTCTGGCCTGCCCTTGAGGTCCTGGCCGAGTGGGCCGGATTCTCGAAGTCGGAGTCGATCACGCCGTACCTCGACGAGCTGGTGGTCATCGGCGCGGTGTCGGTCGAGCAGTCCCGGTACGCCAACGGCCTGCGGGCCCGGAACCGGTATGTCGTGCACCAGACGCCGGAGGCCGGCTACGTCGGGCCGCTCTCGGCCGCCGACTACTACGCGCTGCGCCGGGCCCGCCCGGACGACCTGGCCGCGTGGCGGGAGCAGCGGCGGGCGTGGATCGCCGATCAGGCCCGGGACATGGCGGCCCGGCGGAAGGAGGGGGCGAGGAAGAGGCGGCGCAGTGCGGCCGCGTCCGCACCCCCGCCGGGCGGGGTACGTACCCCGCTCCAGCGGGGTACGGCGCGAGCTGGGGCGACGCGGGACGAGGGCCTGTTTCCGGTACCCCGCTCCAGCGGGGTACGTACCCCGGTGCAGCGGGGTCCGGTACCCCGCCCCAGCGGGGTGGAACAAGACGTAGTTCAACCAGACGAAGTTCTTCTCTCTCCGTCGCCCGAGCCCGAGCCGGTCCCGGCCGCGCCGGAGAGAGAGACCACGGCTCCGCTGGACACCCACGACCAGGCGCAGCAGGTGGCCTCGGCCTGGGAGGCGGCGCGCGGCGGCCGACCGGTGCCGGCTGCGCGGCGGCAGGTGGCGGCGACGGCGGCCGAGCTGCTGGCGGCGGGCTGGTCGCTGGTGGACGTGACCGCGCTGGCGGAGGACATGGCGCGGGTGCAGCCCGCCTGGCGGGACCTGTCGAGCCACGCGGCGCACTGGCGGCCAGCACCGCCTGTGCGGGCGGCACTGGTGCTGCCGGAGTGGTGCGGGGAGTGCGAGGGTCCTGCGCTGGAGCAGCGGTGGGTGACCCGGCCGGACGGGGTTGGCCGGTGCGGCAGGTGCCACCCGCATGCGCAGAACCCGCAGGTCAGCTCGGCCGCGTGAGACCCAGCCTGCACATTTAGTGGGTACCCCCTTGACTGCGGATCCGCAGCAGTCCTAACGTGAATGCTGTCAGAGAGCAGCAGTTGTCGAAGCGGCAACCCCGGGAGAAGACGATGACCACAACCCACCACGTCCGCACCGAGAACGGGACCCCGACGCTCATCACCACCCGCGCCGCCCTCGACGAGATCAACGCCGGCATGATGGACAAGACCGTCAAGCGCACCATCCGGCAGATGTCCGCCGCTCGCGGTGAAGCCGACATCGAGTACCGCGACGGCCGGAAGGTCAGCATCCGGCGCGCCACCCCGGAGCAGATCGCCCAGCACACCGCACCGAAGCGGCCCGCTGACGTGTCGGCCCGCGCACTCGCCGAGGAGATCGGCGTCTCATACGACGACGTCCACGACGCCGCGTCCGACCTCGCCTCCGAATGGTTCCCCGAGCACGGGCACCGCGCCGTCTTCCGCACCATCCCCGGTAACGACTTCGGCCTGTCCGCCGCCGCCGACGACGAGATCCGCAAGCGGGTCAAGCCGGAGACCGACGCGCACGGGCGCCGGATCATCTCCGTCAAGGGCAAGCGCTACATCGTCGCCAACCGCATCAGCCCCGCGAAGGTGACGGAGCACAGCAACGGCACGACGCACCGGTGGCCGGGCGGCGTGGACTACTGGAGCGAGCGCAACGGGGACACCTTCGGGCCCGTTTGTACCGCGCTCGGCAACAGCAAGCCGGGCACCGTCGGCGCCGCGATCTGGGCGACCGTCGCCGCCCTGCCGACCACCTGACACCCCACCAGCCGGGTCCGGCGGCCGAGGCACACACCGACCGCCGGACCAACCAACCCCTCACCACCCGACCGAAAGGCACCACCGTGACCGGCCTCGCCGACCGCCTCACCGACACCGCTGCCGGCTCCTGGGGCGAGGAGGCCTCGATCTGGCTCCTCGACATCCACGACCACTGGCTCCCCGAGCTGGAGCGCTGCGGCATGATCCGCACCGACGCCGACCTGCCGGACTACTCCGCCATCAACTGGTCGCTGGCCGCGTCCGCCGTCCTGACCCGCGGCGACAACCCGCTGATCGGGACCACCTCGGAGTGGCAGATCCTCGCGGTCGCCTGCTCCCTGACCGGGCGCCACGCACTCGGGTGGGGCGACCTCTCCTTCGTCGACGGGCCGAACAAGCGCCTCGTCGTCCACGCCACCGCCTGGGCCTCGGGCGGCCGGGCCTTCGCTGACCAGTTGCACGTCCTCGCCACCCAGCTGTGGGTTGCCGACTACGACGGCGCCGAGATCACGGTCTGGTCGACCGCCGACAAGGCCCGCGAGTACTGCGACGACATCGCGAAGGTCGACCGGACGCCGGACACCCACTGGGACTGGGTTCCCGCGGAGGAGGGCGGCGAGCAGATGGTGTGGGTCCGGGAGCTCGACGACGCACCGCTCGCGGCCGGGCCCGGCCGCATCACGCCGATCACCATCGACCCGGCCAACTGACCGACGAATGTCCACCGTGGCGGCCGGACTCGCCGGCCGCCGCCTCGATACCGAACGGATCCAGCATGTCTGACACCTCTGTCACCCCGGCACCCACGCCCGAGCCGATCACCAACCAGGAGATCCCGGAGCTGGCGGACCGGGTCGCCCGCGAGCTGGTCCACTTCCTCCTCACCGAGTCCCGGAACTTCCTGGGCAACGGCGAGATCGACGAGGCCATCGGCAACGACAAGGACGCCGTCCGGCTCGATGCCCACACGCGCGGCCTGGTGTACGGCCAGGTCTGGGACGCGCTCGGCCGAGCCGCCGTCGAGTACCAGCCGCGCAACCACGTGCTCGCCGAGGCGGAGGAGATCGCCAGCTCGGTCATCGGGTGGGAGTGGCACCTCGACACCCTGAACGCGATCTGCGAGCGCCTGCGCGCCGCGCACGACAGCACCCCCAGAGTGTCGGCCTCCGACCGCGTCGCGGCCATCGCCACACGCGTCGCCGCGCTGCCCGTCTCCCCCGGCGGCGGCCGGATCACGGCCAGCCGCGACGAGATCCTACGCGCGATCAACGGGAGCGCCCAGCCCGACACGGTCCGCATCAGCTCCCCGATCATCTGCTGCGGGTTCTGCGGCGACTTCCCCGTCGAGGAGGAGCACCGCGACCACGGCGACCTGCGCTTCGTCGGCGACCCGGAGACAGCCGAGGCCGCCTGCATCGACTATCTGACCACCTACCGGGGCTGGAAGTTCACCGGGACCGCGACCGAGACACGCTGCGGCGGCTGCATCAACGGCTGACCCGTCACCGCAGGGCCGGCCAGGAACAGTCGGCCCGTGCAACACCCCGCCAACCCAACTCCACGGAAGGAGCCCCTCGATGCCCACCACTCCGACTCGCGCACCCGGCTCGGCGCAGCGCCGGACCGTCCGGGCCACCGAGTGCCCGGTCCGGATCTGGGTCGAGGACCACACCCTGGGCGGCCGGACGTTCTCCGTGAACTCCCGCTCCCCCCGGCGGCCGCACGGCCGGGTCGTCACCATCGACCGGATCGAGGTCCGCGACCACCTCCGGTACGGCACCACGACCGACGGGGACCAGGTCCGGCTCGGCGGCACCTCGGCAGACCTGTGGGTCGAAGCCTGACCCTGCCTCGACTACGGGCCGACCAGGCGGATCCCTGTCCTGGGTGCTGCAAATCGCAGCATTCTGTTGTCAGTGCGCAGCAACCTCGGTAGTGTCGTTCCACGCCACCGGGCCGCCGTCCCGCACCGGCGGCCCGGTGGCCACGGAGGCACGCGCGCACCGACCTGCGCCGCTGAGCCCCGACAGTGCGGGCCCGGCCCGACCCCCCTCAGGGCCGGCCCGCACGCCCCTACCGCAGCTCCCACCCCGACCCGTCGCAGCGTCGGCGGCACACCCCCACGGAGCCCCGCATGGTCTTCATAGCCACCCACCAGGACGCCTACCTCGCGGCCACCAAGGTCCACCCGGGCGCAGCCAAGTTCCACGTGCACGACCTCGACTCCCGGCTCGTCGGCTTCACCTTCGCGCTCCGCGGCGGCCGTACCTACGCGTGGATCACCAGCGCTGGCCAGATCGGCACCACTGCCTGCGACAGCCGGAGCGCCGCCCTGCTGGACCTCCTGGCGGCCGTCATCCAGCCGGAACACCGGCGCGCCACCCAGGCGTCCTACGCCCTCCACTCCTGAAGGACACCCACCCGATGAGCACCTTCATCTGCGCCCCGACCGGGCACCTGACCCTCGACGACCTGTTCGCTCCCCAGGACCTGACGGCTGCGATCGACGCCAGCCACGTAACCCGGAAGTCGCACCCCGAGCTGCCGCTCTCCATCTACACCTACACCGCGGTCTGCCAGTACGCGCAGATCTGGACCCCCATCACCACCCAGTGCCGGGGCCTGATCGCCGACGACCGCACTGGTGAGATCGTCGCCCTGCCGTTCCCGAAGATCTTCGTCACCGGTCTCCACACCGGCCTCCACGCGTACGCCCCCGCGCTGCCGACCGATGAGCGGTTCGAGATCTTCGAGAAGGCCGACGGGTCCCTGATCATCGTGTTCCACTACGCCGGGCGCTGGCATGCAGCGTCCAAGGGGTCGTTCATCTCCGAGCAGGCCCAGTGGGCGCAGGCCCTCCTCGACCGGTCCGACATCTCCCGCCTCGACCCCGGCCTGACCTACCTCGCCGAGGCGATCTACCCGGGCAACCGGATCGTCGTCGACTACGGCGGCCGGGAGGAGCTGATGCTTCTCGCCGCGTTCCGGCCCGCCGACGGCACCGAGGAGCTCCTGTCCGCCGTCACCCCAGACTGGGCACCGATCGGCCCGGTGGTGCGCTCCTGGGGCCTGTCCTCGGACATCACCGCCTTGGAGAAGCTCGCCACCCAGGACAGCAGCGTCGATGGCCGGGCCGTCGGGGGCACCGAGGAGGAGGGCTGGATCGTCCGCTTCGAGTCCGGGCTCCGCGCGAAGATCAAGCTGTCCGCTTACCTGACGCTCCACCGGCTCTACACCGGCACCAACCAACGCACCGTCTGGGCAGCCCTCGCCAACGGTGAGGATCTGGCCGGCCTGTTCGACCGCGTGCCCGACGAGTTCCGCGAGTGGGTCGATGAGATCGCAGTGCGACTGCGCGCCGAGCACAAGAAGCTCATCGAGCAGGCCGGCTGGGACTACGCCGCGATCGTCGTCGTCATGGCCCCCGGCGCAAGCCGCAAGGAGTTCGCCGCAGCCGCGGCCCAGTACAGCAACAGGTCCGCGCTGTTCCTCCTCCACGACCAGCGGTACGCGGCACTCACCGCCTGGGCGTGGAAGCAGGTCCGGCCGGCCGCCGAGGCTCCGTTCAAGGCAGGCGACGAGTGAGCGACTTCGTCCTCATCGAGGAGAACTGGCTCCAGAAGGTCTTCGTGCGGGCCTGGGAGCCCGGGGACGGCCTGACCTGCTCGCACGCCAAGGCCGCTCCCCGTGACCTCCCCTGCACCGAACCCGTCGCAGTCACGGTGACGGAGGACAAGCGCGAGACCTCCCGCACGGGTCGGTGGAGCCGGACGGACACACGGCGGCTGCTGTGCCGCAACCACGCGCCCGGCCTGGCGCGGCCCAGCCAGATCCACGCCGACGCCAGGAAGGCCGCCCTGGAGCGCCTCGCCGTGGAGAACTGGGCGACCTACCAGCGCTACGTGGACGAGGAGATCCAGTCCCGGAGGGACCAGGCCCTTGTGCAGGCGCCGCCCGAGATTCGCCGCATCGTCCTCGGCGAGGACGCGTGAACACGCGGCCATCCGCAGCTACCAGAATGTCGAGGCCACCGATGACCGATCTGTTTGCACGTGCAGCAAAGATCTTCAAGACCGGCCCCGACGGCATCGTCTGGCCCTACGGCCTCAGCGTCCCGGACCGCCGCCGCACCGGGCTCAGCAAGGCGAAGTGGCAGTGGATGGCCGATCACGCCCGCGCGGCGCAGCTGTCCATCGTGGAATGGGCAGAACACCACGAGGTCAAGGCAAGCCCGATCGGCTGCTGCCCACTCTGGTTGGCGCGCCCGAGCAGCAGACGCTGCAAGTTCGGTACTTGCCGTAACTACGGCGGCTTGGACTACCTGTGGCTGGACCACCCGATGGGGTGGCTGAAGGATGGCAGGCCAGCAGTGCTGACCAGCGCGCCCTACAGGCTGTACGACGAGGACCGCGGCCACATCAACGAATGGCTGCAGAAGGACGACCGGCTGCGCGCCGACTTCGGTGGCGGCTGGTACGGCTACAGCACAACGCAGATCGTGATGTGGCGAACGGACCGCATCACAGGTGTCGCGCCCGCCCCGGATCCGCACGGCGAGGTGAGCCTTGCCGCCCGAACCACGTCACTCGAAGGCGGCATCTGATGGGTGCTCTGCACCTCGCAGTAGTCCACCAGACGCCGTTCCCGCCCCGCCGTCGGCGCGGTGGCGGCCGCCGCGGTGGCGGCGGCCGGCGGTTCCTCATCCCGTCTGGGTCGTGCGAGCCCTGCCGCGACCACTGGCACCACCGCTGCCGCGGCGTCGACGTCCTCGACGAGCACCGCCCGGACTGCCGCTGCCCTTGTGGCGACCCGCGCGACCCCACCGGGCTGCGGCTCAGCGCCGCCGCCTGGACCGACCTCGCCCAGCACGTCCCTCAGCAGGTCTGGGTCGCCGTCCAGTTGCAGAGCCTCCGCGAAGGCGGCGGCGTCTTCGTCTGCGCGTGGCGGTCGGACGACAACGGCCTGCGGTCGGCACTGCGGTGAGCGAGGTCGACGACCTCCGGGCGGAGAACGAGCAGCTCCGCCTCGCGCTCGCCGCGGCGCAGCGCCCCATCCCCGCGCTGCCGACCGAGCACGACGGAGAGCCGATCACCTGGCGCCCGTGGGAGCCCTCCCCGGTGATCCTCTGCTTCAAGGCCGGGGACCTCAACATCTGCCCGCAGTGCGACCACCCGGGCCCCTCTCTCCTCGCCCTCGGCCTGGCCGGCCCAGGCCGCCCCGTCATCCGCTTCAACGCCCGGCGCTGCCCCGGCTGTCAGGAGATGGCCGTCTACGAGCGCCGCCACCACCAGTACCGAATCGGCGCCGAGCTGGTCGAGATCGCCTACCACCCGCCGCACACCGGCCCGTTCCCTACACCGAGAGAAGCGTCATGACCCCTCCACTCAACCCCCTCCTGTCCGGAGTCGTCGGCTCCACCGCATACGGCCTCGCGCACGCCGGCTCCGACGTCGACCGGCTCGGCGTGTTCGCCGCACCGACGCACGCCCTCCACGGGCTTGGCCGGCCGCCCGAGTCGGCCGTCACCACGAACCCGGACTCGACCTGGCACGAGGCCGCGAAGTGGTGTCGGCTCGCCCTCGGATGCAACCCGACCGCCATGGAGCTGGTCTGGCTCGACAGCTACGAGGTCGAGACCGAACTCGGCCAGGACCTGATCGGCCTCCGGCAGTCGTTCCTCAGCGCTGGCCGCGTGCGAGATGCCTACCTCGGCTACGCCACCCAGCAGTTCCGCAAGCTCCAGGCCCGCGGCGACGGCACGTTCAGCAGCGATGTCCGCGGCCGGACCGCCAAGCACGCACGGCACCTCGTCCGGCTCCTGCAGCAAGGCGTCGGGCTGCACCGGACCGGGCACCTGACCATCCGGATCGCCGACCCGAACCATGTGCAGTACCTGGCCGGCCGCCTCGTCGCGGCCCCGGTCTACGGCGAGGAACTCCTTCAGGACGCCAGCCAGGCCTTCGACTCTCCCGGCGTCCTGCCCGGCCGGCCCGACGAGAGCTCCGTCGAGAAGTGGCTCCACGCGGTTCGCGCCACCTACTACCGGCCGGAGGCCGACCGATGATCACCGTTCACCTCACCACCGGACTCCCCGCCTCCGGGAAGAGCACGCACGCACGGCACCTGGTCGCCGAGTCCGGCGGTCGCATGCGGCGCGTCAACATGGACGACATCCGGGCCATGCTCGATGACCACGGCAGCGGCCGGGTCTGGAGCAGGGAGCACGAGAAGACCGCGCTCGCCGTCCAGGACGCGGCGGTACTCGCCGCGGTGGCCGACGGCTTCGACGTCGTGGTCGACAACACCCACCTCACCACGCACATGCCCAGCCGCATCCGAGCGGCGCTCACCGGCCAGGACGTCACCTTCGTCATCCACGACTTCACCCACGTCCCGCTCGAGGAGTGCCTGGCCCGGGACGCCGCCCGCCCGGCGCCGGTCGGCGAGGACGCGATCCGCCGCCTGCACCAGCGCCTCCAGTCCGCCCGCAAGAGCGGCTGGAAGCTCACCGCGGAGTGGATGTCCGGCCGGCTCCCCGTCGAGCCGTACACGCCGCTTCCCGGCCTCCCGCCGGCGGTCCTCTGCGACATCGACGGCACTCTGGCCCTGCACGTCTCCCGCGGCCCGTACGACTTCGAGCGGTGCGGCGAGGACGCGCTGAACACCGCGGTCAGCGACACCGTGGACCTGTTTCGCGACGCCGGCCACCGCATCGTCCTCATGTCCGGGCGCAGCGAGGAGTTCCGGCCCCAGACCGAGGCCTGGCTCGCCAAGCAGGACGTCGCCTACGACGAGCTGTGGATGCGCGCCACCGGCGATGTCCGCCGCGACGACGTGGTGAAGCTGCAGCTGTTCAACACCCACGTCCGCGACCGGTACCAGGTCGTCCTCAGCCTCGACGACCGCGACCGCGTCGTCGCCCTCTGGCGGACGCTCGGCATCCCGACCTTCCAGGTCAACTACGGCAACTTCTAGGAGCAGCGTGTCCCGCGTCTACTTCCGCTCCCCGTCGGGCTGCGCTGAGCTCCACGGCAGCGAGCGTGCCCGGCTCGGCGGCATCGCCAACGACATCGCCATCGGAGCGCTCCACCTCGACGACCACCACATCATCGAGCGCCTGCAGCAGCTCATCCCCGACGGGCACTTCATGACCCGCCAGCACCCCAGAGGGCCGGATTGGGCCCTCACCTGGGCCGACAGCTTCCGAACGGCCCTGCTGGTCAACTTCGGCCAGACCCCGCTCATCGCCTACCGCGGCCAGGAGGTCGACGCCTTCGACCTCGTGCTGAACAGCGCCCTGGCGCTCGGCAACGACGCGGTCAGGCTCGGGGTCCGGATTCACGGCCAGTGCGAGATCCACGGGTGGGTCGACGGCTCGAACCGGGCTTGGCTCGCCGACATCATGCAGGCCGGACTCGATGCGGGTATCTACCGGCACGGCTTCTGGCGCGAGCCGCTGCCGGGCAGTACCGCCCCGCGGCAGTGGCTGAGCCAGGGCTGGGACGAGGTGATCGAGTTCCTGCGAGCCCAGGACGACGAGCCGGTCGTCATGTCGTACTCGGTGACTGACGGCTTCCCCAACGAGATGGTCGGCGACTGGATGCCTCCTTGGCCTGCTGACGTCCCGAAGAAGCTCGGCTGGGACGGACTGAGCGAGGAGCAGCAGACGGAGCGACAGACCCGGGCGGACGCCTGGTGGGAGCTCGACGACGCCGAGCAGTGGCGGATCTCCATGGCCGGGCTGCGGCAGCACGGCGGCGGCCGGGAGCTGCGCCCCGGCAACTGGCAGGAGTTCCGGTTCGGCCACCGCCTGTCGGTGCTGGACCTGGTGGCCCAGGACTGGGAGGACCGCCTCGCACGGGCCCTGGGTCTTGTGGCTACCGCAAGTTGATCGGTCTCGCCTGCTGGCCAGTCGTATCCCCGAACCCGCGGCCGGCGACTCCTCGCCGGTCTACGCTGACCCCGGGTGTGCCTGGGAGGAGAGAAGTGATGTACCAGATGCGTGAGGCGACGGCCTCCGACGCCAGGCCGATCGCCGAGATGGTGCGGGCCCGCTCCGCATGGCTGTCCGCGCGTGGGCTGGGCGAGTGCGCGGACATGGCCGACGAGTACGGCTCGCAGGCGGGGAACCCGGCGTTCCCCGTGTGGGTGCTGGAGCACGAGACGGACGGAGTCGTCGGCTGCACGTCCACCTTCGGCAACGAGGCGCTGCCCCCGTTCGCGTTCAGCGAGGAGGAGCGCGCCGAGCCGACGCTGTTCCTCGCCACGACGTTCACCGTGCCCAACCCGCACCGCCTCGGCCGGCTGATCGCCTGGTGGGCGCTGAACCGGGCCGCCGAACAGGGCCTCGCATGGGTTCGCCGCGGGACCGGCCAGGAGCAGCTCGCCCGCTACTACCAGGAGGCGCAGGGCTGGGAGCTGCTGCGCGTCGTGGATCGGCGCGGGGCGAAGGTCTTCTTTCTGCAGCGCGAGGCCGCTGCGGTGCCGGAGCTGGCCGACCTGATGGCCGGCCGCGGCCTGTAGCGACACGCCGAGGGCCCGCAGCAGAGCGACTGCTGCGGGCCCTCGGCGTGTTCAGCGGCGGGTGAGTGCGGAGTCCGCCAGTAGTGCGAAGACGACTTCGTGGTCGCCTGCGGCCGGGGTGCCGTCCTCCAGCCGGTCGGCGACCTGGCCGAGGCCGTCGGGGTTCAGCAGCCGGGCGTCGATCAGCGGGGAGCCGTCGGCCAGGATTCGGCGGATGCGGGGCACACCGTGGCGGCGCATGGCCTCGGTGATGATCTGCTGAAAGTTCTCCACGATCGGCGGCCGGGCGACCTGAGGCGGCATGCCCGTGCGGGCGATGATCACCCGGAGCACCTGCTTGTCCCGCCGCCATTCCAGGGGAAGCCACTCGCAGAACCGGACAAGCGCCGGATCGGTGAGCGGGTGGGCCGGCCACAGACCGTGGCGCAGGAACGCCGGGCCGCAGACCGCCTTCGCCATCAGCGCGGTCTCGGGGACGACCGCGGCCGGGGTGATCGCCGTGTCAATGTCCGGCAGGAGGGCCTGGGCGGCGGTGCCCAGCCACGGCGGAGTGCTGGTCGGCTCGAACCCTCCCCAGCCGCCGGTGTCCTCGGCCGCGGTGGTGGCCATCAGCTCGTCTCCGCCGATGCCCGTGAACACGGCCCTGATTCCCGCCTGGGAGAACCGGCCCGAGAGGGTGTCGAGGGCATCCGCGTAGATGTCCGTGGTCGGGGAGACCCATACCGGCCGACTGAACCGGGAGACCGGCCCGTACGGCAGGTGGTCGGCGGCCTGCACGGCCAGGCTCGACCAGCCGGACGCGATGTGGTCCAGGAGCAGCTGTCGCCGATCGGACTGCTGGGCGCCGCGTTCGGCGTCGAGGATGACCGTCCCGGCGGTCACGCCGGCCCCCTGCGGGGCGGTACGCATGGCCAGGGCGACCGTCGTGGAGTCCATCCCGCCGGACAGCTGCACCGCGGTCTTGGAGCCGGTCCACGGCAGGCGCGTGACGGCCCGCTCCAGCAGGTCGGCGAACAGCGGGATCGGGTCCATGCCCTGCTGGAGCGACCGTGCCCGGCTGTGCTCCGCGGGAGCAGGGAACTGGATGGCGAGCGCCCCGTCCACTCCGAAGTGGGCTGTTGCCCGCTCGGTGAGGAGCCGGACGTCCTGCCAGAAGGTCGCCGCCGAGTACCGGGCGCGCAGGGCGAGGTGGCGGGTGATGGCGAGATGGTCGAGCCGGTCCGGGCGCTGCTGGTCGCGGAGGTTCATCAGGTCCCACGAGCCGTACAGGACACTGCCGTCGGCGGCCAGGTACTGCGGGGCGGTGCACGCGGTGCCGGTCGTGACCTGGACGGCCCGGCCGGGTTCGACATGGACGGCAGTCCAGTCGTCGTGGAGCTCGTGCAGCTCGCGGACGGCCTTGTCGTAGGCGCCAGCCGAGACGGTGGCCACCTCGGGCCGGCCCGGGCGCTCGCCGCTGCGCCTGGCGGACGAGGTGAACAGAGTGCGGGTGCCGTCGGTGAGGGCGGTCTGCTCGGTCAGGACGTGGCGGTACGGCTCGATCCAGGACGTCCCGCACTGCCAGCGGCTGGCGCACCAGGCCCAGGTCCGGCCGGGGAGGTTGTCGTCGTGGGTGATGCGGAGGTCGAACATCAGCTGTCGGCCCTTCGTGCGCCGGTGAGGGTGGACGCGGCCCGGCCGCAGCGGACGTGCCGCTGCGGCCGGACGAGGGACTGTCAGACAGCCGTGGTGTCGTACGTCTGGACCGAGTCGCTGGACCCGGCGATCTTCTTGTACGAGTACCGGTCGGTGGTGTCCATGACCTCGTACGCCGGCTCGTCGCCGAAGATCCGGCCGGCGGCCTCCAGCAGCATGCGCTCGTCGGTGATGATCACGGGCCTGTTCCCTTCACCTGGGCTTGGACGGCCCCCTCGCCAGGTCGGTAAGGGGGCCCGGCACCAGCCGGTTGCCGGTGTCGGCGCCGGCCCGGGGTGTGCCTCTGGCTGGCCGGCGCACCATCAGGTAACCGCTCGGGTCGCGCGTGCGGCAGGGCTCCGAGGCCAATCTGCAAACGGCATGCAGAACACGCACACGCTGTGCGCGGCCCGTCGCTCCGGGTGTACCGTCAGGACTGTTGCCACACTCCCGAGTTGGAGGACAGATGGCGGTGCCCACGGCCGGGGGCCGGGAGATCGGAGCAGTGATCCGGGGCGCCCGGGCAGAAGCCCGGATGACGCAGCAAGACCTCGGAGAGAAGTGCGGATACTCCGCGTCCACGATGAGTCGCGTCGAGGCCGGCACGCTCCGGCCGACCCCGGAGACCCTGCTGCGCATCGCCGAGGCCCTGGACCTGCCACCGCAGCGCCTGGGCATCGTCCCGGTACCGGCGCAGCGGCGCGCCTCCCCGAGCTGCTCCCCCGCGGCCGGTCCGGCGGCTAGGGTGGCCAACGGTGTGATGCAGGCTCAGCAGGAGGTCCCAGTGCGACGTAGAGAACTGCTGGCTGGCATGGCGGGCACCGCGGCCGCCGCCATCATCCCCACCCCCGCAGCGGCAGCAACCGCCTCGACATCGGACGACGACCTGGCCGCCGCACTGGAGCGCGCCCTGTACGCCCCGGACGCCATCGGACCGGCGCCGGCGGCCGTCGTGGAGCAGCACCTGGCCGCCGCCCGGGGCGACTTCACCGCGGCCCGCTACGGCCGCCTCGGTCAGGCCCTGCCCGGACTCATCGGCGCCGCCGAGGCCGGCCGCGACGCATCGGCTGGCGCCGCCCGCGAGCGCGCGCACTCCACCGTCGCCCGCGCGTACGTCCTCGCGACCGAGCTCGCCGTGAAGCAGCACTCCGACATCGCCTGGGTCGCCGCCGACCGAGCGCTGGCCTCGGCCCGCGCCGGCGGCAGCCCGGTCGTGATCGGCGAGGCGGCCCGGGTGCTGGCCATCACCATGCGCCGCTCCGGACGGCCCGCCGCAGCCGTCGACCTGCTGCGCCGCACCGCCGCAGACCTTGCCGACCAGCGTGGCGCCGCACCGCAGGCTGTCGCAGCGACCCTGATGTTCACCGCGGCGTACACCGCCGCGTGCGACCGGCGCCGCAGCGACGCCCTCGACCTCATGGCCGGTGCCGACGAGGCGATCCGTCGGCTCCCGGCCGACACGCCTGCAGCGCCGCTGTTCACCGTTGACGCGACTGCGGCGCAGCGCGACCTCTACTGGATCGGCGTGCACAACGCCCTCGGTACACCGGACGAGGGCGTGCCCTACGCCGCGCGCCTCACTGCCGTGGCGCTGCCGACCGCCGAGCGCCGCGCCCGCCTCGGCACCGACACCGCCCGCATGTGGCACCAGCTCGGCGACCAGCGCCGCACCTTCACTGCGCTGCGCCTCGTCGAGCAGGCCGCCCCGGAAGAGGCGCGGCGGCCGGCGCTGCGCGCGCTGACCGCCGACCTTCTCTACTCACCCGCCCCGCTGCCGGGGGTGAGGGAGTTCGCCCGCAGGACCGGCGCGGCCTCCTGAGCGCGCGGGGCCGGCACTGCCCCGAGCTCCCGATCGTCCCGTTTCGACTCGAAGTAGCGCAGCTGGGTGCTCTCGACATGGACTCGGGTGGGCGGCCAGGACTCGTGGTGCTGGTTCCGCATCGCATGCCGGAACCGCCAGCCGCCGTCCTCGTCCGGGATCGGCTCAAGGCCGTTGCATGCGACGAGGACCCGGACCGATCCGAAGACCCCCTCGTCGTGACCATCGTCCCAGCGGACGGCCGCCTCCAGGTCTACAGTTCCGGGACCGCCAGCCTCGCGTTCCTCGTGCTGGCGAATCCAGTCGGACAGCGGCCGGTATGCCTCGAACTCCAGGGTCTCGCTCTGGCCGGTCTCCAGGGTCAGTGTCAGAGGTTCCCTGGTGAAGGTGGCATGAGGGCCGTCAGGAGCGAACTGGCCAGTGACGTTCACCGTGGCGTCCGGCCCAAGGTTTTTGATCGTGAAGGAGTAGCGCAGGCCGGCAAGCACGTTGCGGTCGCGCGGCGTCCGGTAGACATGGTCCCTTTCGAGCGGCATGCCAGGCGCATTCGCGGCGATGCCGATCCGCAACGGCCTGAAATCCAGGCTCGACTGCGTGACTTGGATGTGCGGGGCACGGGCGGCGAGCCGGGCCTTGGCCGCATCCACCGCCCCGCGCTCGGCCACGGCCAGTGCATCCTGCGCGATGCGATTCGCCTGCTCGCTCAGCTCATTGGCTTGCCTGGCGAGCTCGTTCGCGCCGTCGCTACGAGCGTTCGCCTGCTCGGCGGTGACGTTGGCGCGTTCGCTGTTCCGGTTGGCCCTCCGGGCGGTGTGGTGCTGGGCGATCGCCCAGATCCAACTGCCCGCTGCTGCTGTCGCGGAGGCGAGGGCGATCTTGTCCGAGGTGTTCATGGCGGCACCGTAGTGGTCGGCGCTGACGCGCGATAGGCGTCACCTTCCGTCTGGTATACAGCGGCACTCTGGGTCGCTGGCAGGGCCCGGCAGGGCACTCAGGTCTGCCCACGGGCGATGGCACTGGCCCGTTCCGGCTTGACGCCGATGTGCGGGGCGATGGCGGTGTAGGACAGGCCGGCCGCGTGGAGGGCCTGGAGGTCCTGCTGTCGCATGGTGCGTAGCCAGCGCTGGAGTTCGGGGACGGCCTTGAGTGCGGCGGTGAGGCGCTGGGCTCGGTCGATGGTGCCGGCGTCGTCGGCGAGCTGCGCGAGAGCAGCGAACGGCTCGGGGAGCTGCGGAGTAGTCATACAGCGACTTTAGCGGGTACCCGCTTGACTGCCTAGGCGCAGCAGTCGTACCGTGAATGCTGTCAGAGCGCAGCAAATCCTAGCCCGGGAGCCCTCGCCGTGACCACCATCGCCCTCGCCGCTGTCGCGGCCGGCACCCTCCTCACGCTCAGCCCCCTCGACCCGCAGGCCGTACGCGACGCCCACTGCCTCATCAACCCCGACGCCCTGCACGAGCAGGACGCCGACGTCACCGCCGACCTCGCGCTGATCGACCGGATCACGGCTTGGCTGCCCCGCTGCACGGAGCGCACGCCCGCGCTGGAGATCAACCTGCGGGAGCGTCACCACGCCGAGGACCGGCTCCTCGCCGCGTACGGCCACGTCGTCCCGACCGAGGCGCAGCGGCAGGCCGCACGGCGGGCCTCCGCCCGGGCGACCGCGGCCGTCCACTCGATCGCCGACCGCGCTCACCCGCCCGCGGACTGCCCGGCCTGCCGTGCCTGGGAGGACTGCCCGGCCGCGGACCGTGCCCACCGGGACGCGCTGCACATCGACTGGGTCACCCGCTGGCACACCGCCGCCTGATCCTCCCCCGGCCGAGGGCCAGCCCCTGACGGGCCGCACGACCTCTTCCCGGCCGTCACGGCGCGGCCGACCTCTCCTCCATCGCGAAGGGCACATCCGATGAGCTCCCTCCTCGACCGTCTCGCCCCGATCGACCGCGTCCTCCTCGACGACGACCTGGAGCTGACCTTCACCCACGAGACCTTCGCGGCGCAGCCCCTGCCGGAACCGTGGGAGACCGAACCCTGCGAGCTGTGCGGCGCGTCCCCGGGCGAGCGCTGCGCCACGGACTGCCCGAACCACGCCCCTGTCGAGGAAGGCACCCCCCGATGACCGACCACACGCCCGAGCAGCAGGCCGCTGAACGCTTCCGCCTAGAGACGTCCGGCCACCGCCTCACCGTCCTCCAGGACAACGGCCTCTACCGGCACCTGCGCTTCGAGAATCCCCGCCACGGCAGCCTCTACCGGGCCGACCTGATCACCTGGCCCCACGGCCTGGCGGTCCGCGGTGACGGCCCGAACTTCACCTTCTCGCTCCACCCGACGCGCGACCTGTTCGAGATGTTCCGCGGCTCCAGCCAGTTCGGCATCAACCCGGGCTACTGGAAGGAGAAGGTCCAGGCCGGCGAGGTCCTGGCGTGGTCGGAGGTCAAATTCCGCGACTGGCTGATCAAGGCCGCCCGGGGCGCAGAAGCCCTCCATCGCGGCATCGGTGCCGCCGTCCGCGAGAAGATCCTCGACAGCGACGAGTACGACCTCGCCCACGAGGAGATGGCCCGGGCCGCAGTCGCCGACTTCGACCACAACGGCCACCACCTGCGGTACCCGGCAAGGTGGGAGTGGAGCTTCGAGGACTGGTCGTGGGAGTACCTGTGGGGCTGCCACGCGATCGTCCGGATCATCGCCGAGTACGACCAGTTCACGGCGGGTGCATCCGTGCGTGCCACCCGGTACACGGTCAACGCCGTGCCCGACGGTGCCCTGTCGGACCCCTACCTCTGGGACATCCACGTCGAACGCCTGCGGGACGGCAAGCGCTGGTTCATCACCAACGGCTACGCGTACCTCGACGCCCGAGGCGTCTGGCACCACACGCTCCATGAGGCCGGCACCCACGGCTTCGAGGAGGCCATGACGCTCGCCCGCGCTGAGGCCCCGAGGCTGCAAGTCATGGGGCGCACCGCCGCCGAGGCCGTCACCTGGGCCGCACAGCGGTCGGCTCTGGAGGCCTGACCATGCCGCCGTCCCGCGCCGAACTCGCCGCAAAGCACGAGCGGGTCCGCCGGCTCGCCGCCGAGGGCTGGGCCACCGCCCGGATTGCCAAGGAACTCGGCATGGACCGCCGGGACGTCCGTGCGGTCCGCAACGCTGCGGGCCTTCCGGTCGGCCCCTTCGTCCAGCAGCCCCTCACCCTGGAACAGAAGTGGGCCGAGCGCACCCAGCCGGTTGATGGCGGCCATCTCGAATGGTCCGGATCACGCGCCGTGTCTGGCACACCCATCATGATCTACCGCGGCCGGATGTACACCGCGGCCGCCATCGCGTTCCGCATCCACAACGGCACGGACCCTATCGGCTACGCCAAGGCCAGCTGTGGCACAGCACATTGCGTCGCCCCCGAGCACGTTGATGACGCGGCCCGCCGCGCTCGCGACCGAGCCGCGCTGCGCATCGTGCTCGGCACCGGCGAACGCCCAGCGTTCTGCCGCCGTGCAGGCCACGACCAGACCGTCCACGGCCGCCTCTCCCCGGACGGCGTCCAGTACTGCCACGCGTGCAACCTCACCACCAAGGCCACTGCACGCACTCAGCGCCAGCAGGAGACAGCATGACCGCCTACCAGCCCCTCACCACAGGCCAGATCGACAAAGCCCGCGAGCTGATCGGAGACGTCCGGCGCGCTGAGCCCAGCCTCGTCGTCGAGCTCGCGCAGAGCGTCAACGACCGCCGTACCCATGACCACCCCACGATCAATGAGGACTGGTTCTGCAACAACCTGTCCGGATGGGCCGGCGACAAGGCGGCCGTCGTCCTGCAGCGACTCCTCGACGCCGAGACCGCGCTCGCGGCCGTCACCGCCGAACGCGACGCCGCTCTAGCCGAGGTGGCGACCGCGAAGGCGGCCGGTTACCGCAGCGCCGCAGCCAACGTCGCCGAGATGATGGACCTGCACGGTGCCGACTTCGACCCGCCCATGATCCGGGTGTTCCTGGACCGCGGCGCCGAGGCCCGCGAGAAGTTCGCGGCCCACCTCGCTGCCGGCCAGCTCATCGCCGAGCCGGGGGCCTGACATGGCCCAGTCGATGACCGCCAACCAGTGGAACCACCACTACCCCGTCGGCACGCCCGTGACCGCCTACCCCGGCGTCCACCCCGAATACGCCGCCGAGATCGGCCTGACCGACGTCCCCACGCTGGAGACCCACACCCGAAGCCACGCCTGGAACCTCGGCCACGGCGAGCCGGTCGTGATGGTCGACGGCTACGCCGGCGGCATCAGCCTGGGCCACGTCTTCGTCCGGGTGCAGGTCGAGGCCACCTCAACCGCCACCGTCAGGCCTGAGCCATGACCGACCTTCCGGACTCCCTCGTGCGCCTCGCAGCCAAGCAGGACCTCCGCGTCAGGGAAGCTCTTGGGCGGATCGCTGACGGGGCGGAGGCACTCCACCACGCCTTGGCCGCCGTCGGCGCTGAAACGCCGGGCTTCAAGGACCTGCTGGCGCTCACTGGGCCCGACTTGGCCACGCGCGCAGCCCTGTACGGGCTCGCCCGGCCCACCGCCGACCAGCCCCAGCCCGCGCCCGCCGCTGATGGCTGCAAGTGCCAGACGGCCACCCACCTCGGCCACTGGCCGGGCTGCCCCAGCCGCACGGCACAGGCCGGCCACACCAACACGTGAGGAGCGGGCCGTGATCATCAAGGTCCCCGCCTACCTGATCACCTGCGACGGCTGCCGCAAGGTTCTGTACGAGGACCGCAACGGCTGGCACTGCACCGTACTCGCTGAAGAACCGCGCGCAGCCCGGCACATCGCCACCAACGCCGGTTGGACCGTCCACCCCGACGGCCACCTCTACTGCCCCGACGAACGCCACGCCTGACCCCGCTGCCCAGCCGGCGATTCCGGTCGGGCTCACCACCACCCAGGAGGAACACCATGCCCGACGTGGGATCCGTCACCCACCCCGCCGCCATCTACGCCCCGGGCGTCTTCAGCCCCGGCAACGGCCCCGACGACTGGCCCATCGAGCGCGACCGCCAGATCTTCGAGCTCGTCGTCACCACCTCCACGGGGCCGTTCCACGCGCCGAATGGCGACATGGATGGCAGGCCTTGCTCCGGCTGCGCCGAACTCCCAGCCGAAGGAGACGAGATCACCCGCCTCGGGGATCTCTGGTGGCACCTCAACTGCGCCAGGAAGCACCTGCGGGAACGAGGCGCGGACGAGGCGTGGCTGCTCCTCGGCGCCGACTTGGCAGCGCGGCCCTCGAGGTACGGCGTGGCGGAGACCCGGGCGATCACCCGGAACCTGCTGCGGCTGACCGCCCGTCCCGGCAAGGAGGGCTGAACCCGTGGCCACTTCCTCCGACCGGCAGGGATGGGACCTCGCCGAGTTCCACTGCGGCCGCTGCGGGACCGTGATCACCGCCACCACCGAGCGCGAGTACGTGAGCCTCGTCAGAGGCCACAAGGCCACCTGCCCCGGCGACGGCGACCGGGCGCAGCGGGCGGGGTAGCGGTGCCTATCCGGCCGGAGAACCGGCGTCTGTACCCGCTGGACTGGCCGGAGATCAGCGCACGGATCCGCTTCGGCCGGGCCAGCGGCCGGTGCGAGTGCGTCGGCGAGTGCGGCCGCGGCACCCACGACGGCCGGTGCCCGAACCGGCACGGCGAGCCGGCGTACGGCACCGGCTCGGAGGTGGTGCTGACGACCGCGCACCTTGATCACACGCCGCAGAACTGCACCCCGGCCAACTTGCGCGCCATGTGCCAGGGGTGCCATCTGCACTACGACCGGGAGCACCACCGGCAGACCGCGGCGGCGACCCGGCGGGCCGCGAGCGCGGCGGCCGGCCAGCTCTCCTTCGACCTGCCGACGGACTAAGAGTGCCGCGTTTCCGCAGGTCGCACCCGAACCCGACAGTAACTTAGGAGTACAGCGTGCCCGACACCACCATCCTGCCCGGCAACCTCGTCGACCCCGCCACTGGCCTACGCGCATGGAACGGCCGACTGATCCTGCCCGGCCACATCGACAAGGGCCACGCCCGCGCGATCGTCCTCGCCCGTTACCCGGAGGCCGACACCTCCACCGAGCTCAGCCCCGCCTTCCACGAGCACATCCAGTTCAACGAGCCGTACGGCTGCTGGGTGTTCGGCAGCGATGTCCCCGTCACCGTGCTCCTGATCCAGCCCCGCGACGAGGAGGACCGGGACGACGAGCCCGAACCGCAGACCGGCGACGAGCAGGACCCCGAGCTGGCGACGCCCGCCCAGGTCGACGCCTACCTGCGGCAGCTCCTCTCCCCGGAGACCTACCTGCGCTACCAGCAGGCGCTGTGCGGCCGGGCGGTTAGCCAGGCTGCCGCGGAGCAGCGGCTGCAGGCCGCGCACCGGTCGGTGACCGGCGCCCCGCTGCCCGAGTACGTGGTGCGCGGATGGCAGGACGCGGCGAACCACGTCGACCCACTGAAGGCCGGTGGTCGCCGCTGGCCGGCCGAGCTGATCGAGCTCGGCCGCTGACACTGTCCGGTCGGGCGACGGGCCCTCCAGCACGTCGCCATTCGCTGCGATGGCGCAGCGATCGGCAGGGCGCCCAAGCCGCGAGCTTGTGCAGCTCGCAGGGACTTTAAGCTCGGCTGGCTCGGGCTGCTTGACCTAGGTAGCGCGCACCCATACCGTTATTGCTGTCAGCGCGCAGCAATGACCGGAGCCCCGATGCACCGTCTTGCCCTGTCCGCCGCCGCCATCCCACGCGCCCTCCCAGGCCACTGGCAGCGCCGCACGCCTCCCCGCCACGTTCAAGCCCGAAGGAGCGCCCGTGGCCCCCTCCAGCTACGCCTTCCGCAAGTCCTGCGAGAAGGAGATCCACGGATGAGTCCCCTCGTCGACGACAGCCAGCGGATCATCGACGCCATCGCCTGCGGCGCCTCCGGGGACCGGCCGGGCGCCCTGGCCCACCTGAAGCCGATCATCGACCGCGGCCCCGGCGCCATCTTCGCCATGCTCCACGCCCTGGCCAACGTCGCAGTGGTCGAGCAGAAGCCGGAGACCGGAACGTTCCTCGGCATCGCCGTCGAGACCACGGACGGGCACGCTGCGAGCATCGACCAACTCCCGGCCGGGCACCGGTTCGCCGCGCAGTTCACCACCGCGGTCGCGAACGACGACCTGGACCAGGCCGACGCCCTCTACCGCGCGCTGCTCGTCGGTGACGACTTCCACGCCGCCACCGGCTTGGCCGAAGGGATCGGCGCCGTCTACGACATGGCCGTCGCCACGACCGTCGCCATGGTCGAGCTGGCCCGGCAGCGGAAGCGGGGCCAGCAGTGAGCAGCGACACCACGGCGCTCGGCGACCGCATGAAGCGCTACGAGGCGCCGTACCGGGCCCTGTTGCCGCGCCGCACGTACACCGTGCTGCGGGTCGACGGCCGCGCGTTCCACACGTACCTCAGGGGCGCCGTGCGGCCCTTCGACGAGGCTTTCGCCGCGGACATGGATGCCGTTGCCGCGGCGATGTGCAAGGAGATCACGGGCGCATTCCTGGCCTACGTCCAGTCCGACGAGATCAGCATCGTCGCCGCGGACTTCCGCTCGACCAGCACCGAGCCGTGGTTCGGCGGGGTCGTCGCGAAGTGGACGAGCATCGGCGCAGCAATCGCCACGGCCGAGTTGAACGCCCGCCGGCCGGGCCGCCGTGCCCTGTTCGATGCCCGGGTCTTCACGCTGTCCGACCCGGTGGAGGTCGCCAACTACCTGGTGTGGCGGCAGCGGGACGCAACCCGGAACAGCATCGTCATGGCCGGGCAGGCGCACTTCCCGCACCGATCCCTCCACGGGCAGGACACCGGGCAGATCCAGGAACGGCTGTGGGCTGAGCGGGGCGTGAACTGGAACCGCTACCCGGACGGCTTCAAGCGTGGCCGGGTCGCCACCCGCGTCGTCGGCTTCCGCGACAGCGAGCACCCCGAACGGGGGCGCGCGCCGCGGTCATGGTGGGCAGCGGAACCGGCACCGGTCTTCATCGCCGAGCCGGGCAGCTGGCTCGCCCGGACGATCCCCACCCTGCCCACGCTCGCACCGGCGCCGCCCTGCGGCGTCGGCCACTCGCTGGCACCGCACCAGTCCGCCCCGGCCTGAGAAGGACCAGTCATGCCCACCACACCCGGGCCTGCGCAGGCCTCCCCCCGCTGCGACTACTCCGACCTCCCCGTCGACAGCTGCGCCCACTGCCGCGGCAACCGGCTATTCCCCGAGGTCCGGCGCGTCCGCACCGGCGTCGTCGGCCGACCCATCACTGCCCGCTTCCCGGGCCGCTGCGCCTGCGGCGAGGCCTACCCGCCCGGCACCACCATCCGATCGCTCGACGGCTCCTGGGTCGCCGACTGCTGCGCGACCGAGGCGGACGAGACGTGACCGCTTCCCACAACTACGGCCCTGGCTTCCGCGGTTGGGGACACGACTATGCCATCACCGAGGTGATCGACGGCGGCCGCCAGCTGCGGGCCTGCGGCTGGGGCCCGCTCGGCGGCTCCCGGATCGCGGAGGGCGACTTCATTCTGCTGCAGGCCGGTACGACGGACACCCGGTACCAGGTCGTCAGCGTCGAGTACGTCACCGACCCGGCGGACATGTGGTTCGCCGTCCTGAAGTTCGCACCCCGCTCCGGCCCGGCCGAGCCCTCGACCGCCAGCTCGGCACTCGCCACCTCAGCCGTTCACCCCAGCCCAACATCGCAGCCAAGGAGTACCCCATGAGCGCCGCAACCACCGTCCTTCCCCAGCACGATGAGCTCCTCAGCCGTCTCACCGCGGTCGACAGCGAACCGCACATGGTGGAGCGGTTCTACCCGCACATCCTCACGTCTGCCGGACAGGAGAAGACCGGCCTCGGCGTCGCGCTGGCGCTCACCCTTGCCGCCTCCGACTACACCGACGGCATGCCGCCGGTCCTGGCCCGTGTCGTCCTGCTCCGGCTGCCAAGTTTCGTGCGCGCCATCGTTGACGACCCCCAGGTCCAGGCCGAGGCCCTCGCTGGCCTTCGGTAGGTGCGACCTTCAGAAACACGACAGCCCAACCCGCGAGTAACAACCAGTGGAGGAATTGATCATGCACGACATTGCCGACCCCAACCGCCACCCCCACGCCGCACTGCTGCTCCTTGCCGAAGCCATGGGACCCGCCAGCCCGAGCGGCGCAATCGAGGCCCAGGAGAGGCGCGGCCAGCAGGACCTGGTCCGGTCCGAGCTCCTGCCCTCCGACCTGCGCGGGACAGAAGCCGCGTTCGAGGAGCTCGGCTTCATCCTCGGCGACGTCCAGGCCGACGACCCGCTGTTCCGCCAGGTGACCCTTCCGGCCGGCTGGGCCCGGGAAGCATCGGACCACGCTATGTGGTCGTACATCATCGACCCGCTCGGTCGGCGCCGGGTCTCGATCTTCTACAAGGCCGTGTACTACGACCGGAGCGCGCACGCCGCGGTCGTCACGCTGCACAGCTACCTGACCAGCTGTGCGTGGGACAACCGCCTGCCGGTCCTGGACGACGCCTGGGCCACGCCCGCCGAGGTGCTCCAGATCGCCGAGGCTGGGCAGGAGGAGCAGGCTGCGGAAGCCGCACGCTGGTCAAAGCAGGGTGCGAAGGACCTCGCGCAGGAGGCCGCGGCGCGCTCCGCCACATACTCGCGGATCGCCGACACGGCACGCCAGTGAGCACGGACGACGCCGCGCAGGAACTCGCCACGCTGCGCCGTCGCTTGGAGGTGATGGCCGCAGCCTGGGAGGAGCAGCTCCCTGAGACCGTCCAGACGGCGACGGTGGTCGAGGCGCTGCGCCTCACCGTCGCTCGCCCGGCCAGCCGCTCCGGTCTGGTTGCCGAGCAGCGAGTGCGCGCGTACCTCGCCGAGTTCCCGGACACCGCCAACCTCGGCCCCGAGATCGCATACGGCCCAGCCTGGAACACACCGGGCTGGCCCCACGACTTCTACCCACTGACCCGGGCAGACGTCGATGCCGTCCTGGCCGAGCTGGCCTCCACCCGCGCGGAGGCGGAGGTGCTGTACGAGGCCCGCTTGAACGAGCCCGTCCTTCGGCACTGCGTCTACCCGGGATGCCTCGCCGAGTTCGACATGGCCGCGGCCCTGGCTGGCCGGCCGACACGGCCCTCGTGGTCCGGGGATGGCTGGCTGACCGTCGGGCACCTCTTCGCGCACGTCTGCCCTGAGCACGCGCCGCTGCTCCGTACCGGCGACGGCCCAGGACCGCACCTGCCTCAGTGGGAGCGGGGCGAGGAGACCCGGCTCGTGTGCGCCTGCGCCTGGCGGTCCGGGCCCGTCCGGTGGCGTGGGTTCGGCATCGAGGCGTGGAAGGACCATCTCCTGGCGGTCGAACAGGGAGCAGCGCCGTGGCCGAGCTGATCACCTGGTGCCGGATCATGCGCACCGGTCCGGCGTGCGCGGTCCCGTGCGACGACTGCCGGGCCACCAGCCGCCGCCTGGCCCTCGCCCAGCAGGCCGGCACCGTGAAGCCCTGGACTCTCGCGGACGCGATCGCCGAGCTCGACGGCACCGACCCTCGCCCCACCACCGACACCACCGAAGGTGCGCCGTGACCATCCGCATGACCAAGCTGACCTGGCGAGTCCTGGCCGCGATCCACGCCCGGCCGGAGCCGACCTACGGCGGCGAGCTACGGGAGGAGACAGGCATCCAGTCCGGCACCCTGTACCCGCTCCTGGTCCGGCTGGAGGGAGCCGGCCTGCTGACCTCCCGGTGGGAGGAGCCCGCGGAGTACGAGGCCTTCAGCCGGCCCCGCCGCCGCTACTACGCCCTCACCGAGGCTGGCCGGGCGGCCGCCGGGACGAAGGCCTGATGTCGACGGGCCCGGTCGTGGCCTCTGGTGACGAACAGCTGCCCCTTGCGGACCCTCCCCGGCCGGCCGGGGCGGCGCGGCGAGTGGAGTGCCGCCGCTGCCACCGGGCACTGACCGACCCGGACTCCCGGCTGCGCCGCATCGGCCCGGACTGCGAGCACCTGATCGCGGCCGCGCGTCGGCACGACATCGACCAGGACCCGCTACCCGGGCTGGAGTGGCGCGATAGCCGGGACGCTTCATGCCCCCTGAGCTCTCTTGCCGCCCCTGAGGACCAGCTGTACAACGCCATGCTGGCCTGGGACGGGTCAGCGGCATTCACAGAGACCTCCACCCGGGCCTCCCCGCCCTCCCGGAAGAGAGCGGGGCTCGCACTCAACGACTGGTCACTCGAAAGACTCGCTGGCTGATGTTTGCCTCGACGAGAGTCGTCTCCCCCACCTGCGTCCAGTTCCGCCAATATGCCGCGCCGCCATGGTTCTCGCCCATGCACTGGCAGTCGCAGTCGTCGCCTTCCGCGTCGCGGCAACGGATATCGCATCTGCTGTTCGTCCGAAAGTCGATCGCCACCTCGACCACCCCGAAGCGATCTGCCAGGGCCTCGACTGTCGCGCGCATGTGCTGGCGCGAGATCTCCCAGCATTTCTCCGCCCCGTTCCAGTCCGGCCGCACCAGGCTGCCGAGGGTGCGGTGGATGAAGGCTCGGTTACCCACGGCGTACGGCATGCGGACCCGGATCCGCCCGGTGCCGACCGGCCGGTAAACCGTGGCAATCACTAGGCCTCCTCGCTGAGAATGCGTACGAGGTCGACAATGGCCGCGCTAGACAGGTGCTTCCGCAGGACGCGCGCCGTGGCGTCAGTGTCCTCCACCGGCACGCTGACTGCTCGCCTCCGGAAGCCCGCCTGCACCATGGCGGCGTGCGCGGACAGGTGCCCCGCGAGGACCTCGGCATGCAGCTCGGGGGCGTCCTTGCGGAGGCGGCGAAGGGCCGAGGTCTGAGAGTTCCCGTCCGGCTGGGCAAGGTTGACATTGTCACCCTTGCTTCGGTCGCCCCCGTGCGGAGCCTGAAGGGCCTGGTCGAGCAGGTCGAGCGCCACCGGATCGTCCGCGACCACCCGCTGGACGAGCGCCACCGACGCCCCGAGCCCCTTCAGCGGCGGCGTGGTCACAAAGTCGGCGAAGCTCGCGTGCTCCACCAACTCGCCCCGCACGGTGACGAAGGACCGCCAGGACCCATCAGCGAGCAGCCGGCGCAGGAGCTCCGGAGCGTTCTCCAGCCCGCTCCCGCCCCGCTCCAGCGCAGAGGACAGCGCCTCAACGAGGGTTCCCCGTGCGCGCCCCTCCTCCCGCGCGGTCACTGAGCCTCCCGAAGCATCTGCTCCACGAATTCCAGTCCGCGCTGCAGCTGCTGGACGCTCGCGTCAGCGCGCTTCCGCACGCCCATGACCTGGTTCACCCGCCACTGCAGCTCCGGGTGCTCCAGCCCAAGCTTGAACACCGCGTGGCGCGAGCGCTTCGTCAGCTGGTCGGCCAAGGCCTTCCGCCTCTTGTGCAGGGGCTCGTCCGCGGCCCCGATCGCCACCCTGCTGCCCTGCGGCGGGATGGGCATCGGCACCGTGCCGACCTTGGTCAGCTCGCCGAGCTCCTCGCGGACGAGCTTGCGCATCGAGGCGAGCACGCTCGGCGGGAAGTCGTGCTTCTTAAGCAGTTCCTCCGCGCGCTCGTTCTCCTCCACGGTCCACTCGGTGCCGGCATGGATCGCGCCGTGGAACGTGGGCTGGGACGCGGCGAGGGGGATCCGGGCGAACAGGTCCAGCATCTGTTGGCCGTTGCCGTCGCTCAGCTCGCGCTCGATCTCCTCCTCCTGGAGGTCGAGCTCGTGCCGGATCTCCTGCTCGATCTGCGCCGCCATGATCCGGAGGCCCGAGAGCGCTGGCGCGAACACCGTGGCGATCTGCTCGTCAGCCTTGCCTTGGCGCCGGACGAACCGGCCGACCGCCTGGCGGAAGAACATCTCCGTCTTCGTCTTCGTGGCGTACACCCCGAGGGCCAGGCGCGGGACGTCGACGCCTTCCGACACCATCCGGACAGCGACCAGCCAGCGCTGGCTGCCCTCGGAGAACCGGTCGATGCCGAGCTTCGCCTCGGGGCCGTCCTCGGAGAGCACCACGACGGGGTCCTCGCCGGTGATGTCCTTCAGTATCTTGGCGTAGGCCTTCGCCTGCGGGGCCCGGTAGGCGATGACCAGGCCGCCAGCCCGCGGCGCCTCCTCCCGCATCGCCGTGAGCGTGCTGTCCGCCTTCAGTAGCAGGCCCTTCATCCAGCCCGTGGCCGGGTCCAGCGCGGTCTCCAGGACGGCGGACACGTCGCCGCGCTGCAGTTCGGCCGACAGGTTGGCGCTGGAGGTCACCGACCCGGAGTCCATCCACTTCATCTCGCCGTCGTAGAAGTGGAAGTCGACCTGGCGGCAGACGTCGTCCCGGATGGCCTGGCCATAGCTGTATGTGTAGTCAGCGATAGAGCGCGGCACTCCGTCGCTGTCCTTCTCATACCGCACGAAGGGGATCGGGTTGTTGTCCGACCGGAACGGCGTGCCGGACAGGGCCAGGCGGCGCGACGCCTCGGAGAAGGCGTGCTTGACCGCGGCACCCCACGCCTTCTCATCGCCGGCATGGTGGACCTCGTCGAGGATCACCAGGGTCTTCTGCTGGCAGCCGAGGCGGTGGAGGTCAGGCTGCGAGGCGACCTGGGCATAGGTGACGGCCGCGCCGCGGTAGTCCGCCGGGTTCTCCAGGCCGTCGCTGTTCTTCGTCGTGGGGTCGATCTCGAAGCCGCACTCGTGTGCGGCCGTCGCCCATTGCATCTTGAGGTGCTCGCTCGGCACGACGATGACGATGCGCCTGACCACCCCGCTGTCCATCAAGTCGCTGGCTAGCCGGAGCGCGAACTTGGTCTTCCCGGCGCCCGGGGTGGCGACCACGAGGAAGTCCCTGGCATTGCGCGTGACATAGGTGGTCAGGGCAGCGCGCTGCCATTCGCGGGGGTCGGGGCCAGTCCATGCCATGTGCGTCGAGCCCTTCTTCAGGTTGCAGTCCGGGCAGAGCGCTTGCCCGTTGATCACGTCAGTAGGGCCGCCGGCAGACCATGGGGTGATGTGGTCGCCGTGCCAGCCCGGGAGGAGCCGGGTCCCGCACTTCGTGCAGGTGCCACCCGAGGCGAGGTACATCGCCACGCGCTCGGAAGAGTTGAACCGGCGGCGGGTGGGGTCCGGAGTCACCACGCGGTGGCGGTCGGCTGGCGGAGGGCGTTAGGTTGGGCCTGAGCCATGGGAGATCGCACTCCTCTGGTCGGCGCCCTCGGCGGGGATCGCGAGTTCCCGCCCGAGGGCATCACTGTGCCTGCACTGGTTCGCAGATGAACCAGACAGAGAAACATTACTCCGAGTGGACGACAATCTGACTAGTTGTCACTCTGTGCCACATGCGCACTTGAGCGACTGAAGTGGTCGGCACTGAGTGTCGTATCGGGAAGTGATGCGGCGACACCCCGTATCCATCAGGCGATGGCCTTCTCGTAGACCTTCGCCTGGTCTGGCGTCAGCAGATGGGAGACGCGGACGACGACCGCGCCATGCTGGTAGATGTAGTCCGGCCTGATGAGCCCGCCGAGGGCCTGCTGCGCCCCGTCGACGTACTTGACCCAGACGGTGGCGTCGTCCGCGTTGGGGAAGACCTCGACGGTACCGCCGTAGGAGATGCTGTCACGCCGGTCCTTGGTGGCGTCCTCCTTGGCCTGGGGGCTGTCGGCGACGCGGGTGTCGTCGAACGCGGTCTTGCTCAGGTACTGGTGCGGGCGGCCGAGCCGGCCATTGGGGTCGCTGGTCGCGTCATAGGTGATGGTGAGCTTGACCGGCAGGCCCTTGGTGGTGAGCTGCCGGGTGATGCCGGCGGCGTCGGTGGCCTTGGCCGGCGGGGCCGGCGCGGGTGCTGCGCTGCTCTTGGCGGCGGCCGGCGTGCCGGTGCCCGCGGACATGGTGGTGCAGGCGGTGGAGGCTGCGAGGACGGCGGCGGCGAGGGTGAGGGTGGTGCGGACGCGCATGGTCTCCCCTGAGTGGTTGTGAGGCGCCGACCGTATCGGTGTCGTCACACAGCGCGCACAGGCGTTGCCGAGTCGTGACCGCTGATGGTGGGCGTTCAGTACGCTGCGGCCCGCACGCCGTCCGGGATGCCGGCGGCGAGGATCCCGCCGTCGACCGCGGTGACGGTGCCGCGCTCGTCCGGGAGGAGAACCTCCAGCGTTCGGCCGGCACCCGGTGCTCCGCGGCCGGACGCCCGGATGTGGACCCGGCGGGACATGAGCTGGCCGTGGCCGTCGCCGAGCCCGGTGCACTCGCGGGCGGCCACGTCGAGCTGCAGGTGCGCGCCGGGCCAGGGGCCGGGGGTGAGGAGCACGGTGCCGTGCTGGCGCAGCCGGGCGCCGAGGCGGCTGGCCGTGGCCGGCGAGGGGCCGACCGGGCCCAGGAGGAGGATCTCGACCGCGGGGAGCAGCCCGGCGCAGACGTCGGGCCACTGGTCGCCAGGGGTGTCGGCGAGCAGGAGCCGGTCGAGGTCGATGCCGTAGCCGGCGGCCGCGGCCAGGCCGAGGTCGGGGAGGGCGACAGCGGCGGTCCAGACGTCGGGCCGGTGGACGGCGGGTCCGGCCGCGAGGGCGAGGAGCAGGCCGGGGTCGCGGACGACGGCGACAGTGCCGCGCTGGAGGCCGCCGTGCGGGAGGAGGGTCGCGAGTTCCGGCTGGACGGGCAGGGTCTGTGCGGCCTCGGCCCGGGCGCGGGCGGCCGGGGAGGTGGCTTCGAGGAGGTCGGTGAGGGCGGGGCGCTCGCGCGGCTCGGCGGGGGCGGTCATCGCTCGGCCCGGGCGTGGACGGCGCCGGGGTCGGAGACCTGTGGCTGGACGGGCTGGAGGGCGACGCCCTTGTGGTGGACCCAGACCGGGTCGTCGTCGGGGCCGGTCTGGAGGCGGGCGGCCCAGTAGCCGGGCCCGAGCTGGCGCCAGCCGGTGAGGACGGTGGGGTGCCAGGTGCCGCCGCGGCGGACCCAAACGGCGAGGAGGTCATCGACGATGTCGGAGTCGGCGGTGGCGAGTTCGGCTTCGGTGAGGGGCACGATGTCGCGCCAGTCCCGCGCCACGGCGTTGGTGGCGAACGGGCTGGGTGGGCGTGCGGGTCTCACGTGCTCAGGATGCAGCACCATCGTTCGAATTCGCAAACACGTTCGAATGACTATTCGGGGGTGTCGCCGACCCGGCGCCCCGGCGCCAGCTGCATGAAGAAGGCGAGCGCGTCGGGCGCGGCGGCGTGCATCGCCTGCTCCTCGGCCTCGGACTCACGCGGCCGGTCGTAGCACGGCCATGAGCACGACCCGTACGGAGTCCAGGGCACGGTCTGCCCGCATCCGTCGCAGGTCATCAGCGGAATCTCAAGGGCCATGTCGACCATCCCCTCGCACGGGTCGCCCTGCCACCGTACGCCCGCAACCCGCGGCGCAGCCCGGGCCGCCGCCAACCCCTCGTGTGACAAATCGTCATCGGATCTCCGGTTCCGCGCAGGGTGACAGTGCCGACGCGTACGGTGCCGGGCAGCAGACCCACGTCCCCGGGGGGACCGCATGACGACCACCGAACAGAAGCCCGCGTCCACGGCCGTGCCGGCACCTGCCCGGCCGAGCTGGGCCAGGCTCGCCCCGCCGCCCGCGGCCCGCCGGTGGTGGCGGCCGGCGACCGCCCCCCACATCGCCCTCGCCTCGGCCTTCATGGCCGCCTACACGCTGGTCTCGGCGCTGCGATACGCCCGCTTCGACTTCAGGTCGTGGGACCTGGCGATCTTCACCGAGGAGGTCAAGGCCTACGCCCACCTGCGGGTGCCGATCGTCCCGGTGAAGGGCGACGGCTTCAACGTCCTCGGCGACCACTTCAGCCCCATCACCGCCGCCATCGCCCCCCTCTTCCGGATCTGGCCCAGCGCCTTCCTGCTGCTCCTCGTCCAGGCCGCCCTGTTCGCCTGGTCCACCGGCGTCGTCTCCGACACGGCAGCCCGCCTCCTGGGCCGCTCCCGCGGCCTGTGCATCGGCATCGGCTACGGCCTCTCCTTCGGCCTGCAGCGCGCCATCGACGTCGACTTCCACGAGGTCGCCTTCGCCGTGCCCCTGGTCGCGGTCGTCTGCCGGCAGCTGCTCGCGCGCCGCTGGCACCGCGCCGTGTGGTGGTCGCTCCCGCTGCTCCTGGTGAAGGAGGACCTCGGGATGACGGTCGCCGCCGTCGGCCTGCTCCTGCTCATCCAGGGCCGGCGCCGGGTGGCCGGCCCCGTCCTCATCGTGCTCGGGGCCACGGCCACGGTCGCGCTCGTGTGGTGGGTCGTCCCGCACTTCAACCCGACCAGCCAGTACGCCTACTGGGACCGCTACGGCGGCCGGCACCCCCACGTCTGGACCCTGCTCTGGGCCGCGGTGAAGCGCCTGCAGACGTGGACGACACTCGGCTGGACCCTCGGCATCACCGGCCTCCTCGCCGCCCGCTCCCCACTCCTGGCCCTCGCTGCGCCCACCCTGCTGTGGCGCCTCACCTCGACGTACGACGCCTTCCGCGGCACGGGCTGGCAGTACTCGGCGGTCCTGATGCCGATCGCGTTCCTCGCCGCGGCCGACGCCGCGCTGCGCATCCGGTCCTCCCGCCGCGTGTGGTTGTGCCAGTTCTCCGACCGGACGGTGACCTCGCTGCCGGCCGTCGCCCTGGCCTGTATGGCCGGCATGACGTACGGCCTCGGCGGGCTCGCCCAGGCCAGCGCATGGTCGGGCGGGCACGTGGCCGAGGCCCGGCGGGCCGCTCTCGACCGGATCCCCGACGGCGCGACCGTGGAGGCGACGACGGACGTCCTGGCCGGCCTGGCCGGGCGGTCGGACGTCTACTGGTACGGCGGGTCGAAGATCCGGCCTCCGCAGTACATCGTCTTCGACAAGAACGACTGGGACTCCGCGCCGCTCGGCGACCAGGCCGCGCACGTCGCGCAGGATCTGCACCCGGGCTCGACCTACCGGGTGGTGTTCAGCCGCGACAAGGTCACGGTCGTCCGGCTCCTGGCCGGCTGACCGCGGTGGTCAGCCTGCCCGCTCCTCGCTGAGGATCTCGGAGTACCGGCCGTGGACGCCGAAGCCTCGCAGGAGCGGACCCACCATGCGGTTGACGACGCCGCCCGGCGCGGTGGCGAGTTCGGCCCGGGTGGCCGCGGTGGCCTGGTGGTAATCGTCGCGGTCGTATCGAGACGGGTAGCTCGTTCCCCAGGACTGCATCATCGAGTAGGGCACGCGTCCCTTGAGCCGGGACGCGCCGACGGCGAAGGACCAGGCTCCCTGGTGTCCGGTGATGTCGGCGACCTCCTCGACGACGGCAACGAGCCGTCGAGCGAGAGAGGGCGCAGCAGCGTCGAGGACGACCTGCTGCCCGCCTGCTCGGTCCATGTGGTCCGAGAACCGGCTGAAGTACAGCCGGAGACCGCCGTCCTCGAACACCTGCAGCTCGACGACGTCCTCGTCCTCCGCCCGCTCGGGCTGCCAGATTCGGCCTTGCCCGAGGTTCGGCGTGGCCCTGGCGACGCCGCCGGAGCGCCGGAAGCTGTTGCTTGCGTGGAGCAGCTCCGGGTGCACTTCGTTGCCCTGGAGCACCTGGTTCACCTCGGGGGTGTAGGACTTCTGGACCAGGTGCGCGAGCTTGAGGTTCCAGTCGGGTGCGCTGGTGAAGTCGAGCAGCATGTCTCGCCTCCCGGCGATGGGCTGCGCAACGAGGAACAGGTGTGACTGCTCGCCGATGTCGCCGAGGGGATCGCGCTTCATCTCGTCGCTGAGGATGGCCAGGACGTCCTCGTCCGTTGAGCGGCGTCGGGCGTGGAGGCGTGCGACGTCCGGGTCCCTGAGGATGTGCTTGGTCGTGTCGCCGCGCCCGTGGTACTTGCCGTCCACCATGTGCGGTGCCTGGGGGCTCATCGGCACGTGGACCACGAGGTACCCGTGGGAGGTGTCTGCGTTGCTGGGGATCGGCTTGATGACGACGCTGATCGGGGGGTCGGGTATCGATCGGGCAACCTGGTCGACTCGCTCGGCGAGGCCCCCGAGGGGCTGCGGTGCGAGGCTGAAGGTGCGGGCGGACTTGTCCTCGTCGATGCCGATGAGCAGGGTGCCGCCCTCGTTGGCGAAGGAGGCGAGATCGCGTGCCAGCTCCCGGTTGTCGCTCTTGCTGGCCAGCTCCCGCTTCGCGTCGAGGTAGCTCGACTCCTCGATGAGCCCGCCGTCGATGGCGGCCTGCAGGTCGGCTTCGGTCTGGGGAGTCCAGCGGGGGTTGTCCGGGGAGAGGTAGATCGTGGTCAAGTGCACCTCGCGCTTCATGTCGCCGCTGCTGCGTCCTTGCAGCAGTGCGAGTATGCGCCGGAGGTCCGACAGATCGCGCTCCAATATCCGTACGGAACGCGTCCGAGGTCAGCCAGCCTCGGCGGCCGCGCGGCTTAATGCCCGCGGCGTCACGGCGCAGCATCAATCGGCGCCTGCTGCTCTTCTGGTGGCGTGCTCTCCTGCTTGGCGGCGGCCAGCAGCGCGGCCTCCAGCTGCTCAACGCGCTGCTGCAACTCGGCGCTGCGGCGGCGGGCTTGGCCGAGTTCGTTCTCGAGGGTGGTGCGGTCCTGTTCCGCGCGGTGGCAGCGGTCGGCGAGCTGCCGCTCGTACGCGCCCGGGCCGCCCGGCTGCGGCAGGTACATCGCGTTCGTCATCTGTGGGCACTCCTCGAGGAGCGGGACTTCTTGGCGCGGGGCTGGACCCGCCCCCGGGGCGGATCGGCGGCCGGTGTGGGCGGGGCCGGGCGGCACTGGTTCTCGTCGAGGCAGCAGCAGTCGCCCCGGTCCCGGAAGCAGCAGACAGGCAGCGCGGGGTCGCAGGCACCCGGGTGGTCGTGGCGATGGCTCATCCGGTCTGCGCCGCGTTGCAGTTCCCGCCGTCCGCGTAGCCCCAGGAGTGTCCGAGCGGGAGCTCCTCGTGGGGGCGGCCGCACCCGGGGCACAGCCAGGTGCCGGCCGCGTGCTGCGCCTCGGCCTGTCGGAACGCAGCCGTCTGCCGGAGCACGCTGTCCGACAGCGGGTCGCGCGGCTGTACATGCTCGTGATCCATCCCGGCCAGGAGGCAGCTGAGGATCGGGCAGCGTGCCCTCTGCGGGTACCCGCTCAAGGCTGAGCCTCCTTCTTCTCGGCCGCGGCGGCGCGTCGGGACCGTGTGGCCGCAGCACCGCGCTGGCGGCGCAGCCGGCCAATGCCGGACCGTAGCGTCGCCGCTTCCTCGGGGGTGAGCTGGTAGAGCTCGGCCCGGTCGACGAGTCGGTCCACCGCGTCGTCGTCGGGCACGGGCTGGCGGCGGGTCACGGCGCGGCCGGGGCGGGCCTGGACGGCATCTCGTACAGGGCCTCGGTCGATTCCGGGTGCTGGATCTCGTCGATGAGGTGGTCCTGCTCCGGGTTGCCGGTGTGCGGGAGCTCGGTGACAGCGCGGCTGTGGGCGTCGTCGTACTGCTGCTGGGTCACGGAAGGGTCCTCTCGGTGGTCTGGGTGAAGGTCTGGGTCTGGCCGAGCGGGCCAAGCCAGGCGAGGAGGCTGACAAGGGTGTCGGCGTTGACGCCGACCAGGTCCTGACGAAGCTCGGCGAACAGGCTGGAGGCGACTCCGGTCTCCCGGGCGACGGCCCGCCAGGAGATCCCTCGCTGCTCCCGGCGGGTGTCGAGGGCCTGCCACAGGGCACGCCGGTCCAGGCGGTGGCTCGTCATACCGGACGTCCGCTGGGGTGGGCGGCGCGGCGTCGGATGCGGCAGGCGCCTTCCCGTGAGCAGACCATGGTGGGCTCGGCATGGTGGCCGGGGTCGAGGCGCCGGAACTGGCTGATGCCGACGCGGCCGCAGCGGGCGCAGGTCCGCTCGTTGGCCTTCTCCGGGAGGTACTCGATCGCGTAGGCGGGGTGGGTGGTGAGGATCCGGCGTTCGCCGTCGAGTTGGATCCGCAGGTGGCTTTCGTGGAAGCCGACGATCGTGCCGAGCTGACGGCCGGCGCGAGGGTTGCCGCTGTAGGCGACGCGCCGGTACCGCTCGACCAGCGGCAGGTTGTAGGTGGCCCTGATCCACGCGGCGGAGCTGGCGGCGCTCACCGGCGGACCCTCTCGCCCCGGCGGCTGGCGGCGTTGCGGACGGAGCGTTCGGCATCGCGCAGGACCGTGGTGCGCCACCACCAGGACCAGGCGGCAGCCATCGCGCGCTCGGTGTGCCGGTCCGCGAGGTACAGCAGGCCGAGGAGCGCCCAGACCGCAACCGTCAGCAGGAGCAGCTCGGTGAGGGTCACCGCTCGTCCTCGCGGGTTCCGACGCGGGCCGCGCCAAGGAGAACGGCCAGGGCGATGACGGCGAGCACGATAACGACGGCGACGCACAGGACGGCCTTGATCATGACGGGTTCACCTCGTAGGAGAGGACCAGGTCGGCGCCGTCCTGGGCCATGGTGACGACGGCCGGGTTGACGCCGTGGGCCGCCGCAGCCCGGGACGCGGTCCGGGTCAGCGCGGGGAAGTCCCGGACCGGGACGGGCAACGGCACGCGCAGCTGCACGGTGACCGTGTGCGGCGGGGCGTCCGGCTCGGCGTCGTCGCCGAGGTCCGGCGGCAGGTAGGTCCGGCCGCGGTTGTAGTGCGGGATCGGGTCCGGCATGGGGATCACCACGCGGGAGTCGCGGTCGAGTTCGTTGCCGTCCGCGTCGTAGAAGGTCGCCCGGTCCTGCTCGTGGCGCTCACGCCACGCGATCAGGTCGACCTCGGCCAGGCCGGCCGGCGCGGTCTCGCCGCCGTACCAGTCCTCGGTGATGCCCGCGGCGCGGAGCTCCGTCCCGTCCATCTCGCCGACGAGGACCTCCCGGCCGGCGATCACGTCGTAGGCCTCGGGCTGCGGCAGGTGCCGGTAGGCGGCCACCAGCTGCTCCAGGCACTCGACGAACTGGAGCTGCCAGTCGATCGGCATGGACTGGGCGAGAGTGCGGGGCACGACGAAGTGCGTGCTGTAGGAGAGGCCGGCGTGCGCGTGGACGGGCCCGTCCGTGTGGTTGCGCGGTGGCATGGTGGGTCCTCGGAGGGGCTGGGGTGGGCGGGAGCCGCTGGCGGTCTCGGGGAGCGCAGGCCGGCCAACGATCTGGCGCCGTGCCCGTTCAGCGGCTGCACGCAGCGCGTCGTTGGCCGTTCCGGGCGTGACCGAGTCCGCGAGCAGGTGGTCGAAGTGCTCCGGGCTGACCGTGGTCACCTCTGGGTCGGTCACGGCTGGGGTTCCTCGGGGAACAGCTCGGCCGCCCGGGCGTGCGGGCAGGTCGCCTCGGTGTAGAACCAGAAGTGCGCCTGGCAGTAGCCGTGATGGTCGTGCCGGCAGGGATCCGGGTCGCGCAGCTCATCGATAAGTTCGCGGAGTTGGTCGCCGTCCCAGACGACTCGGGTCCGGCCGTCGTGGCCGTGCACACGGATGGCGTCCTCGATCGAATTCCACAGCACGGTGGACGCCGTGCTGGTGCTCCAGCGCAGAGCGACGGTGCCGTCGGGAAACTGGATGCCGTGGGCGACGGGCCCGGTGCCGGAGACGCCAGTGACGTCCTCGTCGCGCTGGAGGGTGAACAGGCGGCCGGTGGGCCGGGGTTCAGTGGTGGGCTGGTCGGGCATGGGTGGTTCTCCCGGGGTCAAGCCGCAGCGGCGTTCAGGCCGCAGGCGGCGAGGAGTTCGTCGACCTCGTCGTCGCTGAGGTCGGGGCGGGTGATGTCGTCGAGGCCGTCGCCGATGCCGTTGGCGATCTGGCGCCATCGGTCGGCCTTGTCCGGGTCGCGTCGCTCGCAGCGGTCCGCGGCGGTCAAGAGGATGTCGACGAGGTCGGCGGCGTCGGCCGTGGTGTCGAGGTGAAGTTCGAGGCGGAGCATGGCGGCCTCCGGTGAGCGGGTGGGACGGCGCGGGCGGGCGGCCGGGGCCGGTGCGGAGGGCGCTCGAATCATCGTGCGCCTGATCCGCCGGAAGGCCCAGGGACGGATGCGCGTAGTAGCACCTACGGGTGGCCAGCCGGGAAAGGTATCCGGCTGGCCACCCGGGTGTTCCGAAATTCGGACACCTGGGCCGGTCATGAACCGCCGTAGGCGCCGAGGACAGTGACGGGGACGACGCGGAACCCGGTGCTGCTCTCGCCGTTGTCGGCCTTGACCCACATGACCCAACGGTCGGGGTCCTCCTGGTCCTCGTACCAGGTGTAGTCGGTGCCGTCGCCGTGCTCGGCCCGGTGGTCGTCGCGGCAGTGCGCCTGGGCGTCCTCTCGGGCGGTGTAGGTGTCGAGCGGGATCCCGCCGCGCTCGGCGCGCCATACGGTGACCGCGAGCCCGTCGACGTCGAGTCTCAGGGCGGCGGCGATGGTGGCCGCGAGCTTCGTCGCTTCGTCCTCGTCCATCGCGAGGACGATGGTCCGGCCGTCGAGGAGGCGCAGCGGCGCGTGCAGGGACGCTCCGAGCTCGGTCTCGGGCCACTGCAGCTCACCGGTCCAGCGAGCGGTCACCGGGGCGCTGACCGTGTCCGGGGCGGCCTGGCGCTGCGCCTGGTGGGCGAGCTGCCGGTGGAGGATGTCGACCTCGTTGAGGAGGTCGGCGATCGCGGCCTCGGCCAGGGAGTTGGCCACGTACTCCGGGACCTGCCCCGAGTAGAGGCGATCCAGGCGGGCGCGGGCGTTCGCCTCGGCCCGCTCGATGAGTTCGGCCCGGGTGCGCCGCTCCCCCGTGTCGAGGCGGGCGCGCTCCTCGCGTAGCTTGTCGACGATCTCGCGCTCCATGGCGACGCTGAGTCGGGCCGTGTGCCGGCCGTGCGAGAGGTAGCCGACGAGGGTGTCCTTCTTCTGGTGGAAGTAGAAGCGCTTGCCCTCGTGGTCGGCGATGCGGTCCCAGGCGTTGCGCTGCTCGTCGGGAACGTCGCCGTGCCAGAACAGGTCGCGGTGGTGGTGCTCGCGGCGGGCGACGGCGCCGAGCGCCTCGCAGGCGGCCATCCAGTGCGCGGTGTCGACTGGGTGGCCGTCGGCCTGGAGCTGGGCGGCACGGGCGGCGAGGCCGGCCGGGGTGGGCAGGTACTCGGGGGCTTCGGTGTCCATGGGTGGTGCCTTCCTGATGGGCCCGCCCCGGCGGGGTGCCGGGGCGGGCGGTGGCGGTGGTTCGCGTGGGTGGTCAGCCGGCGTGGGCCGTGCGGCCGGCTGCCTGGTTCCACTCGGCGAAGGCCTTCCTCTGCATGCCGGCCGAGTCGTACGCGGCCATGGCGGTTGCTGCTGCCGCAGCGAGGGTGGCGTGCACCTGTGCGGCGGCGATGAGCCGGTCCGCCTCCGGGTTGGTCCCCTCGTAGGTGGTCGCCTTGCTCGCGAATGCGAGCTGGACGAGCTGCTCAGCTTCGGAGTAGTGCTCGGGCCCGGTGGCCATCAGGTGTTGTCCTTCGGGGTGGTGAAGCGGGGCGGGGTGCCGGCGGCCGCCCGGAGGGCGTCGACTCGGGCGGCGAGCCGCAGGATGTGGAGGGCATTGCGGGTGAGTGCCTGAGCCGGGGCCTCGACGGGTTCGCGGCGGACGATCCCGGCGGCGAACTTCTGGGTCTGGCTGGCGACGGCCATCGCGGCGCGGGCGAGGTCGTTCTCGGCGCGCTCGACAGCCGCGGTCAGGTCGGTGCTCACTCGGGCCGCCCGGTGTCCGGCGCCTCGGTGGTGGGGCGCAGCTGCGCCCAGGCGGCGAGGATGGCGGGCAGCGCCGGGCACCAGGCGCCGGTGTCCCACATGCCGGCGCGGTAGCTGCTGCTGGCGCAGTCCTTCGGCCAGAGACCACACGCGCACTGGTCGTCGTGGTGATAGGCGTTGAGGGCCTGGTCTGCCACGTCGCCGAGGAACTCCAGCTCGGCGCGGGTGAGGACGACCGGGTCGGGCGGGGTGGGCTGGTAGCCGTCGATGTCGGTGCCGTCGGGGTGCTGGGCGTCGACGCCGCGAGGCGACCAGCGGAGCCGGTACTCGCCGAACGGGAAGTCCGCGGTGAGTTGCTGAAGGCCTGCCGGGCCGGTGATGCCGAGGAGCCGGCCGAGGCGGCAGCGGGGGTGGCACTCGTCGGGGTGGGTGAGGGTACGGCTGACGCCGTGGTCGCTGCTGATGGCGAACCGGTGCCAGGGCCCGGCCGTGAGGTGGTCGATGTCGATCACAGGTCCCAGTCCTCCGGGAGGTTGGCCGCCACCAGGTCGGTGACCCAGGCGGGATAGGTGTCGGGGTTCCACAGCTCGCGGGTGACGGCCGAGGCGGGAAGGCCGAGTTGGCCGGAGACGAGGCGACGGCGGCCGGAGACCTTCACCCGGGCCTGGCCCGGCCGGTAGGCAGGGGGCCGGTCCTCGGGACGCAGCCACCGGTAGGTGATCTCGACGGTCTCCGGCACGACCGTGGGCGAGTACGGGACCGGCAGGTCGGGCACGTCGGTCACCCGGAAGGTCAGCGTGCGGGTCTCCTCTGCCCGGGTGGCGCTCACGCGGTCCACCACGCCGGGAGGTTGTCCTTGACAAGGTCGCCGATCCAGGCTGGCCGCTCGTCCCGGGGGACGGTGGACCAGACCTCGACGCTGTCGCCGAGAGGGCTGACAGTGCCGTCCGGGTCGCGGTAGTTGCCGCGGACGTGCACCTCGATCAGCCGCGTGACGGCGTAGGCCTCGTGCTGCGAGTACCGGATGGTGATCCGGTTCGGGACGATGCGGTCGCGGCCGGAGGTGACGTCGGGGGCGCCGTTCGGCAGGTCGAGGAGGAGGCGCTGCTCCTCGCTGCGGGGGACGGTGGCGACGGTTGCGGTGGTCATCGTGTGTCTCTCGGGTCGGGCCGGGCCGCCCATTGCGGGGCGGCCCGGCGGCGGTCAGAGCGCGTTGTAGGCCTGGATGCGGGCGATGTCCCGGCCGGGCAGGGCGGTGGCGGGGTCGTGCGGGTCCATGCGGGCGGTGCCGCAGGCGGCGCAGGAGACGGCGCCTCGGGGCGTGGCGTCCCACCAGTTGTGGTCGTCGTAGGGTTCGCCGGTCGGGCACTTCTCGGCGGCCCAGCGGCGGTGCATGAGCTCGCGGCAGGGCTCGCAGATGACGGCGATCTCGCAACTGCCCTTCTTCCAGAGGCGGAAGTACGGGACGCCGTTGGCGAGTTCGGTGGGGCAGGTGGCGCAGCGGTCGGGCAGCGGCAGGGGCTCGCGGGGGGTCTGGTGCCAGAGGTGGACCGGGACGCCGTTGAGGGTGAAGTCCGCGCTCATGTCGGCCGGGTTCGGGTAGCTGACCTCGGCGGCCAGGACGATGCGGAGCTGGTGGCCGATGTGGTCGGGGTCCGGGTGCTCAGGGTCGAGGGTGACGGAGATCTGCCAGCCGTCGTCGGAGCGCTGCATCTCGTAGTGGATCAGCTGCTCCGGGTCGAGGCAGTCGATCTCGTGGTCGAGGATGCGGGCGAGGACGTCGGCGGCCGCGGTGAGGTTCGCGGGCAACTGGGGCTCCAGGTCAGTGGTAGGCGTACGCGCGCCGCTCGGCGGCGTCGTCGTGGTCGGCGTAGGTGGTGCGGCAGTCGCCGCAGTACAGGTCGTCGTTGAGGCCCGGCCGCAGCTCGTCCTCGTCGTCGTGTCCGCAGGCGACGCAGGCCGGCGGGGCCAGGTGGAGCTCCGCCTCGATCCAGATGCGGGTGACGGCGCAGGAGGCATCGCGCGTGATGTGCTGCCCGCGCGCGGCGCGACCGTGCTGGGCTTCGGCGTTCAGGACCGCGGTGCTCAGGGCCCTTCGGGGCGGGTACATCGGGGCTCCGATCTGGTGCTGGTGGCGGTGGTTGGTGCCCGCCGCGGCGTTGCACGCGCGGCGCCGGCGGTCCGGGGGGCGGGTCCGGTCGGGCTGGGTGTCAGTCGAGGTCGACGACCAGGGCGGTGGCGTTGTCGGCGCGCTCTCCGCCGAGGCGGATGGCGGTGCGCACGATGAGGGAGGCGGTGTCCGCTGCCTGGCCGCGGCGGTAGTCGGCGAGGTTGTGCCCGTGGTCTTCGATGGGCTCGTAGGCGCCGTCGGAGGCGAGGAGGAGACGGCCGCGGGCAGGTACGACGGCGAGGCCGACAGGGCTGTCCGCTGCCGGGTATCCGATGCAGGAGGTGACGATGTTGCGGGTGTACCGGCCGGGCTCAAGGCCCATGTCGAGGAGCTGTTGGCGCCGATTGTGGTCCGTGGTGAGGCGCAGCGCGGGGCCGGCCTCCGGGAGGAGGTAGGCGCGGACGTCACCGGACCAGGCGACGGTGAGGGTGCCGTTGTCGACGGTGGCGACGGCGGCGCAGGCGGAGGGGAGTTGGTTGAACTGCCCGGCCTGATCCTGTGCGGCCTCGGCGCGGGCCCGGGCGGTGGCGAGGGCGTACTCCGCGCCGTGGTGGGTCGCCTCACGGGCGACCCGGCTGGCCGTGAGGCGGGTCCAGCGGCGCACCTGCGGGTTGGAGCCGATGCCGTCGAGGAGGACGAAAGCCGGCATGCCCGTGAGGTTGACGCGGGCGGCGTCGCATTGGTGGCTGCGGCTACCGGTGAACTGGAGGATGGCGGGGAGCATGCGCGGGTCTCCTTCGGGATCGGGTGGTGCGGTCCAGCGGCCGGGGTGGTCACGGCCGCCGGGCCCGGCTGGGGGTCCCCGGCCGGGGCCCAGGGGGTGGCTCCGACCGGGGAGTGCTGCGGCGTTGCGCAGCGGGGTGGCGCCCCAGGGGGTGGGCGCCGGGCCCGGCGGGCCGGGGGATGCCCGCCGGGGGTCTGTGGGCCCGTCAGGCCGCCTCCGGGAAGAGGACGAGGGCGACGGGGCGGGTGGCCTTGTAGGTGCGCAGGCCCTGGATGAGGGCCTTGTCGTCGGGGGCGTAGACGTAGACGTGGATCCACCGGCCGGTGGTGTGGTGCTGGACCCAGGCCTTGAGGGGGTCGCGGCCGTGGGTGGCGCGGTAGGCCTTGACGACGTGGCGGCCATACCACGACTGCTTGCCGTCGGGGAGCTCGATGAAGAGGCGGTCGAGCATCTCGCTGGTGCGGATGAGCCAGCCGATCTCCAGGGCCTCGTTGAGGGCGGCGCCGTTGAGGATCCGGCAGTAGGCCGCGCGGGGCATCTGGACGGCGGCGCGGATCGCGGTGGTGGTCCGGCTGATGAACTTGCGGACGGTCGCCTTCACGGTTGCCCCCCTTGGATGTTAGGTGGGCCCCTCGCCCTCCTTGTAGCTACGAAACTACGCCTCTCGTAGCTACAAAGCAAGAGGGTTCGTCGAAATTTCGTAGCTACAACAGCGGGACGGTGGGATTGCCCGGTCGTAGCTACGACCGTTACCGTTCGCCCATGGCAGACGACGACTACGACAAGCCCCGACAGTTCCGCGCACCGGACGACGAGTGGGTGCCCTTCGAAGCCGCGACGAAGGCCGTCCACCCCAGCGGACGCAGCCCCCGTGCGGGCGTGCTCCGCGAGTTCATGCGCTGGTACATGCGCCGTCCCGGCGCCAAACTCCCCACGCGCCCGGACGCCGGCCCATGGTCTGTCCCCGCCGACGAAGCCACCGCCGCCGGCTGACACGGCCAACCCCACCCGCCGCCGGCCCGCTGCGCCGCGCGGCGCTTCGTGCTGCCCGCCCGTCACGGCCGCTCCCCCACCCACTGGTACGCCCAGTCCGCGCCGGCTGCCGACAGGGCCTCCGCCCGCCGGTACACGCCGCGCCGCAGCGGCAGCGGCTCGCCGACCTCGGCCTGGAGGAAGTCGTTCACCGAGGGCGGGATCGCCACGAGGAACTCGTACGGTGGGAACACCGGGTCGCCGGGGAGCACCAGGAGCAGGCCGTCCTGCGGGCCGCCGTACAGCTCGATCCGTACACCGCTCACAGCTGGATCACCTCCACCGGGATGCTGGCCGCCGCTGCGAGGCGCGCGCACCCGCGGGTGCCGTACGAGCGCTGCCACGGGAAGGCGAGCATCCGGTGCGCACCGGCAGCGACCATCGCCGCGTTGCGCCGCGGGCCCGCCCCGGGGCAGTAGTCCGGCAGCCGACCGGGGTGGTGAACATCCCCGGGCCGCTTCACCCGGCGGTGCGGTCGCCGAGGACACGACGGGGCGCAGCTGTCCCAGTCGGCCGGCCACGGCTCCGCCGACACGAGGAAGCCGTAGCCCTGCAGTTCCCGGGCCCAGCGGTCCGCGTACCGGTCCGCGCCTTCCGGGCAGTCGCCGTGCACGACCACCAGGTGGCCGCCACGCGGCAGCGCCTTCCACTTCGCGACCAGGTGCCTTCGCACCTCGCACTCCAGCGACCATGGCAGCTCCCGGCCGCCGGCCACCAACAGGCGCCAGATCGGCGCGACGCTGTTCACTCCGGGTCCTGCGGGTCGTAGATCCGGGTCGGGCCCGCGGGCCCTTCCATGTGCCGCTCGCAGACCGGCAGCCACTCCCCCAGGTCGCGATACAGGCGCCAGCCGACGGCCGGCCTGCTGCACCCGCCGCCGTCGCAGGACTGCCCGTGCGTCGGCTCATTCGGAGCGGCCGGTCGGAGGCGGACGGGTCGGTGCCGAGCAGCGCCAGGCCGTCGTGCCGGACGCCCGCTCATGCCTGGGCCCCGCAGGTCCTGCAGGCGAACCCGGCCGGCGGGTCGTCCTCACACACTCGGCAGCTCGGTGCTCCGAGCAGGACGGCCGGCTCGACGCCGAGGACCGCCGCGAGTCCGCACAGCACGTCGACGCTCATCGCCACATGGGCGCCGCTGCCGGACCGGCCGGTCTCCAGCCGGGTGAGGTGCTGCGTCGACATCGGCATCCCGAGCGCGGTCAGCTCTTGCGCGACGTCCGCCGCGGTCCGGCCGGCCCGGCGCCGCAGCCGCCGCACGTTTCGGCCGGCGAGCCGGGACGCCGCGGTGCCGCTCTCGGTCTTCCGGTGCCCGCTCACCGCTGCGCCCCGGGCCAGGTCTCGTCCATGCGGGCTGCGAGGCGCCGCGCGGCGTTCGGTGTCGCGCCGTCCTTCAGCCGCCACGCCGTGTGGTCGCGTGTCCGTTCGCCCGCGCGTAGTTCCCGGCTGAGCTTCACCACGACCTCCGAGACGGCGTACACCGTCGCGTCCGGCGCGTGGACCTCGGCCCACTCCAGGAGCACGTCACGCATCGCCCGCTCCCGCTCGCTCAGCTGCCAGGGGAGCCGGTTCGGCCGCTGCTCGGTCATGCCTCGTCTCCCTCGGCCGGCTCCAGGCGGCGGGCGATCCGGTACGGCAGGCGCAGCCCGGCCCGCGCGAACTCCTCGGCCAGGAGGCGGAGGTACTCGCCGCGGTGGGCGTCGGTGAGGCGCTCGATGGCACGCTGGCCGGCCTCGGCCTGGAGGTTGCGCCGGGTCCGGTGCTCGCGGGCGCTGCGCTGGCTCTGCGGGGCCCGGGTGGGCCGGGTGCGCTTGTGCGTGAGGTGGTAGGCGCCGCAGCTGCAGACGTACACCTGGAGGCGGCGGTCGGGGTCCTGCCGGAGCTGGGACCGGATGGACTCGTAGGCGGCCCCACGGTGGGCGTAGGCGCGCTTGTCTGGGGTCGGGCAGAGGCGGGTGGGCATCGGCAGTCCTGGCGGTGTCGTCGGGGCTCTGTGCGGCCGTGTGCAGGCTCGGCGCGGCTCGTGTTGTGGGGCGGCTCGGTTCAGGTGCGTCGGCGCTGCGTGTCGGGCAGGGCGGGCGGGAGGTCGGCGGCTTCGTAGCGGGTGGCGTGGGCCTTGCTAAGAAGCTGGCCGGAGGGCCGGTGGCAGGGCTTGCCGGGGGCGGCTCCGCAGTGCTGGCAGGCGATGTGGAGGACGGGGTCTCGGTGGCGGCGGAGGGCGTCGCGGAGGGACGGGGGGCAGGGCTCGCCTTGGCCTGGGCGTTGGGGGTTCACGGGGTGGTGTCTTCCTCGGCGGTGGTGTTGCCGGCTCGGGCCTTGGCGAGGTCGGTGCGGCTGGGGTGGGGGTCGGCGTGTTTGCGTGGGGGTTTGCCTGGGCGGCCGCTGGTGCAGGAGCGGCCGGGTAGGGCGTGGCACTTGGGGCAGCCGACGGCGAAGGGGTTGGCGACGCCGGGGACTTGGGGCGGGGGTGGTGCTTCGCCGATGGCGGCGAGGGCGGCTTGGAGGCGGCGGCCCTGGGGGCCTGCTTCGAGTTCGAGCGGGCGCCGGTTCGCCGGGTTGAGCTGGTGGGCTGGGGGGACGGGGCGGCCGTCGCCGGCGGCGGCAAGGAGCCTGCGGAGGTTGCGGATGCCCTCGATGGGGGTCTCGTCCGGGTTGCCGGCGTACTGGAGGTTCGCGCGGTCGATGCGCGGTGCGCGTGCCTCGGCGCGGATCTGCCGGACGTGGAAGGGGAGGATCCAGCGGCGTCCGTCGAGGTCGCCTCGCCGGGTGTAGTAGATCGTGACGGCGGCGAGGGCGTCCTCGTCGAGGGGGATGTCGTGCAGGGCTGCGGCCCAGGCTTCTGCGGCGGCCTTCGACGGCATGCGGTTGTCGAAGGCGGCGGCTCTGGCCAGGAGGTCGAGTGCCTCGTCTCGGTTCACGCGGGGTACTCCTCGTGGTCGCTCTTGAGGGCGAGCCAGCCGGCGACCCGGTCGTCGGTGGTGCTGTAGGCGGGGCGCTGCTGGCTGGGCTGGCGTCCGGCGGCGAGGCGTAGCTGGTCGTACTTCTCGCGGAGCTTGGGCATCGAGAGGACGTTGCCGCGCCAGAAGTCGTCTGCCTGGCACCAGCGGATCGCGTTGCACAGCTGCTCGGGGGTACGGCCGTCGATGTCGATGGCGCGGCGGGCGGCGTCGCGCCAGGCCTGCGTGATGCGGGGCCGCTTGGAGCCGTTGGCCTCGATGAGGTCGGCGAGGAGCGTGCACGCTTCTTCGACGTCGGGCCGGAGCGGCTCCGGGGTGCGCGTGGCGACGGCGTGGTTCGGACGAGGGTTCTTCCCTGCTCCCTGCTCCCTGCTCCCTGCTCCCTGATCAGGAGTGAGGATCTCGGGAACCTCTCCGGAGACCTTCGTGAGGGTTTCACGAGGTTCTCCGTAGGCGCCGTGACCTGCGCTGTTGTCGCGCTGTGGGGTCGGGGTGGGGGTCGCGGTGGGGAGTTGGAAGATCGTGGCGCCTGCACCGTGCCCGTGGTCCTCCGAGGGGTTTCCGGAGGGTGCCGGGGAGGTCCCGGAGAGGGCCGTGTCGATCTTCGTGAAGGCCTCCGGAGGATTTCGGGAGGGCTTCTGTGGGCGCTCCGGGTTCTTCGTGCGCCATTCGGCGAACTCTCCAGGTTCGTCGTGAGGGCAGGGCGGGATCTTCGGCTTCGCGGGGTGCTGCGGGCGCTGGTGCTCGGTCCAGTTCGGGCAGTGCAGGAAGCGCCGGCCGTCGACGTCGTAGCGGCACACGGAGCCGCTGTCGGCCATGAGGTCAAGCCAGGTGTCGACGTCCTCGGCCTGGATGCCGCGGTCTCTGGGGAAGCAGTCCGCGGCGATCAGGAGCCCGTCGTCGACGCCGCGGCCGTGGTCGTCGAGGTAGCCCCAGAGCAGAACGAAGAAGTAGCGGACGGGCATGGGCCACGCGGAGACCGTGAGGGAGGTGCGCAGCTCGGGCTTGATCGCACGGATGCGGGCCATCAGGTGGTGGTCCTTCGGGTCGTGGGGCGGGAATGCGTGCCCGGGCGGTGGTGTGCCGCCCCGGGGCGGGTCAGCTGGTGCGGCGAGCGCGGGCGCGGCAGCGCGCGATGTCAGCGCTGGTGAGCGGGCGGCGGGTCCGGCCGCCGCGTAGGCAGTAGAGGCGGCGCAGGGCGCTCCGGCTGGGCCAGGCGTGGGTCATCGCCCGGCGCAACGAGGGTCGTTGGGGACGACGGCGACTGCCCCGTACGGGCTGTTGCCGTGGTACGTGGTGTAGACGCGGTTCGGGCCGTCGCACTTGGAGGCGACGTTGTTGAAGCCGTCGGGCATGGTGACGACGTCCGCGGGCTGGTTGTTCATCCCGGCCCGGGGGGCGTCCTTGAACGGCTCGGTGGCCTTGTCCATGCAGCCGGTAAGGGTCAGGGCGAGGACGGCGATTCCTGCGGCGGCGAGGGCTCTGGTGGTGCGCATGTGGCGTTCCTTCGGGGAAGGCACGGTCGGCGTCCGACCGGGCCGGATGACTGGGTGGGTCAGCGTTTGGTGGGCGGCCCGTAGGGGCTCTGCCAGGCCGGCCGGTCGGTTCGGCGGGCGGGCTTGCCATTGGTGTCGAGCAGGCCTGCGGTCTTGAGGGCTTCGAGGTGCGCGGTCAGCTGACGGGCTGCGGCCTGCACCGCGGGGAGAAGCGCCTGGGCGAACTCTGTGATCGCGGCGCTGAGAGCTGCTCCTGCACGGAGCAGCGCCTCGCGTTCGGCGTCGGTGAGGGCGCTGGGCGTGTTCACCGCAGTGTCTTCTCGGTGCGGTCGGCTGCCTGGCCGGTGCAGCAGGCGCGGGCGCAGCGGCCGCGGTCGGCCCAGGCCCGGGCGATGCGGCAGACGGCGATGGTTGCGCAGATCGTGACGACGACCAGCAGGTTGGCGAGGTACTCGTTCATCGGGATCCTTCCGGTGGGGCCCGGCCGGGGTGTCCGGCCGGGCGGGGCTGGCTAGTTGGTGGTGGGTACGGGCGCGAGGACACGCTTGCGGCGGCGGGGCCGGGTGGCGAGGTGGTGCGCGGCCATCCAGACGGCGCTGGGGGCGAGGGACGCGACGATGCCGATCACGGTGTTGACGGGGCCGTGGCCCGCGGCGTTGGCGAGCAGCGCGCCACTGGGGGCGAGGAGGGCGCCGGCGAAGCTGATCGGTCCCATCACGGTGAACGCGAGGTCGAGGGCGACGCCGAGGTTGGCCCAGCCGGTCCGGACGTCGACCGGGTCGACCTTCTTGAAGTCGTCCATCGCCATGTCGGCGACGCTGCGGCGGGTGATCAGGGAGGCGCCGGCGAAGAGGAGGACTGCCAGGACCAGCAGGTAGGCCAGGTACGTCAGCTGGTGGACGACGAGGGCCAGGAGGATGATCGCGCCTTCGGCGAGCATGGCGCGGTGCAGCGGGCGGCACCAGCGGTGGGGGCAGCTACGGGTCGGGGTGTGCGGCTTGCGCATGGAGAACTCCCGCTTTCAGAGAAGGTCGTCGAGGATGAAGTCGCCGAACCAGACGAGGACGGCGGCGACGGCCGCCCAGTGGGGGCTGCCGGTGGCGGCCCATGTGATGAGCCCGGCGAGGGCGGCGCCTGCTGTGCCAGCGAGGAAGCGAGTCACCGGACGATCCCGGCCGCCCGGGCTGCGGCGAGCCAGGTCGGGTATTCGGCGAGGAGCCGGTCGTAGAGGTCGGCGTCGGTCATGCGGCGGGGGTTGCGGCCGACGGCGAAGAAGCCAGCGTTGTCGACGGTGCGGCCGCGCATGGTGTCGAGGCCGCGGAGGAACGCGAACTCGCCTGATTCCTGGGGGCCGAAGCCGATGAACTGCCAGAAGATCGGCAGGTTGCTGGCCTCGCGGAGTACGAGCTGGGTGTCGGCGGCGTCGGTGCAGGCCCCGTCGGTCTGGAAGATGACGAACGCGGGCGTGGTGCTTCCGCGGTGGGCGTCCATGACCTTGCGCATGGCGGGCGCGTAGCGGGTGCCGCCCCAGGTGATGCCGCCGGTGCGGCGGAGGTTGTCGACGGCTCCGCGGTGGGAGCCGATTCTGACCTCCATCGGGTCGTAGGCGCGGCTCTGGAAGAACACGACGGGGACGGTGCCGTCGTCGTCGAGGTTTGCGGCCAGGCCGAGGCTCTGCTCGGCGAGGTGCTGAACGTCGCCGGCGGCGTAGTGGTCGTCCATGGAGCCGGAGTGGTCCAGGACGAGGTAGACGTCGGCGTGTTCGGTGTTGAGGCCGCGCTTGGTAAGGGAGACGCCGGCGGCCTTGACGAGGCTGACGAGCTCGGGGGCGTGGTCCTGGATGGTGTCGGGGGTGATCGGGGTGGGGCTGGCGGTCTTGCGGCTGAACAGGCCCATGGCGGGGTGTCCTTCGGTGGGGAGGGTCACGCGGCGCGTGTGCGTCGGCGGAGTTTGCGCTCGCGGGCCGCGTCGCGGACGGCGCGGCGGCAGCGCGGGCACGTCGGTGTGCCGATCTGGGTGTGGTCGTAGTAGCCGCCGGGGGTGCCGCAGCGGGCGGTCCAGTCCGGGGCGGCGGCGGGGTCGTCGATGGTGTCGTCGTCCCAGGCGAGGGGGACGGCCCAGGCGTGGCGGGCGGCGATGGCAAGGGCACCGGTGCGGTCGCGGGTGCGGACGCCGTGTTCCGCGGGGTCTGCGGCCCACAGCCGGTCGTACAGCTCGTGGACGAGCCGGGCCCGGCTGGAGGTGACACGGGGTCGGCGGCCGTGGGCGAGGTGCCACAGCTCTTCGCCGTGGGTTCCGCCGAGCCGGGCGAGGACGCGGATGGGCCAGCCGGAGGCGACGAGCGCCTGGACGCGCCGTCGGGAGCCGGTGCCGTCGACGACGGCTCGGCCGCCGGGCGGCACGCGGGGGATGGCGACGGAGCGGACGGCCCGGGCGTTCTCCTCCCGCATGCGGACCGAGGGCCGTTGGGCGCCGGCGCGAACGAGGAGTCGGCGCACGACCTTCTCGCTGACGGCGGCCTGCGCTGCGATCTGCTGGTAGGTCATGCCGGCGCGGACGAGGGCCTGCGCGTGGAGGCGGACGGGCTCCGCGGAAACGTAGGGCTGCCAACGGCCGTAAGCGACCTGGCGGCGCTTGGTGGCGGACCACGCGGTGGAAGCGAGCGTGCAGCGGCGGCAGCGGCAGCCGTGGTGGGTGTAGGTGGAGTGGCGACCGTGGGTGAGCTGTTCGGTGGGGTTTCCGCCGGTGACGGTGAGGGTGGAGTTGTCGGTCACTGCGGTCGCCTCTCGGTGGTGCGGGTGGTTCATGCAGCAGCTGCGGTTGTGCGCGTCTCAACGGAGCGGCACCGGGCGCAGAGCGGGGTGCCGGTGAGCCGGTGGAGTGCCGGTCCGCGTGGTCGGCCGCAGTGGCCGGTGGAGTCGGGGCTGGCTGCGGGGTCGTCGATGGTGTCGTCGTCCCACGCGAGGGGGACGGCCCACTCGGCCCGGGTGGCCCGGTCGCGGGCGAGGGCCGCGCGGTCGGCGGGCACGCCGTGCCGGGTCGGGTCCTGGTCCCAGAGGCGGTTGTAGAGCGCGGCCACCGATTCGTTGGAGGTGAATGCCGGGTTGTCGCCCAGGAGGTTGGTGCGCAACTCGCTCGGCGGGCAGCCGAGGCGGGCGGCGAGGTGCGGGATCGGCCAGCCGCCGAGGACCAGGGCCTGCAGGCGCCGCTGGGAGCCGATCGCGGAGAGCGTGCGCGACGGCCGCTCGGGCTCGGGCTGGCCTGGCCGGACCGCCATGAGCTTCTGGGCGTTGGAGGCCCGGAGCTGCTTGGCGGGTTGCCGGCCGGAGCACGGACGGCCGTAGATGAGGTACTCGACGGTGCCGTGGCTGACGCCGGCGGCGCGCGCGATGGCCTTCGCGCTCATGCCGCCGGAGCGAAGGAGTTCGACGTGGGCGCGCGCCGGTTGTGCGTCGACCATCGTGGGGCGGCGCGTCTGTGCGGCAGCGGCGGGGGCGGCCGTCCTCAGTGGGGCGGGCTCTGCGGAGGCGGAGCGGCGTGACTCCTGGTCACGGGTGGACCGGCAGACCTCGCAGTACCGGACGGTTCCGTCGTCGCGGAAGCGGCCGTGGACGGCCAGGTCGTGGCCGTGCTTGCAGCGTTCGACCCGGCGGCGGATGCCGCGGACCTCTGCGAGGACCTGGCGGCACTTGTGCCGGGTCTCGAAGTCGTCCATGTGGTCGGGGGAGATGCAGGCGCGGTCACCGCAGCCGGGCCGTGTGACGCCGGTGGGCCAGCGGCCGTGCCTGATCTTGAAAGCGACACGGCGGGCCGTGTACTCGCGGCCGGCATGCCGCAGAATTGGGCTGTTGTCGGCGTTCGTGGTGGGACCGGCCCAGTACCGGTGGCCGTCCGGCCCTTCCTCACAGAGCGCCCACCACGCCGCTTCGAGGGTCGTAGTGGTGCGGTGGCTGACGGGCAGGCCCATGTCGGCGCGGAGCGCTGCCACCGACGTGGCGTGGGTGCGCAGATGGCGGGCAACGGACCGGTTCGACCATCCGGCCGCGATCAACTCTCGGGCCTGCTCGGCCTTCTGCGCCTTCACTCCTGTGCTCCCTTCCAGCTGGCGGCCTTCCAGCGCTCGATGGTTCGTTCGGCGACGCCGACGCGCGCGCCGATGGCGGCCGAGGTGAGTCCGCGGCGGTGGAGGCGGCGTGCCTCCGCGATCCGCTCCGCGCGGGTGGTGCCCTCCTCCGCGGGCACCTCGGCCGGGTCGGGCTCGGCGGTGTCCGGACGGGCAGCCGGGTCGTCGATGTCGGCGCCCCACGCCAGGGGCCCGTGCCATCCGGCTCTGGCGGCCTTCATGCGGGACCGGGTCGAGGGTCCAGGTACCAGCGCCCACTGCCGGTAGAGGGCTGTGATTGCCCGCGCGGTGTCGATGTGGACCCGGGGGTTCGGGCGCTGGTTGGGGATGCCGTTGGTGATGCGGCTGATCGACGTCTCGTCGATGGGCAGCCGGCTGGCCAGCAGCGGGCGGGTGTAGCCGAAGGCGATGAGCGCCCGGAGGCGGCGTTGACTGCCGGTGGCGTCGACGAAGAACGTGACTGGCGTGTTGGGGAGTTGTGCCTGCTCGATGCGGCGGGCAACGCTCCGGTGAGTGGTGGGGTTCTCGTTGTTGGCCAGCTCGGTGATCTGCGAACGTGCGACGCCGGTCGCTTCGGCGATGGCGCTGACGGTGTGGCCGGCGTCGACCCAGGTCCGCACGCGTTCGACGGTGGGGCCAGCAGGGATGCGCCGCTTGCCCTCCTTCGAGGTCCTGTATCGCCATGACTTGCAGTAGCGGCGGTTGTACTCCCGAGACCGGCCGGTGGCAGGGGCGGGCGCCTGCTCCAGGACGGTCATGCTGCCGTCCCCTCGCGGCCGGAGCCGGCGGCGCGCGGCCCAGCGGCCGGGTCGTCGATGTCCGACCCCCAGGCGGAGGGCGGCAGCCACCCGCGCTGGGCCGCCCGCTCCCGCGTGCGGGAGGAGGGGCCCGGGATGTCGGTCCACTGCTCGTACAGGTCCCGGATCTCGGCTGCCCGGGCGATGTTGACGAGCGTGGTGAACCCGGTCGCGTACCGGCTGATAGCCCCGGGGTTCGTGCCGAGGGCCGCGGCGATGGACTCCAGCGGATACCCGACGGCCTGGAGCGCCTGGATACGGCGACGGCTGCCGACGGCGCTGATGTGACCCGACCCTTCCACGACCGGCGGATTCGGCTCGGCGCCGGCCACGGGCCGTGCGATCGCCGTCAGTTCGATGACTCCGCTGGCCATCGCCAGCGCGACGGCGTGCGCCCGGCAGGTCGCTCCGCTCACCTGGTAGAAGCGGTGCAGGTGGGACTTGATCGTGTTCTCGGTCAGGCCCATCTGCCGGGCGATCTGGGCGTTGGAGAGGCCGTTCGCGGCGCCCGTGAGGATCAGCCGCTGCTGGTGTGAGGCCTCCCCGGAGCGCAGGCGGCAGGAGGCCTCCGGGCCGAGGTCCGGCTTCGCGGCCCGGATCACCGCAGCGCTCAGGATGTCGGCGTGCCGGACGGTGATCGGCAGGTCGTGGGTGTCGGCGGCCTTCAGCATCGCGCCGTGGATCCGGCGCTGCATGAGGCCGTAGCCGCGGGGCGCCGGGATCATGCCGTCACCTCAGGGATGTCGGGCCACACGGCGCGCTCGATGGCGACTCGGTTGACCTGCGGTACGACGGTCAGGGGCTGACCCAGCCAGTCGAGTCCGGCTGCCATGAGCGCGACGGCGTCGGCACGGTTGTCGTTGCCTGCCGTCTCGAACTGCGGCCAGCGGCGGGCGACGGCGTCGATGACGGCTCCCTTGTCGCCGCTGCCCTTGCCGCAGGCGTACTGGGCGCGCTGCCGCGGGTCCATGAGTCCGATCGGGACACCGTCGTCGCTCAGCGCGTCGTAGAGCGCCCACCAGAGCCAGCCGCGCTCGTGGGCGCCGCCGGCCGAGCGTGACAGGGCCGCGGTCTCCATGACGACCAGGCGCGGGTGTCCGACCGCGAGGAGGATCTCGTCCCGGACGTTGCGCATCGCGGTACGCCGCAAGCCGTGGGGGATCTTGGTGATGGGGTTCTTCTTGTCGGTGTACCCGATGGTCCTCGTCCAGCCGCTGGAGGAGGCCAGGCCGGTCGCGGTGAGGGACGGGTCGAGTCCGACGACGGTGAGGGCCTCCATCAGGCACCGCCGACGAGGGAGAGGTGCCGGCCTTCGGCGGCGGTCCAGCTGCGAGGCGGCTCGTTCGCCGGGGCGTGGACGACCTTGATCACGGGGATCTCGATGGTCTCGGCCCGGGACCGGTCGAGCGCGCGCAGCGTCGCGGCCAGCTCGTCGGCGAGCTGCCTGTGGGCGATACGCACCTGGTTGTTGTCGAGGCGGACGTCGAGGAGCTGCCGGAACTGGCTCTCGATGAGCTGATCGGCGCCGGCCAGGCGGTCACGCAGGACGCGGCAGTCGGCCCGGGCGGCGTCGCGTTCGACGGTGAGCTGGGCAATGCGGTCGTCGGCACGGTGCCGGCCGCAGGATGCGTAGGGGTTGAGCAGGCGCCGGAGCGCGGCAGGGAGCTTCATCACGGGTTCCTGGTGGTGGAGCAGTGGTGGCAGGTCATGGCCCCGTTCCGGTGCAGGAAGTGGGGCTGTTCACCGGGGCAGGTGCCGGTGCAGGGCGCGAAGGCCGAGGCGAGGGGCCAGCCGGGGGCGACCGGCCTCAGGCCGTGCGCCCGCTGTGGGAGGGCCGCCGCGGTGAGCAGCGCGGCGGCCAGCGCCCGGACGGTGGTCATGCGGCGGCTGTGAGCGGCGCGAAGTCGGCGTCGATGTTGGCCTGCTGGAGGAGGTGGACCTTCTCCTCCAGCTGCGCGGAGTGCTCGCGCTCCCGGCGGAGCTCGGCGGCGAGCCGGACGCTCTCCGGGGTCGGCTGGGCCGGCCGTACCGCGCGGTCCGCGCAGTCCTCGCGGTCGTCGATGATGCGCTGCAGGGCGGCGGCCGTGCTGGCCAGGCGGACGATCTCGGCCCGGTACCGGGCGCAGGCCCGGGCGAGCCGGCCGATGCGGTGCCCGTACCCGGCGGCCTTGTTCCGCAACTCGTCGACGTCGTACGACGCGAGGACCTTCTTGGTGATGAGGGAGCGGGCGTTGTCCCGCTCGTCCGTCACCTGGTTGATCCTGCGGGTGAGCTGTCGCCCGAGGGACCGGGCGGTGTCCCGCTCCTCGGTGACCTCTGTCAACCGGTCGCTGAGACGCGCGCAGCGGTCCTCCAGCTCGGCGATGCGGCGGCGGTGCTTTCCGAACATGGGAGCCTCCTCAGGCAGCAAGATCGGTGGGGGTGGACAGGTCGGCCGTGAAGGCGAGCAGGCCACGCTGCATCGCGATGGCGACGGCGTGCGGGGTGGTCCTGGCTCCCAGGCGGCGGCGCATGGTTCCTGCCTGGGTGCGGACGGTCTGGTGCGACACGCGGTGGAGTGCTGCGACCTGGCGGAGGGTGAAGCCCTCGGCGAGGCCGTGGAGTACCCGCATCTCGGCGACGGACAGCTCACCGGGCGGGATCGGGTACGTGCTCACGCTGCCGTCTTCTCTTCCTCGGCCGGGACGAGTGGCCAGCGGCCGTCGATCACGGCGTGGGGGTCGCGGCTGGCGCCGGCCTTCGGGCTGCGCAGGTAGGCCTCGAAGGACGTGGCCTGTTCGATGGCCCAGTGGACCTGCCGGGCGTGCAGCTCCTCGGCGGTGATGCCGCCGACCTCGTCGAACTGCTCGCTTCGCTCGGCCCGGACGAAGTCGGGGCGCTGGATGCGGGGCTTGGACCCGATGGCGCCGATCTTCCAGGCGATCTGCCAGGCCTTCAGCGCGTCGTACTCGGCGCCGTGGGCGGCTTCCTCGTCCCAGGGGAGGTCGTAGACCGCGGCGAGGGTGCGGAGTTGGCGGGCGCCCTGCTCCTTGGAGACCCGCTTGCGGTACGGCAGGACGTGCTTGTCGAGGACCATCGTGTCGACGACCGGGCCGAGGGTGCGGCCGAGGGTCTCGACGAGGCCGGCGCCGGTGTGCCGCCTGGCCTCGTGGTTGAGGAGGTTGAGGTCGTAGCTGCCGATGTTGTGGCCGACCAGGACGATGCCGGAGCGGACGGCGTCGAGGACGGCGGTCACGATCTGGGGTACGGCTTCGTCGGCGGGGGTTCCGTGCTCGGCGAGGTAGAAGCCGGTGAGGCCGTGGACGGCGGCCGCCGCGTCGGGCATGGGCACGCCCGGGTTGACGGTCCAGGTGTGCTTCGCCGGGGGCTGGTTGCCGCCGATGAGGATGAGCGCGGCCTGGGCGATCCGGTCCTTGGTGACGTCGGTGCCGGTCGTCTCAAGGTCGAAGGCGGCCATGCGTCGGGTGTGCCAGGCGGCGGGTCGGTAGGTGTTCACGGGGCCCCCCTTTCGGTGGAGGGTCGGGCGGGGCCGCCGCCGCGCGGCGGGGCGGCGGCCCCGAAGTTCAGCGGGGCGGGTGGTGCTTTCCGAGGAGGAGAGCGGCGAGGGATACGGCGGCCCAAGCGACGACGAGCGCCCAGAACACGGTCACGGCGGTGTCGATCACTCGGCACCGTCCGGCTCTTCGGTCGGCCAGTCCTCGTCGTGCTCCTCGATGACCTCGGCGTCGATCGCGCCGTCGGCGTCGGGCTCCGGCTCCCCCGCGGCGGGCTTGCCCCGACGCTCGGACTCGGCCTTAACCTCGGCGGCTCGGCGCTTCAGCAGCTCCTTCAGCTCCGGAGTGAGGTCGCGGTTGCGGTCGGCCAGGCGCCAGGTGTCCTGGACGTCCTCGACGTGGAGGGCAGCGGCGGCCAGGGCCACGTAGTCGGGCCGGGCGGCCTCCAGGGCGAGCCGGGGCGCAGCCGAGGGGTTGAGGGCGATCTCGGTGGGGATCGGCCCGGACAGGGCCTGGCGCGGGGTCAGGCCGCGTACCTCCACGACCACGACCGGGAAGTGCTTCGTCTTGCCCTCGGCGACCCGCATCCGGGGCTCGATCCGCATCGTCACCGGGACGAGGCCGCGACCGCCGGTCCCGGCGAGGACCATGTCGACGGTCCCGGCCATCTCACTCGCGGCGTAGAACGAGTGGGTCTCGCAGAGCCAGGTACCCAGGCCCGGGACGTCCGGCAGGACGACGGAGATCCGGGTGGTCGCCGAGCACACGGTGCCCTTGGGCCGCAGGTGCCAGTCCTCGCCGCACTCGGCGGCGCAGAGGCACGGCCTGCGACTGATCAGCTCGGTCTCGCCGTTGCACCGCCGCTGGCAACCGCCCTTGGTCCAGAGCTCGTTGTACTGGGACAGCGGGTCGCCCGGGGGCAGGAGCGCATCGACCTGCTCGGCGTTGGTGATGAGCCGCCACTGCTCGGGCCCGTTGCCCTGCGGCTGCCAGCGGGTCACCTTGCCGCCCCACAGCTCGGCGGCGACGTGGAGCTTCTCGTCGGTATGGCTGGTCAGGACCCAGGTCTTCGACTTGACCGGGACGGGCCGCTTGCCCGGGTCCTTGTGCGGCACGGACCACCCGGTCCGCATCTTGCCGAGGGTGACGGCCCGGCGCTGCGTGTTGAGGATCCGGCCGCCCATCACGCCGCCTTCAGGAAGTCGGGCTCCGCGGCCTCGGGAGGCAGCAGCGCGGGGTGCGAGCCGGGGAGTTCGTGGAGCCACTGGGTGGTGACCAGGGCGCCGCGGAAGGCCCGCCAGGCGGCCTTGTCACCGGGCATGTCGACGAGCGCGTGCGAGCGCTGGCGCAGGTTGAGGATGCCGGTGCGCTGGATTGCGGGGACCGGCTCGGAGGTGTCGTCCGGGAGGATCACGACCTCGCAGAAGCGCAGCGCCGCGAGCTGCATCGCGAACTCCGGGTAGACGCTCTTGGCGGGCCGGGTGGAGCTGGTCTTGAAGTCGATCAGCCACAACTCCCGGCGGCCGCCCGGGCCGGTCGGCAGCCAGATCATGAGGTCGGCGGTGCCCGCGTAGCCCAGGGTCCGGTGCATGCAGGTGATCTCGGTGGAGACGACGTCGCGGGTGATGTCGACACCCCACGCGGTCATCCACTTCACGAGCTGCCGGGCGTACGACTCCACCTCCGGGTCGGCCGGGTGGGGCGTGCCGAGCATGATCGCCTGCGCCCTGAGGTGGACGCGGCTGCCCAGGTCGGCAGCCCGCTCGCGGACGTCGCGGTGGACCTGCTTGATCTCCCGGACGAGCTCGGCCCGATCGGTGATCGCCCGGCGGGCGACCATGATGCGGCGCTCCAGCATCCACTCGATCGTCTCCCGGACCGCCCAGGGCATCAGCGCGTGGTGCTTGGAGACGGAGGAGTCGATCACGTTGGTGACGCTGACGAGGTCGGGGCCGCCGGCCGGGTCGGAGTAGTACCGGCCGTTCTCGGTGTCGCGGGCGAGCCTGGGATCGGTCACAGGTCTACCGCCCCGTTCTTCTGCAGCGGCAGGTAGCGCAGCGGCTGGACGCCGTCGAGCGGGGCCGCGAAGGCGCGGTTGGACCGACGGGCCTGGCGTCGGTCGCGGAGTTCGCAGACCACCGCGGCGATCCCGGCGAGGCCGAGGATCAGCACGCCGGCGATCAGCAGGCGGGTGTTGTCGTTCATGCGGCCACGGCCTCGGTCGTCACGAGCCCGGGATAGACGGCGGCGTCGGAAGAGAGCCGGAGGTCAAGCGGGACGTCCATCCAGCTGGCGCGCAGGTGCACCTGGACGCGCGGTCCGTTGGCGCCCTGGATCCGCAGGCGGTCAACCGTGACGGCGCCGATGCGCCGCTCGAACCAGGCGATCGCCTCGCGGGCGTCGTCCTCGGCGGTGGTGCCGAGCAGGCCCTCGAAGTTGGGGTCGACGTGCCAGGTGAGGCGCGGTGCGCCGGGGAGCTGCAGGAGTGCCACGAGGGCCAGGGCCTGACTCGTGTCGGTGCGGTGAGTAGAGTTGGCGGGCATGGCCTGCCTCCCTGTGTGAACGGTCGGGTGTGGTGGGCCGGGGCCGTCCCCCTGGTTGCGAGCCGGGGACGGCCCACTTCGGGCCCTATGCCGCCGTGAGCTGGGCGGTCTGTCGTGCGGTGCGCTTGGCCATCACTCGCTCCATCGCGGGGGCGAGGACGGTGCGGAGTTCGGCGAGGAGTTCGGGCGTGGGCGGCGGAGCTGCTGCAACTGCGCAGCGAATTTCGGCCACAGTCGCTTCGCCGAGTAGGGCGAGTCGCTGAGCCCTCGTCACTTCGCTTCTGCCGATGCGTAGTAGTCGTCCAGCTTCTGCTTGTACGCGTCGGCGATCTTTCGGACGGTGGCCGTCGTGGGCTCGGTCTTGCCCCGCAGAAGGCGGCTGACGTGCCCACGATTAAGGCCGGTGCGTCGGGCGATGAGGGTTGCGCTGGTGTCACCCGCACCCTTGGTGGTGTCCCGGAAGAGGGCGCTGTCGAAGTCGGACATAGGTCACCTCCCTGGGCGTTGCCCCAGTGACTGCTGGTGTCTGACAGGAACCATAGCCCAAACTGCTGCGCTTTGACAGCAACCCGGAAATGGAGATTCCCGCAGGTCGACACGCCAGGACATGCGACACCTGCGGTATCGACGACATAGCCGGATCCGCATGCACGTGCACGGCGGCTGACCTGTACTGTTGCTAGCTGACAGCAGCGCACCCCGGCGCTAACCTCCGAGCCATGGACGGTGCCCACCGCATGGAACCAGGACCCCAGGCCCTCGCCGACTACGTGCGCGAACACGCGCCGGCGGCCGGCTACACGCTCACCGAGTGGGGCGAGCCGGCACGCCTTGCCCGCGACTCCGGCATGGACACTGGCACCCTGACGCGCATCCTCAAAGGTGAACGCGTCCCGCGCCCCGCACAGCTCTGGCCGCTGAGCCAGGCACTCGGCCGGCCCTTCATGGAGGTCATGGTCGTATCCGGAACAGTTCCCCCCGAATCGGTCGCGCATATGCCACAACCCGCAGTAGCATCAACGCCTATCACTGCTGATGCTCTGGCAGATGAGTGGGGCGTCCACGCCGAAGGCGACCGCGCATACATCGCGGAGACCCTCAAGCGCCTGCGCGAACACGCCAAGTCCCAGAAGGCCCGACAGAAGCCGGAGCACGGGAGCAGCGCCGCGAACGGATAACTGGGGGCCGCCCGTGAAGAAGTACCGCTCCGCCATCGCTATTGCCGCCGCTGCTGTGGCCGGCATGCTGCTGACGGCCGAGGCCCCCATCGTGGGCGGCGCCATCCTCGGCGCCGCCGCGACCGCCATCGTCACGCTCGCCCTCCAACTTCGGCAGGCCGACGCCCGCCGCACGGAGTACACCGCGCGCGAGGCAGCCCTGCGCGCCAGCGAACAGCGCGTGGCCGCCGACGACTTCCGCCTCCGCATCGCCCTCCGCGAGCAGGAAGCTCTCCGTAGGCGCTACGACGCCGGACTGGGCACCCTCGTCTCCCAGCGCGAGCGTCTGCGACTCAACATGGAGGAGCGCCTCGTCTCGGAGATGGCAGCCGTCAACGCCCGGCACGCCCACGAGCTGGCCCGCGCGAAGGCCGACGCGTTCGAGGACGGCGCCATGGCCGTCATCTACGACCGGCTCGGCGCCCCCATCGCCCCCGTCGACACCCCGGCAGTCAGCGCCGACGTGATCCCCCTCGCCGGCCGCCGCCCGGCCGCCGCCACGCCTTCACGCTGACCTACGTCGCGACGGGCTCCAGGACCTTGGGCCACTCCTCGAACCCAGGCTGCCCGAAGAAGATCAGGTTCACCCGGGGCCCAACCGGCTGGCCGTGACCCTTCCTCAACGCCGGCAAGACCTCGACCCGCAGGACCTTGCGGATGACGTGGCGCTTCTGCTCAAGGACGAGCTCCTCCTCGTCGTTCCACATCTCGTCCAGCGCATCCGGATCCATCCCGATGAGACGGTCCAGCAGCGGGTCACCCACCGACAGAAGCCCCTTCACGATGGCCTCGGACGCCCGGGCCAGCGGGATCAGCCGCTGCTCCAGCTCGGCGAGCGAGGCGACGGTCAGGCCGGGCAGGCCGGTCACCGGGTCGAACTCGGTCGCCCGCGCCCGCGCGTCTCGGAGCTGCTCGGTGATCGCCTTCAGCTTGGCCCGCTCCCGTTCCAGTTCACCGCTCGACGCCTGTCGGCGCATCGCCGCGGCTGCCTTCTCGGAGGACAGCCACTGCAGCAGGGCCTCCTCGACGTAGGCCTCCAGGAGCTGCTTCATGATGGACAAGTGCTCCACGCGGCACCGGTAGAGCGCGCCACGGCGGTACTTGGGCTGTGCCAGCCGCACCGTCATCGTGCTGTTGCGGATGTCCACGTCGGCACGGCAGAGCGAGCAGAGCGCGATCCCGGACAGCAGGTGCTCGACGCCGGTCGTGTGGGTCGTCCTGCGGTCCGGGTCGTCGAGCATCCGCTGGACACGCCAGAAGACGTCCTCGTCGACGAGCCCCTTCCAGGCAGCCGGATACTCGGTGTCGTGGTGGACTCGGATCCCGATGTACGCCCTGTTCTGCAGGATCGCGCGGATGCCCTGGTCCGTCATCAGCGGGCGGCGGGGCAGCATGAAGGCGACGAGGCGCTTGATGGAGATCTTCTGGTCCGCCATGTTGAACAGCTTGACGAGTACGGGCGCTTCGTCCGGGTGGGCGACCTGCCCGAGAAGTTCGCCAGTGTCCGGGTCATAGACCCGCTTGAAGCCGAAAGGCGGGGTGCCGGTCATCCAGCCCCGCTGGGCGCTGAGGCGTGCGGTCCGGACGTTGCGGGCGATGATCGTGTCGCCCTCGCCCTCGGACTCCACGGCGTCCCGGGCGGTCTCGCGCCGGTCGGATGCCTTGGTGAGGTCGTAGACCCGGCCGTCGTAGCACCAGAGGACGCCGGTCTCCATGCACAGCGCGCGGAGCCTCACGTACCCGTCGAGCGTGCGGTTCGTGCGGGACCTCTCGGCGTACACGATCACGTCGATTTTGCCCGCGCGGACGTCTTCGACCATACGCTCGTACTCGTCACGGACCTTCGTGGCGCGACTGCTTGCCGAACGGTCGCGGTCCTCGTAGAAGTCGACAATCTCCCAGCCGCGCTCGTTGCACTCGGCGCGGCACTCGGCGAACTGGTCCTTGATGGATCGTCCGCGGTAGCGCGGGTCTCGAGATGCCCGACCATACACAGCGGCCCGCAGCGGGCGAGTCGCCTGCGCGGGCACCGAGTACAGGTAGTTCATGGCCAGTCAGCATAGGGGGCTACCCCTGACAGCAATACCCCTCTTTAACAAATCTGCGTGCGCCGCTTTTGGAAAAGGGGGTATTTAAACGTGCAGGTCAGGTCGATAGGGCGCGGTACGCAGCACAAAGGGCCGTTCACCTGGCGGGGTGAACGGCCCTTCGGGCACCGGTCAGGTCGTGCCGGTGGAGCACACGAAGATCATGACGGCCAGCGATCCGCACAGCCGGTTGACGAGTTCGCCGAGCTGCGCATGGGAGGCCTGGACGAGGTCCACGCTCTCGGACCAGTCGAGCTCGTCGAGCTGCTTGCGCGGTGCACAGCCGGACAGCCTGATCATGTCGGCCAGGGCCCCACGGAGGCGCTCGACCAGATGGATCAGATCCCCATCGTCCGCGGAGTGGAGGTCGGTCCTTTCGGCCTCGCGGAGGTCGGCTCGCGCCATGGCGATCCGCTCGACGGCGAAGTCCGGGCGCGGGAAGGTCGGGCGTTCTGTGGTCACCGGGCTGAAGGGCTGGAAGCCGACGGGGGAGGCGAGCGCGGCCGAGCCGCGCTGAGGGAACGGCAGAGGATTCGTCATTCGGACTCTCCGTCCCCGACGGCCGGACCGTTGCAGGTGCGCTTACGCGCCTGGCGGCCCGGCCGACGTGCTGGGGTCAGCCGCCCCAGTTCGTGTCCATCGGCTGGTACGGAGTCGTGTCCGTGTCGCCCGGAGTGGGCACGGCGATCTTCACGGTCGGCGAACTTGCGGAGCTCAGCTCCTCGGCCTGCGCGGCGGCGGCCGGCAGGGCAATCAGCGCGGCTGCAGCGAGCAGCACGCTTGCGGTCTTCTTCATGATTCTCCTCTGTGTTCCCTCCGGTGCCGCTGGGGCGGCACTGGGTGGTCATAGGACATGTGGCGACGCGCGCCCGTGTCAACATCCGCCCCGTTTCGGTTGAGTGACAGACTGCCGATGCCTTCGCGCGGAAGGCGTGGGGCCCGGTCCGACGTGGTTGATGGTTCATCCACCCGCTCCGCAACGATCGCGCACGGATAGTTGCCGGACAAGACGATCTGTGGTGCATTTATCTGCGACTGCATAAAGACGCAGAAGGGCTGAAGAGTGAGCGACCTTGGTGTCGTGCCGGCGAGCGCGGTGATCCCTGACGATGCACGGGAGTTGTACGCCCGGATGGCTGGCTTGGGGGAGCAGCCCGGGCCCGATGACGACGCATCGCTGCATCTGCTGCTCAGCCTTGGCCTGGTCCGGCAGGACGTCAGCGAGGGCTACCTGCTCGTCGATCCGCAGTACGTGGGCGCTCGCTGGGAGGGCTCGTTCTACACCAGCGCGGCACGGATGCTGGAGCAGGCGGCGACCGTCTCCGAGGCGCTTCGCCCCCTTCGGCATGCGTTCGACAATCGTTCGTCCGAGTCTGCCGGCCTGATCGAGTACCACCGGGGGTCGGAGGCCATCAACTGGCGGGTGGGGCAGGTACTCGGAGGCTGTTCGAGTGAGCTGCTGGTGTGCCAGCCCGGTGGTCCGCGGCGGCCGGAGATCCTCCAGGAGACCGCACAGCGGGACCTGGAGACGCTGAACCGTGGCGTGGCGATGAAGACGATCTACCACGACCACGCGCGAGCTGGCGCGTCCATCGACGACTGGGTCAAGGTCATGACCGACGCCGGGGCGGAGATCCGGACCCTCGACGAGAAGTTCGAGCGGATGTTCATCATCGACCGGCGGATCGCGGTCGTCCCGGGGGACGACATCCTCACGACGAGCTCGGACGCAGTCGCCTACATCGTGAACGACAGTGGGGTGGCACGGTTCCTGGCCCGCCAGTTCGAGCGGGACTGGAACCGTGCCCGCGCTTGGAGCGAGACGGCGAAGGCGGAGGTGTCGCTGACCGGTCGGCAGGCCGCCGTCCTGCGAGGGCTCGCGGCGGGTGACGGCCAGCAGCTCATTGCCCGCCGCCTGAAGATCAGCCAGCGGACGATGGCTGACACGATCTCCGAGCTGAAGGCGCTGTACAACGTCACGTCGCTGTTCCAGCTTGCGTGCAGCTGGACCTCGGCGGGTGGCGTGTAGCGTCAGCTCTCCCCGCCTCCTCTCAGGGCCGCGGCCAGCCGATGGGCTGTCTCGGCAGTCGCGGAGCCGAGGTTCACCAGGGAGAAGTCGGACATGATTCCGATCATGTCCACGCCCAGCGACGGCAGGATGATGCCCTGCTCCCTGAGCGCCTCTCGCAGATCCTCGACTGCGTCCTGGGCTTCCTTCCATGCATCCGGTACCGACTCAGCCACGTCGTTGCTTCTCTCTGTACTTGGCCTGGATACATCGCATACCCAGGCTGATTGATTTACCACGCGGTGGTAAGGACTGAAAGGGGTTATGGGCCCTAGTCGTGGAGGGGTGCCCACCGATGATCTTCCCGACTACGTCCGACATCACCGCTGGCTGCTCGGCAGCCGACTGCGCCAGACGCGCCTAGAACAGGAGTTGACCCAGGAGGACCTGGCCCGCATGACCGGCGTGGACAGCAAGACCATCAGCCGGACCGAGAACGGGCACCACAACGTGGGGATCGATCTGGTCGCACGGCTGGCGCATGCCCTCGGCGTTCCGAGCTGGACGCTGTTCGAGGAACGCTGACCCAGGGCCGGTTGGCTACCGGCTAGCTTGCGGGCCGGAGAGCCTCGGCCAGGAGGTGGATTTCGCGCGCGACCGCGCGCCCCAGGTCGACCATCCACTCCCCCGGTCGCGCCCTGGACGGACGCACCTCCAGGGACGGTAGGACGATCCCATGTTCAGACAAGGCGGACTTCAGCTCACGGAGCGCACGTTCGGCCTCCACCTTGCTGGTCGGCTCGTCGGCGGTCACCGGCGGATCTGCCTGTTCCGGTAGGCCTCGTCGAACGAGTCCCAGACCACGAGGTGGCCGTCCTCGGCGTACGGATGGCCGTCGGGCTGAAGGACGTACCAGCCGCGACCCGGTCCTCTGTAGGGCTCGACGCCCTGGCCCTCGATCTTCTCGGGCAGCACCGGGGCCGGCACGGGCTGGCAGAGGCGTCGGCTGTCGGTGCGTCGAGGCTCGATCATCACAGGCCACCGTCCCGGCCCGCCGTGGCTGCGGCGCGGCGGGCGACGAGGCAGCGGGTGCAGGTCACGGTCTCCCAGTCGTGCGCGACGCCGCACACGCCGGGCGTGGAGACGACGCCGTCCGGGTGGAGCGGCGGGTCGGCGTCACCGCAGTGAAAGCACGCCCGGCCGTGGAGGCGCGCGGGGCTGATGTCCTCGTCGACCAGCGGCAAGGAACGGTCGGTATCTGTCACACCGTCATCGTCCCCGGGTGGAACAAGCAGAAGTGCTACAGCCTGTGGCACATCGGTCAGACAGCTTTCGCCCAGCGGGCGAAGGCGAGGAGCCGCTCGTCGCGGCCACGGTCGAGTCGGACCATCGTGGCCAGCTCTGCCCGTACCTGGCCGTGCTCACGGACGTGCTGGGGCGCGATCGCCCGGGCGGCCTGGAGGGAGTCGAGGGCGTGGCCGGGCCGCCCGAGCTGCATCTGGGCTCGGCCCAGGTCGATGTAGTAGTGGCTGCGCCGCTCGGCGCCGAGGCTCGGAGGCGGGGCCCAGGAGCGGGCGGCGGCGACGGCGCCTAGGAGGTCCTGCGGCTCTCCGAGTTCCACGGCGACCGACAGGCGGTGAATCTCGACGGAGTGGGGGCCCACCGCGGTGCCGTCGTAGAGACGCTCCGGAAACGTCCGGGCCAGCGTGCCGGCCTCGGTCAGGTGGGCGCGCGCGGTGTCTGCGTCTCGCATGCGGCCGGCGACGACGGCGGCTCGCATGTGCAGCGCGGCCGCGGCTGCGGCGAGGGGACCGGTGCGAGGGGAAGGCATCCGGTCGGCGGCGGCCTGAAGAGCGCGCAGGCCGGGGGCGAGCTGGCCGCTGGCGAAGAACACCTCCGTCCTGACGTATGCGGCGGCGGCGGCCAGCGCGGGGTCCTCGGCGATGGAGGAAGCCCAGCGCATCAGCTCGACGAGCCTTCCCGACAGGTCCCGGTATCCGTGCTTGTAGGCGACGGCGTCCGCGCTGCGGACCGCGAGCGCTAGCAGGTGCGCGGCCCGTTGACGGTCGGCGCCGGCGGCCTGGTCGACGGCGCGGAACAGCTCGGCCAGGAGCGGCGCGATCGTCTCTGCAAGCTGGCCGTAGCGGGAGTTGACCCGGTCGTCTGTGGCCGCATGGACGGCGGCTGCGAGCTGGGCGAGGGGCCGGACAGGGCCGTCGTCCGGCAGGTCGTAGGCGGCGATCACGGACTGGAGGCCGGGGATTGCGAGGTGCACTCGGCTCTCGGTGCGGCCGGGGCCGCCGAGGAGTTCGTCCGCCGTGGTCTTGAGGTGGCGAGCGAGCGCGTCCAGCACGCTGTCGCTCGGGGACCGCTCGCCGTCCTCGACCTTGCGGATCATGCTGGTCGAGACGCCGGATCGCTCCTCCAGCGCCCGGCGGCTCAGACCGCACGCGCTCCGGGCGGCCTTGATGCGCAGTCCGACTTCGGTGGCGATACGACCGGGCATGGGCGAGGGCTCCGTTCCGTGCGACACCACGACGGTACCGGCGGGCCCGGACGTGGTGTGCCGGAACGGCCCGGCGGCTCGGGAGTGCCCAGGCGGCGGCTGGTCACTGGGCTGAGGTGATCACCTCTGCGAGGTCGTGCAGCGAGTTGACACGCCAGTCGGCGGCCGCCGCCTCCGAGCTGTCCGCCCATAGGTGCCCGAGTGGCCCGCGGCGCAGGTGGGCCGCGCGCATGCCGGCGGCCAGTGCGGGGTGGATGTCGTTCGCCGGGTGGTCGCCGACGTAGAGGATCTCGTGGCGCTGGCCCGGTGCCCAGTCGGCGACCCGGTCGAAGAACTCCGGCGACGGCTTGGCTACTCCCCACTCGGCAGAGGTGACGATGCCGTCCGCGGGTAGGTTCATTGCGCGCAGCAGGTTCCCGGCCCGGTGGTTCTGGTTGCCGGCGATGCCTACCCAGACGCCGATGTCGCGCAGCCGTTGTAGGGCCGGTCGGACGTCGGGGTAGAGGTCGGTCCGGTCGAGGAACTCGTCCTGGCCTGCTGCCCGGCGTGCCTCCCACTCTTCGGCCACGTCGCACCCGGGCTTGATGATGCGGATTGCGTCCGCGTTGTCGCGGCCCTGGGCGACGACCGCGCCCACGAGGGCGGACATGGTGTGTGCGGGGACGCCGAGCCAGCGGGCCCAGTCAGCCCAGTAGCGGGCGTCGCTGACGAGGGTTTCCCCGATGTCGAGGACCACGGATTTGATCACGCGGCGAGCCTACCCAGGTGTCGGCAGCGGATGCCTTCCCGGTCGCTCGTAGGATGGCGAGATGCCTGGACCTGCTGCCCTTCCTCTGCCTGATGACCTGGTCGCCCTTGGCCGTACGCGTCGGGCTGCTGAGCTCGCAATGGAGGCTGCGGCCCGCGACGGCGGGGACGTCGAGGCGGCTCGGCAGGCCTTCGTCGAGGCTGGCTTGGCGGTCCGCGCGCATCCGATCTGGCAGGAAGCGCGACGCGCTGGTTGCCACCACCAGACCGCTCAGGCGCTCACGGATGCCGTGCGGGACTGAGACGTCCAGGACCTATTTGCGGTTCTTCACCGCGGGGGTGGGGGTGGCCTGGCTGCACTGGTACTGCGGAGCCGTGGGGTCGAAGGGGTCGGCGCGGGTGCAGCTGTAGGTCTGGCCGCCGGTGGTGAACGTCCAGCTGTAGGGCGGCTGGCCGGCGGTGCCGGGCGGTCCTTGTGGCCCGGGTGAGCCGTCGGCGCCGGGGCTTCCTGCCGGGCCGGGGAGGGTGGAGTTGGTGCCGTCGCGGCCAGCGGGGCCGCTGGGTCCGGTCGGGCCGGTCGGTCCTGGGATCGGGGTGGGGGTGGGTGCGTCGCGGCCGGCCGGGCCCTGGGGTCCCTCCGGTCCCTGGGGGCCGGTGAGTCCGGCGTCGCCGCGGCTGCCGGGCGGGCCGGCGACGGGGGATGCGCCGAGTTGCTGGACCTGGCGGGCGAGGCCGTCGCGGGCCTCGTTGGCGGAGCGGAGGTCGGCGGACAGCTGGACGGTCTGGACGGCAAGCCATGCCATGAAGATCAGCATCAGCACCGCGGTGAAGAGGGCCACGGTCTCGGCCCGGGCCGGGAATCGGCGGTTCATGAGGCGGTCACCGCCCAGATCGCGACGGCTGCGGAGAGCAGCGCCAGGAGGACGGGGACGACCATCTGGTAGAGGCGGGCCTGGCGTTCGCGTTCGCGGCGTGCTGCCTCGGCGAGCTTGTACGCCTCGAAGGCGTCCTCCAGGACCTTGATGTCGGAGCGGGCGGCCTGGAGGTCGCGGGTCAGGTCGGTGATCCGCTGGTCGGTGTGGGCGGACTGGAGGGTGTAGACGTCGGTGGACACGACGCGGTCGAGGCGGGCGTTGATCCCCTGGATCATGCCCTGGAGGTCAGCGCGCAACGCCCCCACCATGCGTCCGAGCTCTCCCACCGTCAGGTCGTCGTCGGCCACTTCTCTCCACCTCCGTCCGTGGTCGCTGTTCCGGGTCTCGACATGGAGCCGCGCCGGCCGGGCCGGTGCTCGGCGCCGGTCGGCGCGGCAGTCATTCACTCGCTCCGGGTGTAGGTGACGGCGGCCGGTGCGGGCGGTGCGACCGGGGCGGTGATCTGGGTGCGGGTGTACAGGGCTGCGGCGATGGCCACGGCGGACATGACGAGGGCCTGCAGGTCGGCGCTCCAGTGGAGGCCGTATCCGACGGCCAGGGCGATGGCTGCCTGGAAGAGGCCGAGGACGGCGGCGATGCCACCGTCGTGGGCGATGCGGGCGATGATGACGCCGATGATCGCCGCGGCGAAGGCGTTGATCGCGGACTGCTGGTCGACGGTGACGTGTGCGCCGAACGCGACGGCGAGCTTGACGATGACGGCGACGAGGGCGAGGTAGGCGGCGGGTTCGCGGCCGAGGATGGTGGTGACGGGGTTGCGGTCGGGGGTGGTGGTGCCCATGGCGGGGGTGCTCCTCAGCGGGTGCGGGGCTTGGTCTTGGTCATGGCCCAGGTGCGGGCGCCGAGCTTGCCGTCGACATCGCCGACGCTGTAGCCCTGCGCGTTGCACTCGGTCTGGAATGCGCGGCAGACGGCCTCGGACTTGGGGCCGTAGTCGCCGTCGACGGTGATGGTCCAGCCGCGCCAGGCCATGTAGGCCTGCCACATGCGGACGCGGTCGCTCGCGGTGAAGTTGACGATGAGGTGGCCGTCGTAGGTGGCGTAGGCCGGCGCCGGTGTGCTCGGCGGCGGGGCGGGTGTCGGCGGTGCCGGGGTGGGCGCGGCGGCGAACAGGGGCGGCATGGGGCCGGGGTCGGTGTGGTCGTTCTCGGGCACCTGCGAGTGGCCGTAGTGGCCGCTGCGGGTGGACCAGACCGTGGCGTCGCGGTGCGCGGTCCAGGTGGGCTCGCCCATGGGCCAGACGTCCGGGACGCCCCAGGACCGGAGCCAGGCCATGATCTTGTCGAGGCCGGCGCTGGGGGTGTCGCGGAGGGTGGGGTAGACCCGGCCGTCGACCCGGCAGTACGGGAAGAACAGGCTCTCGATCTGGATGCAGACGTTGCCCTTGCGGTTGGTCTCCACCCCGCCGGGGGCGTTGACCACGGACTTGCTGCGGGAGGTCGCGGCGAAGTACTGCACGGTGCGGCCGGTGAACGGGTCCCACAGCAGGTGGGGAGCGGCGCCGGCGCCGTCGCTGGCGAAGTAGCGGGCGAGGGTGTCGAAGGGCAGCAGGTCGGCCGGTGCGGCCGCGGTGGCGTTGCGGTCCCAGGTGATGTGCCAGATCGTGCGGGAGCCGCCGTCTCCGGCCATGGGGGCGTCGTCGAGTTGGCGGCGCTCGGCGCCGGGCAGGTAGAGGTCGGCCATCAGATGCCCTTCCGGGTGCGCCAGGTGTCCATGGCGGCGAGGAGGTCGTGGTCGGCGTCCTGCGGGGCAGGGACGGGGACCGGGGTGGGCGGCGCCGGCGCGGCCCAGGTGAAGGCGGTGACGTCGCCCTCCTCGGAGAGGAGCGTCTGCAGGTCGGTGCCTGTCAGGTAGCCGCGGCCCTCAAGCCCCCAGCCGGTGCCCCAGGAGTTGGTGATCCAGAAGCCGTCGGTGGTGGCGTCCCAGCGGGGGATCTCGACCTCGTGTCCGCCGGCCAGGCCGGACGACTTCACGATGGGGATCCGGCCGTCGGCGTCGGTCGACTCCATGGAGGTGTACCAGTGGACGCCGATGATGATCGGGCCGGCCTGCAGGGCGGAGCGGGCGGCGGCCAGGCTGAACGCATGGCTGTACTTGGTGATCAGGCCGAGGGCCTGGAGGGCCTTGCCCGCGCCCACGCCGTTGGAGCCGGTGTCGGTCGGAGGGAAGGTGCCGGGGTAGCCGTCGAGGATCGTCTCCAGGCTGTACAGGCGCAGGGCGAAGGCCTCGTCGAGCTGGTAGGTCCCGGCGGTGAACAGGCCGTGAGAGTTGGCGGCCCCGGCCTCGGTGATGGTGACGGTGGTGGCGGCGGTGCGACCGGCGCTGTCGGTGCCCAGCGCGCCGACTGCCGCGTTCGCGGTGCAGCTGCCGACCTGGCCTTGGTCCAGCACGGGGATGCGTCGGGTCCAGTCCACGGACTGGAGCGCGGACTTGGGCAGGACGCCGACGGTGAACGCGAGGGAGCGGGGGTCGTGGCGGGCGTGCCGGCCGTAGGTGCGGATCGAACGGGGGCGTGCCGCCTCCACGCTCGTGTCGGCGGTTGTCCGCCCGGTGGCGGGATCGTGCTCGGGCTGGGCCATGTGGGCTCCTGTGGAGGGAGGTGGTCAGCGCGGGCCCGATGCAGGTCAGAGCGCCTTTCCGTGACCCTCCATCCCGGACCGGCACTGCCTTCCCGCACCGGGCCCGCATCGCCACAGTCACCACCGGCCCCACTGACACCGCGACGCCCGCCACCGCCCTGACCTGCGTTTACAGGACAAACCGGACCGGAACCTAGGGTCTGGCCCGCGACCGGGTACTCCGAGGGCCCGCCGCACGGTGGGGCCTCGCTTCGCAGGCGCGGGCCCCACCGCCGCCTGCGAACCGCCTGCGTGAACAGGAGTGCCGGGCATGCCGCCCTTCGAGCCGCCCCTCCTTGACGCCTTCGGCATGAAGGCCGACTCCTCCGGCTGCGGCGTCATCCGCATCGAGCTGCCGATGGACGCCCTGAAGGGCGAGGGCTACGCGACCGCCTACGCCGAGGGCGCCCACAACAAGCTCCGCACCCGGGTCCTGATCGGCCAGCGGGTCTGCAACGACACCGCTTCGCCGGGCTGGCAGGACATGGCCCGGGCCGCGAACCGGCCCAAGCTCGTCTTCGAGCTCGATGACGACCTGTGGAACATCGACAGCAGCAACGTGATCGCTCACCGCTACTTCGGCGACCCGGCCGTCCGCAGCCGCCTGGAGGCGAACATCCGGGTCGCGGACGAGGTGACCGTCACCATGGAGCCCCTGGCCGACCTGGTGCGTCCGCTCAACCCGAACGTCCGCGTCATCCCGAACTACCTGCCCTCGTGGCTTCTGGAGCACGATCGGCCGCGGTCGGCGGAGGGCACGGTGACGGTCGGCTGGGCGGGCTCGACGACGCACCTGATGGACGTGCAGGAGCTCGGCGGCCACCTGCGGCAGGTCATGGCCCGCAACCGTCACGTCGAGCTGCACCTGATCGGCTCGGACTACCGCAAGGCGATGGGTGCCGGCACGCAGGACCGGGTCCGGTTCAGCGGCTGGTCCGCGTCACCCGCGGACTACTGGCGGGCCGTCGACTTCGACGTCATGCTCGCGCCACTGCGCGCCCACCAGTTCAACGCCAGCAAGAGCCCGCTGCGCCCGCTGGAGGCGGCGTTCCTCGGCATCCCCGTGATCGCCTCCGACTACGGCCCCTACGGCGCGTTCGTCCGCCACGGGCAGACCGGCTTCCTTGTGCGTCGCGACCACGAGTGGGGCCGGTACCTGCGCGACCTCGTCAACGACCCGGCGATGCGGGCCGAGATGGGCGCCGCAGCCCGCCGCCAGGCCGCGGACTGGACGATCGAGGGCAACCTCGACGCGTGGCGGAAGGTGCTCGCGCCGTGACCGCGGGGACAGCCATCGGCATCCTTCTCGCCCACCTGGCCGGCGACTACCTCCTGCAGTCGCACTGGATGGCGACGGAGAAGACCAGCCGCTGGTGGCCGGCCGCGGCACATGCCGCCACGTACGGCCTTCCGTACCTGGCGGTCACCCGCTCGCCCGCGGCTCTTGCGGTCATCGTCATCACCCACGCCGTGATCGACCGGTACCGCCTGGCCCGGCACGTGTGCTGGGCAAAGAACCTCGTCGGGCCGGCGCGGCACCGGCGGCCGTGGGCCGACTGCTCGGCCACCGGCTACCCGCCCGAGGCTCCGGCCTGGCTCGCCGTCTGGCTGCTCATCGTCGCGGACAACTCCATCCACCTGCTCATCAACACGGCCGCCGTGGCCTGGCTGTGAGGACCCATGTCTGACCTCTGCATCGTCGTTCCGACCCGCGGCCGCCCGGGCAACCTTCGCGAGCTCTGGGCGGCATTCCGCGAGACCTGCACCAGCCGTACCATGCTGCTGGCCTACGCCGACGAGGACGACCCGGAGCTGCCCGGCTACCGCGCCCTGGCCGAGGAGGTCCAGGCGGCCGGGCCAGCGCCCGGCCCGGAGTTCTTCCTCGTGATCGGCGCGCGGCTTCGGCTGGGCCCGACCCTCAACCTGGCCGTGAAACACTGGGCTTGGTCGTGGCCGCGCATGGGCTTCATGGGCGACGACCACCGGCCGCGGACCGGCGGCTGGGACACGCGGTACGTCGAGGCCCTGGACGAGCTCGGGACCGGCCTGGTCTACGGCAACGACCTGATCCAGGGCCCGAACCTGCCGACCCAGGCAGCGATGACCTCGGACATCCTCCTGGCCACCGGGCACATGGTCCCGCCCGGCCTGATCCACCTCTACGCCGACAACGCGTGGCTGGCCCTCGGTCAAGCCCTCGGCGCCATCACCTACCTGCCCGACGTCATCGTCGAGCACTGCCACCCGATCGCCGGCCGGGCCGCGTGGGACGCCGGCTACGCCGAGGCCAACGACGACGCCCGGTCCGACGCCGACCGGGCGGTCTTCGAGCAGTGGCGGGCGAACGACCTCACCGACTGGGTCCGAAAGATCAGGGAGTACCCCCGTGGCTGACGACAAGCAGGCCGCCGCCGAACAGGCCATCCGAGACTTCGACTTCTGGGACTACGGGCTCAACGAGGTTGACCCGGGGGGCGAGTACGCCGAGTGGGTCACCCCGCTCGCCGCTGCGGTGGTCAAGGCGATCGAGGGCGCGGCATGACGGAGCACCGGCTCTTCGACGGCGACGTCCCGCACGTCTCCACCGCCGAGTTCCACGCTGGCCGCGAGCGGGCCCCGCACCTGGAGCAAGCCGTTCACCGACCCCGTCTGGAGATGGCCGCCTCGCTGGTGCGCCAGGCACTGGACCTCATCCCATCGAACTGGCCGCACAGCAGGGACCCAGAGGCGAGCCCCTGGCCCGGGGTCTCCGACCTCGGCTGCGGCGACGGCGGGCTTCTCTCACTCCTGCCCGGCTCGCCTACCGCCACGTGCTGGGGCTACGACTTCCAGCCTTCGAACAAGGCCGGATGGGCCGAGCGCCAGGTGCTCGCCAAGCAGCGAGACGTCTTCGGAGCCGACCGAGACAAGGTCCACCTCGGCACCATTTCCGTCTGCACCGAGGTGCTCGAACACCTCGCTGACCCCCACGAGGTCGTGCGGTGGATTGGGAGCCGATCCCGGTTCCTTGTCGCGTCATCCCCATGGAACGAGACCCCCGAGTCCCACGACGAGTGCCACGCCTGGGCGTGGGACCACGACGGCTACCGCGCCCTCATCGAACAGGGCGGATACCGCGTGCTGGCCCACGAGACCGTCGGCCAGTTCCAGCTCATCCTCGGGGAGCACCCGTGAACCTGCGTCTGCACGTGATCGACCACGAGACGCAGGACGGCCACGAGGCCGGCACCCTGCTGAACCGCTCCTTCTACCTCAACGACGTACCGAGGCTGATCCTCCTGTGCCGGCTGCTCGGGCACCGGGGCGTGGTCGACGGCTACGGCTCCGGGACGGACGGGCGCCAGGCGCGCTGGGTGGCCTGCCACCGGTGCGGTGTCCGGCCGCAGCCCCAGGGCGATCTGGACCCGACGCAGTGGCAGCTCGGCCAGCGCTACCGCGGGCCGTTCGTTCCAGCTGTCCCGCCGACGCCGCCGAAGACCCTGGCCTCCGCCGTCAGGTACATCGCGCCCAAGGTGGCGGGCCCGTGGCCGGTCCACCCGACGACCGAGATCAGCGGCCAGCTCGTCATCGGGCGTGGCACGTTCCGCAGCCTCGGGGTGGAGCTCAAGGTCGGCAATGACAGCAGCGAGAACGCCCTCGCGTGCAGCCTTCGGCTTGGCCGGCTCGGGGCCCTGTACCTGAGCTTCGGCAGTCTCGGCCGCCGGGTGCAGCGGCGCCTCAACTCCGGGACGTACGAGTCTCGGGTGATCGAGGTCAGCGTCCACGACGGCCGTCTGGGGTGGAAGGTGTGGGCGCCCCGGGACTCGTGGACCAGGGGCACCCCGCGGTGGATGGACGGCAGTACGGCTCTCGACCCGCGGGACCGGTGGCTAGGCCCGGTGCGGTACTCGTACGAGGACGTCGGCCCGAAGCGTCCCGGCCGGGTGGTCATGCCCGAAGGCGACGCGCACGAGGTCACCTTGCAGCTTCAGCAGCAGCGCAAGGGCCGTCGGCGCGGCCGGCCGGTCGAGTCCTGGACCGTCGACTGGAGCGGCAAGATCCCGTTCCGGGACGGGTCATGGAAGGGCGACGACGTCCTCGGCTCCGGCGTCGAGGTGTCCGCGGCCGCTGTCGACAGCGGCCGGTGGCCGCAGGAGGCATGCGCTCGGATCGCCGCCGACGTGGCCCGGGACCGGGCCCGCTACCGCTGGCACGGCGAGTCGACCTTCCCCCAGCCCGACCCCGACGCGGACTTCGACGTGGAGGTCTCCTGATGCGCGTACTCCTCACCGGCTCCGGCGGGTTCATCGGCCGGCACCTGCACCGAGAGCTTGACCGGCGCGGGCACACCGTGACGACGTGCGACCTACGGGCCGCGCACCTCGGCGACGCCCTCGACCTGTTCCGCACGCACCGCGTCCGATACGACCTCGCGATCCACTGCGCCGCCGTCGTCGGCGGCCGCGCGAGCATCGACGGCTCACCGCTCGGCGTCGGCACGAACCTCGCGCTCGACGCGTGGTTCATGCGCTGGCTCGCCGCGACGAAGACCCGCCGGGCGGTCTACTACTCCAGCTCCGCCGCGTACCCGGTCGCGCTGCAGGGCGAGAACAGCGGCCACAGCCTGGCCGAGAGCGACATCGACCTCGCACTGCCGGGCCGGCCGGACCAGACGTACGGGCTGGCCAAGCTCACCGGCGAGCAGTTGGTCCCCTACGTCGAGGCCGAAGGCGGCCGCGTCCACGTGCTGCGCCCCATGTCCGGGTACGGCGCGGACCAGTCCCCCGTCTACCCGTTCCCGGCGTTCATCGGGCGGGCGCTGCGCAGGGACGACCCGTTCGAGATCTGGGGGTCCGGCCGGCAGGTGCGGGACTGGATCCACATCGACGATGTGGTCGGGGCGACGCTGGCCGCGGTCGAGCAGGACGTGCGCGGGCCGGTCAACCTGGGCACCGGCCGGCCGACGAGCTTCAACGAGCTGGCGGAGCTGGTGTGCCGGGAGGCCGGGTACCGGCCGGAGTTCAGGCACCGCCTGGACGCCCCCGACGGCGTCCAGTACCGGGTCGCCGACCCGAGCCGGCTGCTCGGCTTCTACACGCCGCAGGTGAGCCTGGAGGAAGGCGTGCGACGGGCGCTGGAGGCCGGCCGTGGCTGACCCGGGAATCACCGTCGTCATCCCGACGCACACCGCGCGGGTCCGCAACGGCATGGCCAAGCGGGCCGTGGGCTCCGTACTCGGCCAGACGCTGCCTGCGGCCTCGCTCGTCGTCGAGCACGACCTCGCCAGGGCCGGTGCCGCGGCGACAAGGGACCGCGGGCTGAGGAAGGTCACCACCGAGTGGACCGCATTCCTCGACAGCGACGACCAGCTGCGGCCCGAGCACCTGGCCGAGCTCGCGGCCTGCGCCAACGAGAATGGCGCCGACTACTGCTACAGCTGGTACCTGCCCGTGGGGTTCGGGTCAGACCCGCTGCCGCACTTCGGGAAGGCCTTCGACCCGGCGCACCCGACGCAGACCACCATTACCGTGCTGGTGCGCACGGAGCTGGCGCAGGCGGTGGGTTTCCGGGAGCCGCTGCCCGGGGCGCTGATCGGCGGCGAGCGGTACGGCGAGGACTTCCAGTTCACCGTGGAGTGCGTCGCAGCCGGTGGCCGCATCGTGCACCTGCCGAAGCGCACGTGGCTGTGGAACTGCCACGGCGCCAACACGTCCGGCCAGCCCGGCCGCGGCGACGCAGCCTGATCGAGGAGACGAGCATGGCAACCGTGAGCAACGAGCGGGCGCTGGCGGAGTACCAGCGCCGCATCGGGACCCTCTACAACGAGATCGTCATGCGGGACGTGGCGATCTCGGAGCTTGAGGAGCGATGCCAGGCAGCCGAGAGCGAGGCCGCCCAGCTTCGCTCCGGCCAGGCGGACAACTGCCCGCGGGACCTGGCGGAGGGGCCACAGGGCGGGTAGCTCCTACGCGATGCGGTGAAGTCGCATGTAGCTGTTCGCGTACATGATCGTCGCGGTGGCGTTGCTCGCCTGCTGGGCCCAGGTGTATTTGAAGGTGCCGGCCGTCCCCGAGGTGACGAGCAGGCCGGACAACCGGCCCGTCATCTTCTTGGCGTTGTTCGTCACGCCGCCGAGGATGAAGGCGAACGAGCCGATGGACTGTGCGTCGGTGATGACCGGGCTGCTGGTGCCCGTCTGCGTGCCATCCTGTCCAGCGATGTTCCAGTCGAATGTGGCGCCAGCCGGGCCGAGGAACCCGAGCTTCAGATCCACGGCTGGGTCCGCGCCGTAGATCAGGAGACCGTCTACGGCGTAGACGGCATTCGCAACGACGCTGAAGGTCAGGTGCGTGTCGTCGGTCTGCGCGGTGGAGTTCGCGATGGACTGGTTGGCTGTCTTGCGGGCGGTGAGCCACTGACCGAGGCCGGCGACGCTGAGGTCTCCGCCGATGGTGGTGGAGCCGGTGACGGCAAGGGTGGATCCGACGACGAACGAGTCGTCGGTCTTCAACTGGTCGACGCCACCGCGGTAGAGGCCGGTGTCACGGGCACCGCTGCCGGAGCCCCAGTCGATGCGGCCGTCGGCGCGGATGGCGACGCGGGCGAAGGTGTCGCCTGTGACCCTCGCGCCGTAGGAGAGAGCGGTTGCGGCGGCGTGCTCGGTGGCGATCGCCAGGTTGGTGTTGCCGCCGACGAACGTGTTGACGACTCGGATGGTGCTGGCGTCAGCGGCGCGGCTGCACCAGATCTGGCCGCCGTACGTGGCGGAGTTGTTCGGGTACTCGACCCAGCCGCCGGACGCCGGCGCGGTGCCGTTGTGGACGTATGAGCGGTAGGCGTTGTCGGACTCCAGGATGTGCTGGCCGCCGTACGGCGTGGAGGGCCTGGTGCTGGAGGTGACGATGCGGGAGCCCATCGCCTGGTCGATGAGGTCGTAGTTGTTGAGCAGGTCCGTGACGACGTTGACCAGCTCGGAGCCGTCGGCGGCGCTCTTGTAGAGGCCGAGTCGGGTGGTGGTGGTGGACATCAGCTGGCCTCGTTCGACTCTCGGTGGCGGCGGGCTGCGGAACCATCAAGGGGCGGCTGGCGGTGCCGCCGTGCACCGCCGTTGACGATGGCGTGGATCTCCCGGATCCGGTCCGGGTGAGTGGTGTGGCGGCGGATGATGTCCAGCGGGTCAGCTGTCCTGGCATTCTGCGGGTGCTGGTGGATGACCACCCGGGACTTCGCATCGGTGACGCGAGCCAGATGGACGGCTCGGGCCTGGCTTCGTGTCTCGGTTGTCGGGTTGGCGGCTGTCGTGATGAAGGGCTCGTGGAGCACGACGTCGAGGATGGTGTCGACGTCCTCGGGGTCGAGGCCGAGTTCGGCTGCGCGCCAGACGATGGTGTCGGCGGGGAAGGCGTAGCCGTGGAGGAGCCCGTCGTCGCGGCGCAGGTGTACCCGGAAGTACGACGCGCCGCCGCTCTGGATTTCGTGGACTTCCTCGATCGTGAATGACTGGGGGGACATCGGGGCTACTCCTTAGACGCGGAAGACCCAGAAGGCGGCGGAGCTTCCAGCGGACGTTGCGCTGCTGAAGCTGAGGGTGAAGCCGGTGCTGTTGGTCCCGGTGACCTGGCAGGTCTTGAGGGTGCCGGTGTCGGTGAGCGTGGCGACGGGCGCCATGGTGGAGGCCATGGTCGGGCCGTAGCCGAAGCTGAAGTTGGCGAATCCGCTGACGTCCTGGAAGCCCGTGAAGATGGCGTCTCGTGAGTCTGCGGTGACGTAGTTGTTCCACTTGCCGCGCATGGTCAGGCGCTCGTTGGAGGCGACCGAGATGAACGGGTTGATCACGCCGTCGGTGCAACCGATCGAGGAGACAGAGTTGTTCAGGTTGACGTAGCCGCCGAGAGTCGTCTGGTCGGAGGCCTTGATCTGTGCCAGCTGGATGTTGTTGTCGGTCATGTATAGCCGCTGGAACATGCTGTTCCCGCCGGCTGTGAAGGAGCCTGAGTTCAGGCCGAGGGCGAGGTCGGTGCCGCTGAAGCTGAGGCCGTTGAGGTAGCCGTAGTTGGTGCCGCTGCTCGCGTAGAAGCGGATCTCGGGCAGCAGGGTGGCGGTCGGGTTGATCTCGATGCGGCGGCCGGCAGTGCCGGACCTCAGCTGTCCGATGATGCTGACCGATCCGTCGGCCGCGGCGATGTCCACGGTCTGGGTGCCGGAGGCGTCGTAGGTCTGCAGGCCCGCTGAGTTGAGCTCGACACGGGCGCCGGTGTCGGCCGTTTTGATGCGGGCGCCGACGACCCAGTCCGCGTTGATGGTGCCGGCGGTGACCTTGGAGACGGTCAGGTCGGAGATGTGGGCGTCGTCGATGAGCTGAGCGGTGGCGGAGGCGGCGTCGCTGGGCGCGGACTTGTTGCCAGCGATGTCCACCGCGACCACGCGGACGTAGCGGGCTGTGGTCTCCTCGACCTGCACGGTGGCGACGACGGGGATCTTCGCCTGGATCATGCCGGCAGTCGCGGACACCTTGCCCTTCAGCGTGCTGGTCGACGGCGTGAAGTAGGGCTCGTACTCGACGTGGATCTCCAGGTGGTGGAGGTCCGATTCGAGGTTGAAGGTGCCGCCGGTGGCCTTGCCCAGGGTGTGGGTGATCTGCAGGGCAATCCGACTGCCGGCGACGGCCGGCGGCGCGGGGGTGCTCGGCGGGATGTTGTCGGCGGTAGCCACGAACGTGGTGGTCGCGGACCAGGGCCCGGCGTTGCCGGCCTTGTCGACGGCCCGGATCTGGACGTCGTAGCCGATGCCCGGGGAGAGGTCCTGGAGCTGGACGGTGGTGCTGCCCCAGCCTACGTAGACGGTGAGCCACTGCCCGGTGGGGGCGGCGAAGGGCTGCCGCCACTGCTGGAGGTCCATCCACCGGACCTGGGAGAGCTGCGCCCAGGTCGCCGGGTAGATGAGGTCGGTGTCAACGGCGTAGCGGATCTCGTAGTGGTCGCCGTCGAGGATGCTGGAGCCGTCGGAGTTGTTGGGGGCGGTCCAGTTGACGATGACGCGGCTGCGGGTGAAGCCCTTGCCGTCGAGGTACGCGCTGCCGGTGAAGGGGGTGACGAGGGTGGGAGTGCCCGGGATGGTTGAGTCGGAGGTGGGGCGGGAGCCGATCGGCTCGGCCCCGGAGTTGGCGAACTGCCGGTCGAAGGCTCCGACGGTGACGCTGGTGGTGCCGGTGTCCTCGAACTTGACGTAGTCGGTGACGTCCGTCCAGGTGCCGTTTCCGGCCCGGTAGGCGATGGTGTAGCCGGTGGTGATGGGCCAGGTGGTCTCGGTGACCTGGAGGGACATCGGGTTGATGCGCTGTCCGCGGAAGGTGACCTCGCGGACCGGGTCGTAGATGCCCTTGTCGGGGTCGTAGGCGTACACGTAGTCGCCCGGGCTGAAGGAGCCGTCGATGTCGTAGTCGGCGGTGGTCATGGTGAGCGCGGTGTGCGGGGTGATGTAGTCGGCGAGGGCGACGGCGGCGCGGATGTTCGCGTTGATCTGGGAGGTCCCGGACTCGGAGACCATGCGGGTCACGGCGAGCTGGTTGCCGTGGATGTCTTTGTAGGGGTTCTGGCCGGGGCCGAGGTTCGCCGAACCGGTGGCGGCCGAGATGCCGTTGCCCTCGGCGATGAGGACGACCCGGGTGCTGAAGTCCTCGACGTCGCGCGTCAGGTTGATCTGGCCGGGCAGGGCGATCAAGCTCATGTCCTGGCCGGCGCCGCGCTTGACAATGGCGCAGACGGGGTTGACGACGAAGAGGTTGCCGACGGGCCCGGCGTCGAGGGTGCCGTTGCCGTTGACTCTCCACGACGTTGGCGTGGTGGTGGAGAAGGTGTCGCAGACGTAGCCGATCGCCTTGCGGGGGGTCTGCCACTGGTGCTTGCCGGTGTAGGTGCCAGCGACCGGGTAGAGCGTGCCGACGGTGACAGCGCCGGACGCGGGCAGCAGGCCGGTGATCGCGGTGGCGAAGGACGCGGTGGCGAAGGTGGTGGCGTTCTCGATCACCGCGCCCTTGTCGTCCTCGTCGCCAAGCCAGAACGCCATGCCTGCGCCGCCGACGGTGACCTTGTCGCCCGGGGCCTTGGTGCGGCCGTCGTCGGCCCGCGCGGTGCTGCGGACGACGCCGACGTAGCGTGCGGCGGTGAGGAGGTTGTCGCCCGCGGTGCGGACGTCGACCCGGCCGGGGACGATCGCGACGTGGCCGAACTCGACGAGGGCGTCGAGGATGTCCTTCGGGCAGGTCGGGAGGAGTTCCACCTGCCAGGAGCCGAGCGCGGTGAGGACCTCGGTGACGGACATCAGCGGCCCACCACATAGGTCAACTCGGGTAGAGCGCCGATGTACTGGTTGCGTAGGTCGACAGCGGTGTCGCCGGAGACCGCGGAGCCGCCGCCGGCGACGACACCGAGCCAGAAGTCGAGGGTGGCGGTGGTCGCCTTGGATACGCCGCCGTTGGCGTGGGCGGTGAAGGACTGGGCGGACCCGGCCGCGAACCGGTTGCCGTCCGAGTCGTTGCCGGTGGCGACGACATACCCGGACGCGGCCGCCGAGGTGTTGGTCTCGCTGGTGCGCAGGTATACGGCGAGGGCGGAGGCGGCGCCGGACTGCAGGTAGCCCTCGACGACGCGGGAGCCGCGACGCAGGGTGAGGTCGAGGGTGGCGCGGCCGGGGTTGCGTGGTGCGGTGAGGCGCAGGACGCACTGCTCGGGGTCGTTGCGGAGGATGGTGGCGGAGTCCCAGGCGGCGACGCCCGAGCCTGCGACGGTGACGTTCCAGAGCTTGGAGTGCCAGGCGCCGCCGGTGTAGGCCTGGACGTCGATGACGCCGCCGGTGGCGGTCGGGGCGATGTTGACGAGGCCGTTGCCGAGGGTCCAGCCGGTCGCGGGCAGGGGCTGGTCGACGCCGTCGACCTCGAAGCCGGTGCCGGTGGCGGCGAGGGTGTCGTTGATGCGGACGCGGCCGGCGAGGTAGCTCGCCGGGTCGCAGCCCCAGCGGGGCGATGTGCCGGTGGGGACGTTGCGGTAGACGGTCATGGTGCCGTCGGCGGTGGCCCGGGTCATCAGGCTCGGGTTGGTGGCGCCGGTGTAGTACGTCGTGTGGCCGATCGGCGGGGCGTGCCAGGTCTCGCCGGGCAGGGAGAAGAAGTTGGACCGGACGATCCCGGTGAGCCTGCTCTGGAGGTCGATCTCGCCGACGGCGCCGAGGCGGAGCAGGGAGACCTTCCAGGTGGACGTGACGAGGTCGCCGACGTACTCGCGCAGTGCGGCGGAACTGCCCCTCACGGCGTAGTAGCCGTTCCGCTCCGGCTTGTCGGTCCAGGTCACGGCGATCGGGGTGCCCTGCTCGATGGCGCGGATGTTGTCGTGTCGGGCGACGAGGACCGATCGGGTCAGGGGCGGTGTGGATTCCTGGCCGTCGAGGTCGAGGGTGTAGCCGTCGCTGCCGCTGCCTTCGGTGACGGTGAAGGTCTCGCGGAGGGCGGTCCGGCCGAGCTGGACGGTTCCCCAGGTGCCGGCCATCAGCGGGCCCTCCCTCGGTCATAGGCGCGCAGCGCCTCTTTGATCTCGCCGACCATGGCGTTGGCGGCGGCGGTCCGGTCTGCGGCTGAGGAGAGGTCCCAGGTGCCGGAGATGGTGAGGTTCTGGATGGTGACGGTGGATCCGGCCGCGACCGGGGTGGGGGCGGGCCCGAGGGCCTGGGCGCCGCCGGTCGTGGGTGCGCCGACGACGGCCCCGGGTGCGGTAAGGGACGGGGTGCCGAAGCCGATGGGCGTGGTGCCGATCTCGCCGGTGATGCCCTGCAGTTGGGCCCGGAGGTCGGGTACGCGGGAGGCGATGCCGCCCATGAGGCCTTCGATGAGGAGCTGGCCGGCGGGGCCGAGGATGACGGCGTCCTTCTCGGCGGGGCCCTTCCAGTCGGGCAGCATGTTGGTGATGTTGGACAGGGCGCGGCGGAGGTCGCTGAGCTTGGACCAGATGCCGTCGATGAGGCCGGAGATGAGGCGGGAGCCGGCGTTCCACAGGGTGCGGCCGAGGTCGCCGAGAGCGCCGACGATCTTGGCGGGGAGGGTCACGAACTGGTCGATCAGCAAGTTGATCATTCCCTTGACGACCTGCTTTGCCGAGTCGAACGCGCCGCTGAAGTCCCCGTGGAGGAGCTGGGTGACCATGCGCAGCGCGGGCACCACGATCTGCTCGACGGTCTTCGCGAGCTCGCCGGCGAAGATGCTGGCGAGCTGGCCGACGAGCTTGATGACCGGCGTCAGGATCGACAGCAGCGGCGGCAGGACCTGAGCGAGGAGGTTGCCGAGCTGCACGATGACCGGCGCCAGGGCGACCATGATCTGCATGAAGGCGCCACTGAGCTGCTGCAGGGCGGGCTGGAGCGCGGCCAGGAGCTGGCTAAGGACGGGCAGCAGGGCTGTGTTCCAGGTCAGCCAGAGGTCCATCAGCGGCTGCATGATCACCGGCAGCTGGGCGAGGATCGGCGACAGGACGCTGGCGATCACCTGACCGAGCTGGGCGACGACGGGCGCGGCCGCCTGGAAGGCGCCGGCCAGGGCCTGGAAGATCGGGCTGATCGCGGGGCCGAGCTGGGCGATCAGGGTGCCGACGACGGGCAGGAGCGGCGAGACCGCGTTGAGCAGTGAGCCGACCGCCTTCGCCGCGGCGAGGAGGACGGGGCCGAGCGCGGCGATGATCGGCTGCAGGGCCGCGCCGAGGTTGCTGATGAGCATCTGGACCGGCGGGGCCAAGGCGCTGATGACGGGGCCGAGTTCCTTCAGGGCCATACCGACCAGCGGGGCGACGGTCGTGGCGAGCTTCTGGAAGGTGGCGAAGAGCGCGGTGAGAGCGCCCTGGACCTCGGGGCTGGCGGTGACCTTGCGCAGCTCGGCGAAGACCGAGCCGAGCATGCCGAGGGCGTCGCCGCCGGCGGCGCCCGCGGCCTTGAGGACGTTGCCGACGGTGCCGAGGATGTCGCCCAGGAGCTTGCCGAACTGGCCGACGACGTTGAGCGCGGCGTTGATGGTGTTGGTGAGGCCGCCGCTGGCGAAGGAGTCGCCGAGCTTCTTCCCGAAGGACCCGACCACGTCCGCGATCAGCTGGGTGACGCGGCCGAAGGCGGGGCCGGCGGCGGCGGTGAGCTGGCCGAACATGGTGATGATCTGCGAGGGGACCTTCTCCAGCGGGGCGAGTCCGGCCGTGATGCCAGAGAACGCCTGGCGCAGGGTGCCGGTCTTGGAGAGGTTGCCGATCGCGTCGAGGGCGTTCACGGCGACGCGGTTGAGGACCTCGGCGGTGCCCACGAGTCCGGTGCGCAGGTCGGGGAGGACCTGGTGCGCGACACCGGTCAGCCGGTCGCCCAGGCCCTTGAACAGGGTCTGCTGGACGTCGAGCTTGAGGGCGTCCCAGGCGGGCTTGAGTGCGATGACGGCGTTGACGAACTCGCGGGCGGCCGGGGCGAGCTTGGCAATCGCGGACGCTGCTCCGCCTGCCGCGCCGCCGGTCGACTTCATGGCGTCGGCGACGGCCTGCTGCGCCTGCGCGACGCGGATCGCGCCGTCCTCGGCGGCCTCGGCCTGCGAGATGCGGGCCTCAGAGAGCGCCTGCTCCTTGTCGAGGACGCCTTGCTGTGCGTCGGCGACGCCCTGGACGGCCTGCTGGACCTTCTCGTTGCCGTCGACGCCGGCCTTGGCGGCGGCGTCGGCCTCGTCCTTGAGGCGCTGCTGCGCGATCTCCTGCTCTTTGAGGTGCTGGACGGCCTGGTCGTAGGCCAGCTGCGCCTGCTGCTTCTGCAGGTCCGTGGCAGTCGGGTCGGCGAGGGTCTTGTCGAGGTCGGCCTTGGCCTGGTCGACGTCGAGGATCGCCTGGCGGTGGTCGAGTTCGCCGTCGACGAGCTGCTGCTGGTAGTCCTCCAGCTGCTGCTGGGCCTCCTTGCGCGCCTTGATGAGGTCGAGCTGGGCCTGCTTCTCGGTGCGCTGGGCGTCGGTGAGGTCGCGCTCGGCCGCGGCGACGGCCTGGACGGCGTGCCGGTTGGAGTCGGCGGTGTCACGGATCGCGATCTTCAGTGCGGTCTGGGCGTCGGCGAGGGCGTGGGTGGCTGCGCCCGCGGCGGAGGCGCCACCGGTGGCTGGGGCGAACGCCTGCTTGAAGGCGCCGCCGATTCCGCCGAGGCCGAGCTTCAGCGCGCCGAAGACCGCGACGAGGGAGCCGAGGGCGGGCGCGGCGATCGCGGCCGCCGGGGCCATGGCGATGATCGCCTGCCCGAGGGAGACGAGCGTGGGGACTGCCGAGAGGCCGGCGGAGACGAGGGCGGTCATGCGGCCGCCGAGGAGGCTGATTCCGCCGGAGGCGCTGGAGGCGCTGCTGCCGACGCGGCCGATCGATCCGGCCACGCCGCCGAGGCCGGGCGCGTCGACGTCGATGCGTACGCGCCGGTTGCGCGCGAGGGCGTCGAGCCTGGCCCGGGTGCCGCCGTCGACGAGATTTGTGCGGATGTCGATGGTCTGGTCGCGGGTCAGGCGTTCCAGCTGCCGGAGGTAGGTGGCTTCCTGGATGCGGGGATTGACGGTGACGAACTGGTCGCGGGTGAGCCGGTCGAGCTGCCGCAGGAACAGGTCGATGTTCCCCATCACCGGGGTGATGGTGATCTTCTGGTCGCGGGTCAGCCGGTCGAGCTGCCGGAGGTAGATGTCGGTCTGGATCTCCGGGGTGACCTTGACCTTCAGCTTGTTGCCGAGCGCGCTGATCTGGGCCCGGGCCGAGGAGTCGTCGACCTCGGCCTTGAGCTTGATCGTGCGCGGCTTGGTGAGGTTCTCCAGGCGCTGGCGGGCGGCGGCGTCGTCGTCGAGGGTGACCTTCAGCCCGACCGTGGCGGCCCGGCCCAGGTCCCGCAGCCGCTGTTTGGCGACGGTGTCGTCGAGGGCGGCGTTCAGGGTGACGGATTGCGTGCGTACGAGCGCCCGCAGCTGGGTGCGGGCCGCGGCGTCGTCGAGCTTGACCAGGGCGGAGATGTCGAGCTTCTCGCCCTTCAGCTTGGCGAGGGACGCGTCGTACTTCGCCCGGTCCATGGAGACCTCGACGAAGCCCTCGGCCACACGGAACGACATCTGTCCTCACCTCCTACTCGGTTGCGCGGGTCATGCTCACGACGCCCGGGAACGACAGCCGCAGCTGCGCGAGTTCGACGTGCTCGGTGTCCGCCGGGCCCGCGGGCGCCTGGCCGGGCCGGGCGGCGGCCGCCGGCCGTTCCTCGGCCTCGGTCTGGGCGATGCGGGCGGCGATGACCCCGTCGAACGCCGCGAGCCGCTGGGCGAACTGGACGTACCGACGCCCGTCGATCTCCCGCTCCTCCAGGTCGATCCCGTAGATCGCGAGGAAATCTGCATCGAGGTCGTCGCGGTGGTCGAGGATCCAGCCGACCTGGGCGCACCGCTCCCGCACCGGCGCGGTCCAGCTCAGCTCCGGTCTTTTCCCTGTTCGGCCGGACCGGCGACGTGCGCGACCGCCGCACGCATCACCTGCTCGAACTGCTCGTCATCGATGTCGCCGCTCTGCTCCAGCGCTTCGTAGGCCTCCGGGCCGAGGAGCCGCTCCAGCAGGCGCTGCGCCGCGAAGTCGTCGCCCTGGGTGCGCTGGAGGCGCAGGAACTCCAGGACGACGGTCTGCGGGACCTTGGCGGGCACGCGGTACTCGGTGTCGTCGATGTAGAACAGCGGCACGGTGTCCGCGGATCGGCTGGTCGTGATCCGGACCGGTTCGAACGACAGGTCGGTGTCGACGGGCCGGGGCCGGGTGGCGGTGCTGGTGCGCTTGCGCGGGGGCATGGCGGTCTCCTGGTGCGGGGTGGAGGGTCGGGGAGGGGCCCCGCGCCCGCGCGGCCGGGCCCCGGGG